GTGGTCAACAAATCTTGTGTATCAAGGTGGTGTTGCACTCAACTGCTTGGCCAATAGACGACTAGGAAATTACTTTGACGACATCTGGATCATGCCCAACCCTGGAGACGCCGGTAGCAGCCTCGGAGCCGCTGCTCTTGCTTATGGTCAAAGATTGCATTGGCACAATGCTTACCTAGGTCACAATATTCCTGGCGCTTATCCTGTTGACGATATTGTCCGCGGTTTACTTCACGATGGTATTGCGGGAGTGGCTAGTGGCCGTGCTGAATTTGGGCCCAGGGCACTGGGTAACCGGAGCCTACTTGCTGACCCCCGCGTTGCAAAAATTAAGGATCAAGTAAATGCAATCAAACGCAGACAAAAATTCCGACCTTTTGCCCCTGTTGTTTTGGCTGAACTGGCTGGCAATTATTTTGATATGCCTAGTGGCTGGCATACTCATGACTACATGCAGTCAGTAGCTCGTTGCCGGTCTCCTGATGTTTATCCTGCTGTGTGTCATGTTGATGGCACCAGCCGAGTACAAACTGTTGCGGCGGATGGGTCAGGAATAAGACAGTTGTTGGAAGCATGGCACGCCAAAACAGGTTGTGCCATGTTGTTGAATACCAGTTTGAACATACGTGGCGAGCCCATGGTCAATGATCGAGCAGATGCTGATCGATTTGAAATGCTGTATGGGGTAACGGTGTATTCATGATCGAATCTACAAAAACTCGATATTGCAATGAATTTTGGTACCACAGCAATGATCTAATGATTGGTGCCAGTCTTGCACGGTACGGAGAGTACAGTCAATGCGAAATTGATTTTCTACTGAGTTTCTTAACCAATGATGCCGTGGTATATGATGTGGGGGCCAACATAGGATACCATACCACAGCATTTGCCACACGGGTCAAACGTGTGTATGCATTTGAACCTCACCCAGGAAATTATGCATTGTTGGAAAAAAACACTGAGGAATTTGACAATGTGTTTTTAGGGCAGTATGCAGTGAGTGACCGCAGGACAACTTGTTACATTTCAGATTATGATCCTGATCAGATCAGCAATTTTGGTGCTGTCAGTGTTGTTGATGACACCACAGGAATTGCGGTCCGTGCCATTGATTTAGATACTGCTGGGTTGGACCTACCGGACTTCATCAAGATTGATGCAGAAGGACACGAATTACAAGTGCTACAAGGTTGCAAACAAATCGTACAACAACATTGCCCTGTGATCTACTATGAAGCACATGAATCACGGCACCTTAGAGACATATACTTGTTGTTGAGTGAAGATAGATATAGGTTTTATTGGGCGCAAGTGAACAATTATAATCCTGCAAATTTTGCCAACAACGCAGACAATGTATTTGGAAGTAGTGGATTGATGAGTATTCTAGCCTGGCCTAGAACGCTGGGAGAATTGCCGATGACTCCTGTGACAGGCATGGATGACACTGCTGGTAGATTCTACGCCAACGGACATCCTTAAAGATAAGTTTCTAGTCCGCCACGTCTGCGGATGTCTTGTGTGCAACAACTGATACCGCCATCCCAGAAGTAACTGTGACGCAGTTCACTGATGATAGGGTCTATTCGATGCCGGCGGCAGTAGTCAAATACTTCTTTGTTGTATGCACTGAATATAACATGCGACTCATCCAGTACCAAACAGTTGACATCAAACACAGTTTCAGCAACAAAGCCAGTCCACTTGGTCAGATAAGTGTTCACAAAGTCTGAGAACTCTGCGGTAGGAGTTTGCCCTTGCACGTACCAGGCACCCGGTGATTGTTCATACTTGAACTTGCCAACTTCCATGGCTGCCCAGATTGAACTATCCCAGATCTTGCAAACATCCCAACCTGGGAAGTCCGCAGCCAAATTCAAGTTTACATCATGCTTGCTTGACAACAACACACCTGGCTTGAGAATAGCAAACACAGCATCACCGTGCCCATCTGTAATGGCCTCGTGTACTCTATATTCAGCACCCAGCACATTGTCCACAATCCAACGAGTTTGATCTGGACGCAAGAAGTCTGAGTTATCAAAAAACACATCACGACCCACACGCACAATGCAACTTGCACTGGCGCCATTTAAAATACAATCTGAATCCCATGAACTTTTATGCGGATTAACCACTGCATCGCCATATTGTTTGCAAATATTATCTAGCTCTGGCATGGCCAACACACGTAACAATTTGTCGCCTAATGTAATCTGCCAATCTCTTGGGGTAAGTGGTGGCAAGGGTGCACCACCACCTTCAGTTTGATGCCAAATAAAACTGTCTTTGTCGGGCAAGTCTGGACGTTTGACCACAGCACCAAAACGTTCAATGGTCTTGACAAGATTGTCAAGATCTTCGTCAGTCTCTGCCAAGATTTGTTGCAGTTGATTGCGTACTTGTGCATTGTCTATAAAATCAAAGTAATCAGGTGTGTACGCACACCCCACAATGACTTCTTCAAGTGGTTGCCAGCTGGTATAGGAGTTAACGATGTTGTTCATTTATTTGCTCGATTAAAGTATTTAAACGTCCGGCCTTTGAGGACTGAAATAATTGTTGGTTGTATTCAATGTCAGCTCTGCACTGTTCAAACAACTGTGGCAGATGTTGCTTGGCATCGTGTATGGCTTTTGTGAGAGTGATCCAACGCTGAGTGTGATTGTGTTCACAGTCGTAATCATTGTCTAAAATGCCATCAAAAACTCGATAGCCAAGATCGCGTAATGCTTGCAAACTGCCTGCACCACCGGCTACAAAAAACATCTGTCCATGCTTGATGGGTTTAAAAGTTTTTTCAGTGATAAAACATCCATTGGACTGATCCACATCAAATTGGCTTTCCAACACAATATTGCAATAACTATTGACATGGTATTTGGGAATCAGCACACTGTGATCGTTGCGTTGGTCAAAGTCCAATTCGTCGCTGATGTATGGTGCGCCGTCAAGAAATTTCTTGCGCTCATATCTCAATCGGGATATCATGTCAACTTCAATGGGGCAATCGTCATCTGCGCCTGTGGCAGGTTCACAATAACTCCAGTATGAATTGTCTAACAATCCGCTTTGCCATAGATCAGCTATTGCAGTGGCCCGCCACCATTTGTGGATTCTACTCAAACAAGTAAAATCATGCTCTCTTGGTTGATTGTGTGCAGGCAATGGCGCCTGGTCAAGATTGCGTTGATAATACCATAATTCAAAGTCATGAAAAGTTACAAATCCAGGTTGTTTGGCAGCGGCTGAATTTGCACTGACAAACACATAGCAATCCATGGGCATGCTGTGTTGCTGGGCCAATGTGTCCAATCGATTTTTGATACGTGCAGGGTGGTCACCTTCGTGATAGTAAAACAACAATCGCAAATCACCCTGACGCACACGTTGTCGCACATGGTCATTCAACAACTCAAAATAATCAATGTCAAAATCAAAAAAGCCAATGCCAATGGGGTAAAAGGTATTGGGAGGTAGCACATCATGTATGGAAAAAATGTTGATGGGCACTGAATGTTGTTCGCAGTATTCTTGCAGTCTCAATGGAGTGGTGTAAGGCCAGTGCTGTCCAAACTCACGCCAGGCCTGTGTGTAAGGTCTGGCCTGATGACGTGCCAGTGCAGGATATATTCTACCTTTGACCGTGGCATCTGCCACAAAATTAAGACTTAAATTCATTCAACATATCCTGTAATTCCTGCCATAGTATGGCTTCAAAGCCGCCATGATAAAAATGATTCCAATTGTGCTCAATAATTTCATGTGCAGAGTCAAATAGGTCTTGGCGATGTTCTTCCAACCCATCTAACATTTTTAGCACTTGTGCAATCTTTTCTATGCGCTTGGCATCATCTGGTTCATCATCATAGCTTTCGTCCCACAAGTGATCAAATGTTCGAAATCCATAACTGCGCAAATACCTCAAACTGCCTTGGGTGCCTACTATGATAAACGGCATGCCCATGGCAATGGGTTTGAAAGTTTTCTCAGTCAAGTGATGTCTGCGTCCTGTGGCCACAGTCTCAGTAACCAAGTATAACAAACTTTCAGCAGATTCATCAAACAAACTGAGCCAGCACGAATGCATGGGATGACCAGTTTCACCTTCAAAGTTCCGGGGTAATGATTGTTGGGCAAACACTGTTTCAATGTCAGGGTACTTGTTTTTAAGAGGTTGTATGGCATCTAGTATAGCAATGTTTTCCGCAGGACACACAGAGGGACACGACACATGATTTTTAGACATGCCCATTTTAAATATCCAGTACAACATTTCCAATCTGTGCTTGCGTTCGCCTGCCACAATACGATTAGGTGCCAAGAACGTTCGTGTGATTGTTCGTTGAGCAGGTGGAGTAATCAAAAAAGTTCGATCATATCCACGGAACCAATCCAATGCTGCCCAGCCATGAAAGAAATAATAATAACTTTTCCAGTTGTATTTGTTGCACACAAACTCAACGGTGTCACTGTCTCGCTCGCTGGTAATAATGCTGCCAACCTGGTGATCAATTCTTAGCGGCTTGGTGTACCCAGCATCAAGGGCTATTTTGTTTAATTTGATTCGATTGGTACACAATTCATGAATATCTTTGTTTTTATCCACAACAGATTCAAAAGTGGGCAAGTGTATGTTCAAATGAATAGGCTCTTGATCCCATAATAGTGTATAATTGTGTTCGTGAGTAATATCACTGCCATAATTAACTAGACTGTCAGGGTCAGTTCTGCCAAACGGCTCGCACCACCATAATCTTACTCTAGGATGATTTTTTTTAAGCCAAGGCCAAAATGTGTTGTTGTAAATTTCATCTATTCTAATCATGTTTGACGTATTTTATTCAGGAAAGAAGCCAGGCCGTTTTGCGCATGAGCGTGAGGCTGATAGTATCGAGCATGCACAGAAGTTGAGTCGCACAAGGTATTTTTGGTGGATACACTACTTAGCGGACCTCAACACATGGGATTGGCTTTTTGAACCTGTTCCATGGCAAACCGACCAACGGCATGCATGGCCCAATCAACATCAACCTGATTCAGGCGTGTACCTTGTGCCACGTGCAGGATACACAGACACAAACTATCACAGTGAGCTGACTATTCGTCACCAGGCTGATCAGTCGTGCTGGCATGTGCCCGATTACATAGATGCTGCCAGCATTGATACACAGTGGAGTCCTGACCCCATGGATCCGCCTTACGTGTACGAATTTCCAGTGGAATGGGGATGGGACAACATAGGGGGTCCGGAGTATCGAGTACCTGGCGCTGTTGAACGCAAGTTTGTGATGAATTTTGTGGCACGTACTGTGCCCGATCACTCAGCATGGCATCAGCACTGCTCAGCAGACTTGCCACCGGAACTTGCCCGTTGGAGACCCAACCCTGCGGACCCACCCTATGACTATGTGTTCGGGAATCAGTGGCATTCAGCTGAAGTCATGCCCACAGTGGAATATCGTGTGCCAGGTGCTGTCAGCAAGAAGTACATGTCAGAACTCAAAGCCCAATTGCCTGCCCAACACACTGATCACTGGCACACTTTGATCGATTGTGACTGGGACTATAGTTGGATACCTGATCCAGGAGATCCTCCTTATGTGTATGTGTTTGGCAATCAGTGGTGGTCAGCAGAGAAATGGCCCACAGTGGAATATCATGTGCCGGGTGCTACAGAACGCAAGTACATGGATTACCCACGTGCTTCATTGCGGACTGTGAACACAGGCTGGCGTGACCGGAGTGATCATGGTTATACATTTGACTGGACCTGGCAGCCTGACCCTGGGGATCAGCCTTACATCTATGTGTTTGGCAATCAATGGCATTCAGCACAAGTCATGCCCACCGTGGAATGGCGACATCCTGCAGCCACAAATGACTCCCCTGTAAAGTACATGGACTGGCCACGTGCTGTGTTATTGCCTGATCCAACACTATGGACCATACCCGACGGTGTGGATCATGCACAGATTGATTTTTCTTGGCGGCCTGACCCTGGTGAACCACCTTACATGTATCAGTTTGCCACACAGCATCAAAAAACAGGTGGGCCTGTGTACACAGTACCGGGCGCCACAGAAACCAAGTATCTTGAAAACATACAGATCAAGATCGAAGCAGAAACTGTGCCCATTGTGGAAATAGATCACTTGGACGGTGCAGCAGGGCAGATTGCCAACACCATCAAACGCATAAGATACTTTGACAACTATCGCGACACGCTAATTCGCTTGGCCAAGAGTCTGGTGGACCAACATGAATTTGTTTGGGTGTGCTCGAGCATTTGTGACTACACTGATTTTGATTTCTCTTGGCATCCTGAACAGTGGCAGCAGACCATGCTGCATGTGTTTGCCAGTGATACCCAAAAGTTTGGCGACACGTTTTACATGCATGTGCCTACATTTGCTGCTAGAGCTGAAAAGAAAGCATTGTTGGAATGGTACAGTGTGAACTTTGTCAAAATCACTGTGTCACGACGACCCATGCCGGTTATTGTACACAACAGTGACAGTCAAGTAGATGCAGTAAAAACAACGAACTGGGCAGGACCACTGGCCACATTTACCAACCATGACTATGTGCAGGGTAATCTGGTGACTGTGCCACTATGGCGGCAAGACACCAAGACCATTGTGCCTGTTGGGAGTGGCGCAGGCACAGTAGTTGTTCCCAAGGTCGCTGTTCCCTACATAAAGACACAGTTGTATGACTATGCTCACATAGACCGCACACAACGTATTTTGAAAGACCCGCCGTTGGACATTGTGTTCATCAGCAATGGTGAAATAAATGCTGAAATTTACTTTGAACATTTGGAATACACAGCCCACGACGCAAATCATAAGAATCTCATGCATCATGTGTCAGGCGTGAATGGTCGTGTGGCAGCATATCAAGCGGCTGCTAGACAGAGCACTACGCCTTGGTTTTTTGCTGTGTTTGCCAAACTAGAAGTCACTAGAGATTTTGACTGGTCCTGGCAACCTGACCGTATGCAACAGCCCAAGCACTATATCTTTCATGCACACAATCCTGTTAATGGATTAGTGTACGGTCACCAGGCCATGATTGCTTACAACAAACGATTGGTGTTGGAGAACTCAGGTGCGGGACTGGACTTTACACTAGACCAAGCACATGAAGTTGTGCCTATTTGCTGTGGCACAGCCATGTATCATGAGTCAGACTGGATGTGCTGGCGCACTGCTTTCCGTGAAGCGATAAAACTAAAAGCCAGTTTACCTGATGTTGAAAGCGAGCACAGACTAAATCGATGGCTCACGGTTGACTCAACAGAAGGTGGGTGGAGTCGCAAAGGTGCTGAAGATGGTGTGGAGTACTATGACTCAGTTGGTGGTGACTTTGCGGCGCTTAAGAAAAGTTATGAGTGGAACTGGTTGGCCACGTATGCGTTTGTCAAACGCAGTCTAACAACTGATCAATAACATACTCAATTTCCAAGTCTGTTAGTTCAGGATAGATAGGTAGACTCAAACATCTACGTGCTAGGCTGCTGCCAGCACTCAGCAAGTCTGGGCTCTGGTAATGTTGATATGCTGGTAACTCATGCATGGGTGTTGCGTAGTGTACCTTGGTTTCAACACCACGCAAGGCAAGATTACGTTGCAAGATATCACGATTGTCCACATGAATCACAAATTTGTGAAAACAGTGCTCATCAAAATTGCTGCTGTCAATCAAACAAGTGATATTAGGATTTTGTTTCAACATCTCTATCCAGTGCTGAGCAATGGTGCGTCTACGTTGTTGCCACTGGTCAATGTAGCGAGTTTTTACCAACATCTGCGCACAGTCCGTTTCGCTCATTCTACTGTTGGTGCCAACTTCTGCATGTTTGCTGTGTTTGCCATTGCTGATCCAATCCTGGGCAAAATCTCTCAAGCCAGCATTGGCAGTGATTACCGCCCCACCATTGCTATAGTTGGCTAGATTCTTTGTGGGATCAAAACTAATAGCACAATCGCCCAGCCGATTATTGTCATTGCTGAGCCAATGCTGTGCGCCATCTTCAATTATGAGATGAGTAAGCGGCCAAATACTGTTTCTCAATGCGTGAAGGGACTGCCCATACAAACCTACACCGCATATGGCTTGAACATCTGTACCGTGTAACAGTTTGTCCATGTCCATCACACCATACCGATCAGTGTCCACAATGTGCAAGTTCCAGCCTGCTCGCACAAATGCATTCAGTGTAGCAGGATATGTTATTGTGGGCACAGCCACAGTGGGCGGTATAAAACCTGATCGTGATTGATACCATTCAGCAATGATTTCTAATGCTTGTGTACCCGAGTGACAGGTTATGGCATAAGGTTGGTGATTGCGTCGAGCCAGCCAATCTTCAAACTCATAAGTGTAGTTGCCGCTCATGAGAGATCCTGAACGCAACACTGTATCTGTTACATCTAAGATCTCGGTGCGAAGATTGTTATACTGTTTTCGGATTCCAGTAAACGGAATTGTCAAGCCACTCATAATACTTCTTAAATCCTTGTTCTACATCCGTCTTGGGATCAAAACTCAAGATGGTTCGGGCACGATCAACATTCAGCGCACCGCGACTGGGAAAGTCTGCATCCCGGTCCTGTATCTCAATAGTACCCTTGCCCACAATCTTCACAATCATTTCTGCGGCTTCTAACAAACTTACTGAATGTGATTTAGTAATGTTGAATGTCATGTTGCGGCACATGATACGTGTGGCTGCGGAAACAATGCCATCAGCGGCATCATCCACATAGGTAAAGTCTAAGGTTTCGTTTGCTCCATTAACTCGGAGCACTCCGCCGCGCATTGCTGTGAGCATGAATTTGGCAACGACTCGGTCTTCAACATCAAGTGGCCCATAAACAGCACTGGGGCGAATAATAACATACTCAAAACCACAACGGCGGCTATAATCTTTGACAAGGTCTTCTCCACATAGTTTCATTATTCCATACTGCCCTTGCGGGTGGCATGGATCATCTTCCAACACATCATCTTCGAAGTTGCCGTACACCATGCTTGAACTGATGTACACAAACCGTTCAATTTTGTGTTTTTTGGCACTCTCAAGCAAGTTGATCAACCCCCGCATCATGACATCTGCACCCAGTGCAGGGTTGGCATTGACCACTTTCTGTCGGGGAAAACTGGCACAGTGAATGATAACTTTGGGCTTGTGCTCACCTATGAGCAAGTCCATGTCTGACTCATCAGTGATGTCGTAAAGGTAGATTGGTGTGTCTGGTGCAATCTTCTTTTCACGTTCTGCCATCAAGTAATCAATTTCTGCTTGTGGAATGATGCCATAAGTGGTTTTGGTATCCATGATCACAGTTTTCTCACCACGTGCTTGCAGTCGTGCCACTATATTGTGCCCAATGAGGCCTAGTCCACCTGTAACTAAAAATGTCATTTGAATTTCAATCTAAAAAATGTTTGATTTGGCTCGCTGAGTCGGGCCATGATTCGATATCGATAGCCATAACTGCTGTGATCTATTTGACGCATCCAATAAGGCTTTTCCACAGCATGCTCCATCACAAACTTTCCTGCTTCACTGTCTTGCCATTCACTTATGGGCTGCGCCGCATACAAGTCCGGATCTTCTACATCGCCCATGGAGAACTCATGTACGCAAATGTCACTAAAGCGCACTACGTGATCATCGATGATTTTGCATTCTGCACCCTGCCAGTGCATGGAAGTTTCATAAAGAAGGGTAGCTAGTGTTGACATGCAACATTGTAGCAGATTACTCTGCTAAGGTCGATGCCATTGGGAAGATGGCAGCAATGGCTTTGGCGCAGGCCCGAGCAACGGCCTGGTGTTCTTTTTGTGTGCCGTTGTCTGATCGTAGTTCAATAAAGTGAATCCATGATCTCAAGGTGCCATTCATGTACAGTCGGCTTGACATCATGCCTTCGGGCAGCACAGCACGAGCCTGTTCCTTGGCAATGCCATTTTTGATAGCCCAGTCGTAGGCTTCAATGGCTGCCATTTTTACACGTTGTTGAGCACGTTCCCACCCCATGGCCAAGTTACGTGCTTCGGGATTGTCCTGTACCAGCTCTATGCTGTTCTGTCTATTCGTGGTGTCTTGCAGTCGTGCTTCGCGTAGTACGAATTCAAGATCCTTTGTTGGGTCAGCATAGCGTTGCGAAAACTCTTGGAAGCTGAAACTTCTGTGACGGAGGATTTGCCGCGCAATATCTCTTGTTGTCGTAATTTCCATGCAAGCACTGACCATTTCAAGGGGGCTCCAGTGCTGGTGTCGAACAAGATACCGGATAAGTTTCTCGCTAGTGTCTGTGTTGAATTGGTTGGAGGGATTGCTGACACGGGCGCAGTACGCAATGAGTTCTTGTGCATCTCCAATGCCTTGAGTTGCAAATTCCTGGGTAGGTTGACTATAGCTGAGTAATTTAGCATTCATTTGGTGAAATTAATTTTTTTAAGGATTGGATCATTGGGAAAATTATTTTTCAAAGTTTCAAGTGCATCCACACGCCACTCTAACAATTTGAAATTCAATACCCACGGAAAAATTGCATGAACAACACTGCCCAAAGACAAAAAAAGTAACTTACCGGCTTCGAACATTGACAGTGCAAAATGCCAAATGTAATTTACCACTGGATTATTTTTTTGTCTGCCAGCGTATGCGGATGCCTGTTGCAAGTGCTGAGAATTGAACCAAGTCATAGATCTTTTAGTAATTTGTCAGTTTCGGGTTGCACAATAGTAGCAATAGCACCAACGTCAAGAATAAAATCAACGTCACGCACAGCTTCTCCAAGGTCGGCCAAGGTTCTTGACATCACAGTTTCAATTTCATCAAAGTCAAGACCTTGACGTCGTAGTAGGTCAAGATTGATGGTGCGTTGCCGCTTGCCATGCAACTTGACCACAACTTTTTTTATACACTCAAGTGGAACATCGGTGATGTCTACATCGTCAATGATGTGTTCCCAGCGTTCCAAGAACTCATTACTGAACTGCATCGGCCGCTGCCTTCTTGCGACTGCGTGTTTTGGCGGCAACGGGTTCAACGGCAGTGGTTACAGGAACAGTTTTAGCAGACTTCATGTTCACAGCAGGAAACATTTTTTGTGCTTCTTTTTTCATTCTGGCGGCTTCGGCAACCAGGCCTTTGGCATCCGCTTCCATTTTCTTGGCCTGCGCCAGCATGTTGGCTGCCAGTGACTGGTCATCCAATGCACCTGATGCAGGAGCGACCAATGGTGCTACTAACGCTTCGGCTTCTGAAATGCGACCTTCTTTGAATGCCTTCTCTGCTTTGCGTTTGGTGGCAGGGTCAACAATGCCGGCATTGGCATCCAGTTCCTGCATGCGTTTGAGAGCCTCGGCGCCTGATTCCATTTCTTTTACAATGCGGTTTAGTTCGTCAAGTTTGACATTGCTTTGTGCAGTGGGTGTGACAATCACCTGATTGGTATTGATCTTCTTCAACATGCCTTCATTGTGCAAGGCTTGTAAAATAACTCTACCATCCGGCAACAAGTTGCGATGCAACACATCAGCCAAGTTAGGACTTTGTTGACCAGGAGCTGATTCCAAAATAGTCATGATGGTATTGTGAATATGCGATGGTAATGTTTCGGGATAAATCACCAGGCACATGTGTTCTTGGCCGGGTAGTTCTCTAAATATGATTGCAACCTTGCGGTCACCGTGTCGTCCTATGTGTTTCATTGTGATTCTCCTTGTGTGGGTTCAGCTGACGGTTGTGCCTCAGCCTGTGCGGCCAATTGTGCTTGAGTAGCTGTTAAGAAAGCACCCAGTTTGTCATAGATGCCGCCAACAGTGCTCATTTCATTGGCACGAAAAGCGCCACGTGCAGTGGCAGCTTCGATTAAGTTTTTGAGTGATGCCATGTCGGCCAGGGTAAGTGATGCGTTTTCCATGTAAATATTTAAGGCAACGGAATGAGGGTGGAATATTTTATGGAGTATTTTGGAAAAACTCTTCGGCCCGACGTTTTGCTTCTGCTTCACTTGCAGCCCACACTGTGACCATGGCTGTTGAGCCTGCAATCTCAATGTCAAACGGCACCGCACCCGAAAAGGCAAAATCTTCAGGAACACTTACTTTGACTATGAACTGTTCCAGACGCTTGATCCTGTTGATGATATGTTCAATGGTGTTCATCACGCTTGTTCCAGTCTCTACGTGCTATACGTGCTTCTTCAATACAACGAGTGATCATGGGCCATGCATACGGCGCCACAAATCCAAACATGGCACCGTACACAAACCATTCAAATTGAATCACGCTATTCGTCCCAGTACACTGTAAAACAATCCGTTGAGCATGTGGGTGCAGTTCTGACCTTGTCGGTGCAGGAGATACATCTGTTCAACCAATTCTCGGGCATTGATATTGCCTTCAGGAGGCAATTCGCCGCGTGATTCTAGTTCTTCTAACAAATCGTTGGTGTCAAAATCTACTAGATCTACATCAACTTCTACTTCGGTGTACACTGTTGGCATTTAAAACTCCTTCATGCGCTTAATATCTTCATGTTTGACAATTACCACATTCTTTACAACACCTTCGTACTTGACGGGCAAATCCAAGTGTATGCTGATCTTGGGCCCTTGCACCGGACTGATTAGTGTGTCATTACCCACAGTGCCTGCAAAGGGAATGCCGTTCCAGTGACCGAATACCCTGTCGCCTATTGAGTACTCTGGCTGGTATCCAGTGCGTTCAAAGTATTCGGTCTGATTGCCCATTATTGTTGTTGCACACAGAACAAGTGAGCATTTAGTCCACGGTCTTTTAATATCTTAGAAAGGTCTCTACATTCTTGATATGTTTTGACTTCGGCCAATTGAGAGAACTTTATCTCAAACGGTGCCACATCCATTGTAAGTGCAATAATCAGTGCCCACATATTACTTGGGCATCATCAATGCGTTGAAGTTTGAAGGAACCACAATGGTCTGCACTTGACCGTTCTTGATACCTTCACTAATATTCAACATGGCCTGTGCTTGCATGAACGCAATTGACGCACCGCTATTGTTGGCCAGTGCTGCCATTCTGCGTGACTCTGCTTCGGCAGTTTTTACTTCAACTTCTTTCTGCTTCAACTCATTCTTGCTACGAACCAAAGCATTGGCACTCTCAACCACTGTGTCACTGGGCAACACATTACGAATCATAACTTGATTGATGGTGATCGAGCCATCTAGTTTTTCTTCAGCAAGATTGCGAGTAATCTCTTCCCTGATGTAGTTTTCCATTTCAGTGCGATTGTCTGCCATGTCCAGGGCTTCGTGCTTGCGGGCTGATTTGTAGATGGCATTGCGAGCATTTTGCACAATGTAGTTGTACATCACATAAGTGTCGCCTTTGAACTCAGCGTGGAAACTTTTGTTCTTGGTTGCGTACAATTCACTCACCTGTTGTGGGTTGATGTTGTAAACTACCACAGCATCAAAGTCTTTCATGGTTGAGTTGTCTTTGGCCACAGGAGTCATGTTCTCCAATGTGACATTAACGTCCTTGATGGGGAATGTAAGCACATCACCTATCATGGTTTGATTGAATGATCCAGGCAACAATTCACCTGGCTGAATCTGTCGGTCAAAGCCCACACGCACACCCACAGTACCAGTTTCAATGCGAGTACAACCTGAGGCAAGAACAGCGGCTGCAAGAATAGAGAGAGTCAAAATACGTTTCATGTTTTTCCTTTAAAATAAAACTACAAGAGTGATTAAAAATACAAGTGTTAGTATAGCACAGATAGCACTATATGTCAATAGTTTGGTCACCGACCAAAGTTCTTTTTCGGTCATTTCTCTAATGGTTTTAATGCCAACAAAGAACAGCCCAAAAATAACTACAAAAGCCAATATGATTTTAAACATTTCGATTGTTCCATTTATGTATATTTTCTAATCGTTGCTCATCTGTGAGTTCATCACAACGGCTGCTGTGATCTGGCATGCGTAAGAATTGATCTGTGCCCACTCGTGGGCCATAGGTCTTCCTAAACACACTCATGATAAAGCCTGTGCTAAAAGCCATGGTGATCAAGGCAATATGTCCCAGCATGTTGTAGCCAATATAAAATAGTTCTCCAAAGAACAGGCCAAACGCCAAACACCAAAAACACGCCAACAAAATACTAGTTAGATATTTAAGATAAGTTGGCGCATACCGCAGGCTGTTGAGATTGGGATTGAGTCCATCTCTAAAGGCCTTGTACAAGATGTAGATAAACTTCAATACTGAAAACATTACAATTCCTTTGTCCAATGTGCGATAAAACTATCACGGTCTTTGCTATCTCTAAACCAAAATGCAGTAGGATCCACATAGTATCTAAGACCAGGTGCCTCAACCTTTACAGTTTGTCCCACAATACCCTTAACTCTTCGACCTGCAGGACCAAATGTCTTTTCAGCCCACTCAATCATACTGGCACCGTGTTGCATTCTTATGGGCAATAGTGGCCTCACAACATGATATAGTTCGTTGTACAGCGACCTTGTTTGACACAGTAGGTTGTGATCCGGTGTCATTGATAACTCCATATCATTGTGGCACTGTCTTGGGTGAATTTTTTTGACCATGCAACATAACCGCCATTGCTGTCGCTCCAAGGACAATGCTGTTGCCACAGTGCCTGGGCCTCTGCAGGATCTGGGTGACCCTTCATCAATTGATCCACTTGAGGTCGTGTGCGCCAACCATCTAGGCTCCAGTCATGTGCTTGCAGTGCAATTTCTAATTCGTTCATTCTTCAACTCCGAAATGATTTCTAAATCTAACGACTGCATCTACGATACCTTGATTATTGCCTAGAAGGTATTCTCTGATTAAAGGATCTGTTTCTGTGGCAAGATCCTCATCGGCAACAATCTCCTCCCAAGCTTCTTTCATACATTCTCGCACAATCAACTGGGCGAACACACTGGAGAGTCGTGTCATCTGTTCATGACTCAACTGGGTCCATGTTTCAGGCACCGCTTGATCCAATGCCTTGTCAAGTAGTTTTTTGATATGTTCATTCATTCTGGCACTCCTCAGTCTTGTTTGCTCTCATCATAGTAGGCATGTGTGCCCCAGGGTGGCACAATGGTTGTTGTGCCATGCAAGATCCAAGTGGTGTCACAGTATTCGGCGTCACCCCAAGAACCAAACGGGTAGCCGTCTGTGAACACGATGAGTCGGCGTGGTGTGATCTCTTGATCTTTCAAGTAGGTAAAGATACAATCAAAATCAGTGCCACCACCACCAGACACTTCGTAGTCAATCATGCTGTCAAGATTGTCCGAGTCATATTGCGCAGGGTTATAGCACTGGGTATCAAACGTTGCCACATGTATCTTGTAACTTGGGAACGAGTCCATGATGCCTTGGATCTCACTCAAAAAGTCTCTCAGCATGTCCTGGCTGATGGAACCAGACGCATCCAACATCACAGCAACATCAATCATTTCATCGGGCTTTTGTCCCGGCATCACTGCATCCATGTGCCAACCTTTGCGGCTGGCCCGCATCCATGTGTAGTCGGCTTTGATAGTGCTTTCCAGATTCATGCGCAAAATTTCACGCCAGTTCAACTGTGGCTCAGTAAGTTGTTGGATCAGTCGCTTGACACCTGCGGGCAAGTTGCCAGCACCGTCCACTGTGGCCGCTGCCGCCAGCATGGCTTCTTTGATCTCGTCCTTGATGGCTTGTTTGTCCTCTGCGCTCAGTTTAGGACGGCCCTTGCCTTCGCCTTCTTGATCTCCGTCGCCATCACCTTCACCGTCCAAGTGCTCGTCGATCATTTGATCCAGCAATGAACCAATGTCAATCTTTTCTGCTTTTTCGTACAACTGATCGTATACTTCTTCCGAACTCAAGCCGTCATACTTGCGATCATACAAGCAAGGTACACTAGTGATCTTCTCACCCACATTGTGTTTCACCAAGTCACCATTCACACAATAGTCATTGGCAATGTTCCACAACTGCGGGTCTCTGTCTCCGCGACGTCCAAAGTGATCATACACACAATGCAACACCTCATGTCCAAACAAGAATTCAATTTCTTTGGGACGCAACATCTCAATAAAGCGGGTATTGTAGTAAAAATTTCTGCCGTCTGTTGCGGCTGTGGCACACCATTCATCAGCATTGATCAGTTTGAGCCGTGTTGCAAGGTTACCAAAGAAACTAGCCTTCAACAGCAAACCCACACGAGCCGAAACCAACTTTTCACGCACCACGCGATCCAGTTTTGCATCTGTGGCGCCGATCAAGTTGGCAAATTTCTTTGCGTCATCTTTGGTGGCAGTGGTGCCTGCTGTGGCATGTAGTACGTCAGGGTTGAAATAGTGCATGTGATTCCTTGTTTGTTTCATGTATTATAGCAGAAGTTGAATTAATGGTCAATGTAGTACTTGAGTATTACACTAGTCTGACGCCGAATGAATTTCTATCAAAGGAATATGGTCGGGATGCTGTATGACGTAATCAATTATTTTAGCAATACTATCTAGTGCTAACCATTTTTCATGTCCAGGTTTGCCATCATTTAGTCCGCCGGCAATTATATGTGAAGTTTTAATTCCTTTTTTGTTGTTCAATTGCAGGCTCCGGTCTCGCAATGCTCGCTTTTGTATACTGTATCCACCATAAATGCTATCTATGCGACCATCATCAACTCCCATCCACTCAGCAGTGCTTCCGATGTTTATAATATGCCCTTTGATATTGTGCTTGGACCAAACATGCCATGTGGTTTCAAGCAATGCTAATTGTCCACCATTGCATATAAAACTGCTGTTGATAAAAACATTGTAGTTTTTAATCTTGTTTTGAAAAAAGTCTTCACTGCCCGAATCCCAAAATCTCAAATCGTATCCAGTTGCCCTGCTAGCAAATTCTGCCTGAGGAAATTTTCTTTTGATAGCCGAAGCCACAGTAGTATGATCGGGGTTTCCTGTGCAAAGTATATTCATGATATAATTTTACTCCATTCGGGGGTTAACGCCTTGAAATCTGTACCTCGTATGTGATTCAATGCAGATATATTTTTCCAAAAATGATCATGGGATTGGTCGCTTGTTTTCAAGGATTGCACCAACAGGAGTAATTGGTTGTAGTTTTGAAATTTGCGTTGTAGCGTGGCATGACCCGACTCTGACAGATAATCAAGTTCAAAATCACCAACTGCTTTTTGAAAAATTAAATTAGTTGGGTCGCCATATCTGTTTGAAGAAAAATTTTCATTCCACCAATCCCATACTTCGTTTAAATAAAAAAAGTTAAGATAACTCCATGTACAATTTATATTGAACATATGGTTGTGTGGCATATTAGCATAGAACCAATCCAAGGTAGAGTTGACTTTGTTCCAGTCTGCTCCAGTGCGTTGGTAATCAAATCGAGCACCAACATCATCAATGCTGAAATACAGTTCAATCAACTGACATTTCTCCCATAATTGTAAAATTTCATCCGACACTGTTTGCGTAGCATTGGTATTATAAAATACTCTAACATCTGACAGTCCTTTTACTTGTTGAATTTTTTGCAAAAGTCTAACATGATTCTCAGACAACAGTGGTTCGCCACCACCATGAAAATGCACATGCTTGATATTTTCCAAAAGAGCCTGGTCAGTTATTTCTAATTGTTCATTTTTTTTGTATTGAAACGGTGCAATATCATATGTGGGGTGTAATTTTTGATAATCAGGAATCCATTGTGAACTGTTTTGAGGTCCGCATATGACACATTTCAAATTGCATAAATTTCCAACACTGTAGTCAATACCTGTTGGCCCAGACAACTCAATGTTGATGTCTTTATGGTATTCTTCGTATAGTTTTTTTGATCCTTGTCGTCGGCTTTCTATCCCAGCATCTTCGGCACTGTAGCAGGCCTGGCATCCTGGTATAAAGGCATCAGTTTCAACACATTTTTTTAGCTCTAAGTGTTCGGGGCTATTCCACACATCAGTCAAATTGAACTCTGATGATGTTTTGATATATCCATTGTAAAAAGAACAAGGATTGTAACCCAGTTCACCGTTGTGAGACCATATGGCAAGATTTTTATAAATTTCGTAGCAAAAGTATTTTTTATTTTTCATCACAGGTATTTAAGTATGAACCATGACTGTGAGGTTTCATTGTAGAAGTCCAAATGCACTTGATATTCATAGTGGAATCCTGTTGGCGCCGCGCCCCAATGATAACCATCCAACACACCAACAGTTGGACGATTGGGTTCAAGTCCCTGATGGTCACGTGCAGTAAATCCCAGTTCACGCCGCATGATGTGCCGCATGCGTATGGCAGTGCCAAAATCTTGAGCCAAGCGGTCCAGCACCATGGACCACTCATCAGGGTTGTGAAAGATGATAAGATTCCGCTTGGTTGTTACCCGATAAGACATTATGCAGTGCCTAAATGTGCCAGTTCAAAGAACATAAGTTCCTTGTCCGAAGCCACGTAGATTCTATAGTTGCGGTACTCGGTGCTGTAGGCCCACTGTAGATTTAGATCATCTGACTGATGGCTTGAAGGTACTGTATCATTCAGTTGTTCAGCAATCTCGTTCTGTGTCTTGACATCTGTACTCCAGCCATATGTGCGGTTGAACCAACGTCGGGCTCGATCAAACTCCAGCACACCACTGCTGTAATCACCCTTGGGGAATTCAATGGTGTACCGATAGATCTTGCTCCAACTGTTGCGACCATTTAGTTTGACAATTTCGTATTTCATATTAAAAGGGTGGCACAGCCACAGCCCTGTAAGACTGCACCACCCACCCCCATCAGCTGGCTTGCAAAATGTACTTGCCGTAACGAGCATGGAACTCGTCAAACACCTTGATCTTGGTAGGCTGCATCGGCAACATATAAGTTGTCAGTGCAATACGAGCACCCAACACCACCAGTTCAGTCTCAAAGTTCTTCATCATATATGCCAAAAAGTTATTGCTCATTTCATGGAACTCTTTGTCTGACACTTTCTTTTGCTCAATGGCGTCTTTGAGTTCGTAGCACATGCTGATGACCAAACTGTACATGGCCGACACTTCTTTCACATTCAAGTCTGTTACCTTGCCACTCAAGATGTCCGAGGGCTGGGGCATGCGTCCGGACACTTTGCGGTGTGCTTTGAATTTCACAGCAAGGCCCTCGCCCACAGTACCTGCAATCAGGTTCATTTCTGTGTCCTCGTCACATTCATCCGCCAACAGCTCACTCACAAAACTCCAAGAGCGCGGTGTTGCAAATGCACGTGAACTGGACTTGGCATCAAAGTCGTACAAGTCCTGCTTGGCAAAACTCAAGTAACCCACCACGTCTTTGTGGATGTTGTGATTCACAGCCCACTCTTGCCATGATGCAAAGTCTACACGCATTTCCTGGTGAACAAAACGATTTGCCAGCGGAGTCGGCATGCGGAAGGTAACACCTTTGTCTGATTCACGATTACCTGCTGCCACCATCACCACATTGTCAGGCAGTTTATACTTGCCAATGCGTCGATTCAAAATCAACTGATATGCGGCACTCTGCACTGACGCTGGAGCTGAGTTCATCTCGTCCAAAAACAGCACCACCACAGGGTACTGGCTGGCAGTTTCTTCATCGGGCATTTCCACAGGGGGAGCCCAATCCATCTTGCCAATGTCTTTGTTGTAAAACGGAATACCACGAATGTCTGTGGGTTCCATCTGTCCCAGGCGCAAGTCAATCATCAAGCCACCAAGTTCTTCTGTGATGCCAGCCACAACTTCGCTCTTGCCGATGCCGGGAGGACCCCACAAAAACATAGGACGCTTTTTCTTAAAAGCATGCATGATGGATTTACGAACTTGGGCACTGGTTACTGTACGTGCATCTGATACTGCTGACATGGGCTGTTTCCTTTCGGGGGTTGTAGTAAGTTAAGTCGTTATTGTAGTTGATTGTGAATTTGTTGTCAACATGCATAGTTGCAGTTTTGCAACAGGTCATCGCGCACAATTTCTGCAATCATCTCTTGTGCTTCGCCTATGCTGAAGCCGTATTCTTGCACAACAAAATCAATAACTTGATCTTCAGTGCAGTTGAGGCTGATCATTTCTTGAATGTCAGTGTAAAGTCTGCTCATCTGTCCCATTATAGGTTCTCCTCCATTAATTGGTCATCAATTTCACTCAACATGTCGTGCAACAAGCCACTGATCTCATCAAAGTCCACGCACTCGGGTTCAAACAGTCTTCGAAACTCTGTTATCTTTTTAGTCAATACTTCAACAGCGTCAACCAGTTCGTCGAATCTGGCTTCAGCCTGTTCTAACTTCTCGCTCATTATGCTGTCTCCCGATCTGTGATGTAAGTGAATAAAACAAATTTGGCACGGTTCAGCAGTTGTCGCTGATCTTCTATGGTGTTGAAGTCGGGCTGTTCGTATGCCATCATTTCCTGTGCATCGCTCAGCATACTTGCCACAACCATTGCAGGTCCTGAAAAACGGAACGTGCTACCGGACTCCACTGCTTCACGCATCTGTGCTTCAGTGCAACCGTACATGCCCACTTCACGGATTTCTTTAGTTGTCAGTCCTTCAAACGCTTTTCTCATCTCAGGCTCCTTTTTGCTTTGTATGCCACTATTATAACAGTTTGGCAATTATTGGTCAACCAAAATGTCAACTGTATTGTGTGGTATCTTCCATCGCCACGGTCAAGCCCAGTTGTTCCAAGACTTCCCACTCAGGTTTTTCACGCCAGGTTTGAATGTATGCCTCTTTGACGTCGTGGGCCAATGCCCGGGCAAATTTCTTACTCTGCATGATCTTTTGCATCTTGCGGGCGTCAACGATTTCAACGCCTGGCAGATTTTCAAACACTGCCTGCAGTTCTTTTTCCGAGAATTCAATGGTCACTGTGATCTTGTTCATTGCGAGCTCCTTTTTGCTTTGTATGCCATTATTATAGCAAATTGGGAATTTCCGGTCAAGAAAAACCCTGCATCGAGCAGGGTTTTAAAAGGTAGTACTTGAGTATTACTGTTAATCCACATGGTGTTCGGTCTTGAAATTGCCGTTTTTGAATCCAATCTCTCCACCTTCTGCTTGGATGCGCCGGTACACATCATCCAACAATATGGGTGCAAAGTCAGTCTGTTCCACGCACACACAATGGTATCGCGGATCGATCTCAGTGCCGTACAATACTTCACCGGTCTTGGCGTTGACACCACGGGCCCGTTTCACACGACTGGCGTGCAAGTGTCCGTGAATGTTGGTACCAAAGCGACCCAACGAGGCCTCATGCACAGGGATATGACTCAAGATCATTCCGTTCATCACATGGTATGCCCGCAACTCACGAAAGTATTCGCGATACTCCACATCCGGAAAGATATCATGGTTGCCGCGAATCAATACCTTGTCCCCGTTCAAGCGAGCCAAAGTTTTCAACGCACGGCGGTTGATAACCACGTCACCCAAATGGTACACTTTGTCAGTGGGCCGGACTCGTGCGTTCCACTTTGCAACCATGTCCTCATCCATCTCCTCGGGAGTGTCGTAAGGACGCAACTTGGTCACGCCATCGTTGCGAGTGAACTTGCACACACCCATGTGTCCAAAATGTGTGTCACTTACCAAAAACGTTGCTGGCATACGTCACTCCTTTCTTTAAAGTGTAATTATAACAGATTGGGCATTTCTGGTCAAGCACTACTTGGGTACTACTTCCAACCAAGTGTGATCGCCCATGTACTTAACCTGTGCCTGGTACTCGTAATCCTCAGGTGCACTGCTTGACCAGTCGTCAGGACCATGCGGTGTCAACAAGGTATGTTGCCGGCGCCGGTCCCAGGCCAACCAATACACATTGCCCATCACAGGACTGAATTGGTACACTGCCGCATGCACTAGATCTGTAACGGCTAGTCTGCGTCGAATGTCATCTGCTTGCTTTTGCAACACACTCACCAGTTCCATGATTCGATCATACTCTTGCTGGGCATACATCCTGGCATGATTGATCATGAGATCTTTTTGCTGTGTGACTGGTACTAGATCAAATGCAGGACCCAGTGTACTGGTGGCGTAGGGTGTGACATTACGGTTGAAGAAGTGCACCAAGGTATTGCCGGTGCTGACATCAAAGCTATCGCGACCCTTGGCGCTATTGCTTTCATCCACTGTTACAGGGGCTGTTGTTTGTTGCGTCTGCGTGGCTGAACTTCAGTCTCACGATAGATGTAGTCTCGGCCAATTTTACCTGCTTCAATTTCCAACATAGCTGTGACGCCGGCACTGTGTGCAAATTTAAGTGTGATTTTAGGCATGTCACCGCGACTCAGTTCCCGCATGCGGCGTGCGCCAGCCAGGACCAAATCGTATCGGTTACCGATCATGGCCACTGCCTGTTCTGAGTTGAGTCCTGCTGTTCTGTCTGCTGGGTGCTTCATGGTTCTTCCTTGGTTGATAATCCGTTTGAATGCTTGGCTGTTTGTTGTTCCAAGTCTTGGAACAGGCGCTTTTCTTGTTGGGTCAGTCTGTCCTTGTGTGTCTTGCGTGGATTGCCACACATGAAACATCGTGGTTGACCACAGTCCATGGCATGACGCTTGGCAAACTTATGCGGCTGACCAATGTTTGAACCAGCGGCTCGGGCAATTTTAACTTGTCTAGACACAGCCACATCAGTTTTGTGTCGGCGTCGGCTGTTGACAAATCGGGCTAGGTCGTTGCTCATCCGCCGCGTCCCACTGTGCGTTGCACAGGTCTACCTGCAATGGCGGGAGTGCCAGATCGCTTGGTTTTGCCTGATTTGATTTTGGCATCAGGATGAGCAGCCGCATGTTTTTTGGCCAATGCGTCTCGAAGTGTATCAGTCAATTTTTTAGGTTTAGTCATACTGTTATTTACGTCCTTGGTGTACAGTATAACAAAGAATCCATTGAGTGTCAAGAGAAAAGGGCCGACGGCCCTTTTGGTTTAATGCTTTTGCAAATTAGCGTGTCATAAAATACATGGTAATTTCAAAACCATAACGCATATCTTGCGCGGCTGGTGTAGTCCATTTCATAGTAATCTCCTTTGGTTAAACATACTGTTGTATGTATGACTATTATACTACACAATCCATCAAGAACATATCCTGATAATCATGATTTTGTGTAAGTGGAACTCACTAAGTATTTACACTAGTTACTGTGTTTCTTTATGTGCAGCCAAGGCCTTGACAAAGCGGTTGGCGTGACTACGTTCTGCTTTGGCCAGTGTTTCAAACCAATCAGCAATTTCGTCGTGGCCTTCATCACGTGCAGTTTTGGCCATGCCTGGATACATGTCAGTGTATTCATGTGTTTCACCGTGGATAGCACTTTCCAATGCTTGGGTAACAGTCCGGGCAGTCATTCCTGTACCAGGATCACCTGAACCACCGTCGATCAGGTATTCCATGTGACCATGTGCATGTCCAGTTTCGCCTTCGGCAGTGCTACGGAACAAGGCAGCAACATCGTTGTCTCCGGCCACGTCAGCCATGTTTGCAAAGTACAAGTACCGTCGGTTGGCCTGTGATTCACCGGCAAATGCTTCTTTTAAATTCAATTCAGTTCGGGTTCCTTTTACGGATTGTGTCATGGGTTCCTCCTATTAGTGACATCACTAGTATATAGTATATCTATGGCGCTGGTCTATGGATTTTGCCATTGTATTTTTTAATGGCAGTGTTTGACATTATCTATTGTGTTTTACCAAAATTTATTATATAATGTATGATGAATAATTTTCCTGCATGGCGCAATGGCGCCTATTGCAATGTCGCTGATCTCTCATTGAGCATACTGGATTTGGGTGTGATACACTCTGATGCCACATACGATGTGCTGGCTGTGAAGCATGGACGAGCACTACAACTCAATCAACATATCAACAGATTAGAGCAAAGTTGCCGTGGTTGGCGACTGCCCATGCTGTACACCAGCGAAGAACTAAAAACTGTTGTGGCAGAGTTATACCACCGCAGTGAATTGGAAGCGGCGTTTGTTTGGTTTGCAGTCACAAGAGGTATTCCTGAATCAGGCATGCCTAGAGATCTGACTCGTTGTGACACACAAGTCATGGCCTATGTCAAACCCTATTACGGATTTAATGTGACCAACACCGCCAGACTGTGTTTGAGCACAACTCCGAGAGTTCCATCAACGTCTATCAATCAGAGCTACAAGAACTGGGCCTGGCAAGATCTAACACAAAGCCAATGGCAGGCTCAAGACCGTGGATATGACAGTGCAGTGCTGTTGGATCACAATGGGCATTTGACCGAAGGACCTGGATTCAATGTCGGTGTGGTAATTGATTCAGTCATACACATACCACGACAAAATGTCCTGGGTGGTATTACCATGCAGCTTGTGCAACAGTTGTGTGATGCTCATGACATCAACTATAAATATTCTGACATTGATGCAGGCATGCTGGAAGCTGCCACAGACATGTTTGTTACCAGCACAGCCGGTGACATTGTGCCTGTTACTGAATTTGAATCTCAAAAGTTTTCAGTATCTGCTGAGCAATACACGCTGAAAAAACTCATACAAAAAGCCTGGACCTTGGATGGTTATTCCACACTATTACGTACCGTTTGAATCAGGGAACATTTATGTTCACACAGTCACTGCACCTGGCAACGGCCGTGCTGTGGTAATCCTGCCTGGCCGTTCAATGAGTGGCAGAAACTTTTGGCATTTTGATCCAGGCACTGGCGTCACACATGCTGAACAATTGGCTGCACAAGGTGTGGATGTGTACATGGTAGATGCCCTGGGATTTGGCAACAGCACAGGTATGTCGCGTTCAGACTACAATAGAATTTACTTTGCCAAACAAATTGCGGCTGTGATCGAAACCATGCCACACTACAATAACATTGCTGCCTTGGGTTTTTGCAATACCACGGTAGTGCCTTTAGTGTTAGCAGCACAAGGCTTGGTCAATCGAGCGGTGGTAATGAGCCCCACTGTGTTTGATACCACATGGTGTGAACAAAACCCTGGCATGATAAGACTGTGGCAACGCACTGCCACAGAGTCAGGCTACTGGAGCACCAGTTTGGATGTGTTGATAGAACAACAACTTGCCAAGATCAGTGATAGAGAAATAGGCGAGCCACAGCGTGTTGCACCATGGTATCAAAAAATGCAAACACTCACACAAGGCTATACTTCTTACAATTTAGATTCGTGGACAGCACCCAGAACATGGTGGTTAGACAGAATCACGTGGCCTTTGTTGCATGACAGTCACGGCTTTGACACAGATGCATTGGCTGGAGTGCCAATCTTGTTCACTCGTGGTGAATATGATGTGGATGTTCCACAAGATTGGTTTGATCGTGCATGTGGATACTTTGGTAACGCTGATTTGCAAACATACACCATACCTGGCGTCACACACTTTGCACTGTGGGAACATGGTTATCAAGCCGCTGTGGATCGTGTGCAGGAGTTCTTGCTGTCATGATTTACGTTCCAGATTCAGTAGGTGAGGTATTATACAGCCCACTAGGGCATTACACAGTGGGCGATAATTGGTTCTACAGCAACAGAGATGCACTAGAGGCCAGTCACCGTACCGGCCAACCTGTGGCTTGGCATTACTATGATGATGTTTGGGCTACTGCACATGCCGCTGGACACTGGCGCAATCAAAATCTACGCGAACTATATTATGCCAGAGCAAGACAAATACGTGAGCAGTATGACTATGTGGCGGTGTTGTTCAGTGGCGGCTGGGACAGTCGCAACATAATTGAAAGTTTTGCCGCACAAGGACTGCGCATAGATGATATCATTGTGTTGACCACACCAGAACTAGAAAACACAACAGACTTCAACAATCAAGACCCCACAAACTGGTACGGTGAGATCATGTATCATGCAGTGCCCTATGCTGAACGTTATGCTGCCGCACATCCGGGCACAGGAGTGATCAAGATAGAGTGGCTGGATCGTGTGGTAAATGCTTATCGTAATCCTGAGCAAGTGTTCAAGGACAGTCGCCCCAAGCCTGGTGTGTTCTTTGGCCGTTGGCTCAGCGTAGCAACAAATGCTCAGCTAGAAAAACGAATAGGCAACCGTCGTGCCACATTACTAACTGGGCTAGATAAGCCTTGTGTGATGCGCACTGGAGACTCTTACCGAGGATTTTTTCCCGAAGGCCTAATGCGTGTGTACACCTATTGCACAAAAAGCAACGGGTTCCCAGACAATGTGATATGGGAACCATTTTATTGGACGCCCAACATGCCTGAACTGGCCATACGTGGTTGGTATGAACTGATAGATTTGTGTCGTCGAGATGCTGTGGTAGCACATGCTCATGATTCCACATTGAGCATGGAACAACGTGCCACAGCCAAAATGAGTCGCTATGTACAAGATGCCATGCGCAGACATTTGTACCCAGGGTTTGATGCCGGTGCCTGGCAAGCAGACAAACAAAACGACTATGGTTTTTTTATGCAATTCGAGTTGCCAATATTGAATTTGCTGGCGCAAAAACAAGTACCGGTTAGAGAAGTGTTGGGTGAAGTTTTGGCAGAAACTGCTCAACGCATTGGTGAGAGTTCTGTTGCCATCGGCGACCGAACCAACAGCGGTCTGGTGCCTTGGGTTGACATGCCTGGTGGGCATACTGTGTTAGATTACAAAACCTTTACCAGTTGTGTGATCAATTTAGATGGCCGGCCCTGACGGAATCGAACCGCCACCGCTTGTTTCGAAGACAAGCATGATATCCATTTCACCAAGGGCCGGTGTTTGCTAAGTAACGTATGACTGAACTATTATATACCCTGATTGCAACACATATCACCATTGTTGCTGTCACACTATTCCTGCACAGAAGCCAAGCACACAGAAGCGTACAGTTTCACCCTGTAGTGTCACACTTCTTTAGATTTTGGCTGTGGCTCACAACTGGCATGGTCACAAAACAATGGGTAGCGGTACATCGCAAGCATCACAGATTCAGCGACGAGCCGGGTGATCCACACTCACCGCATGTGTATGGAATCAAACAAGTTTTCTTCAAAGGAGCAGTGCTATATCATGCGGCATCAAAAGATAAAGTCATGGTTGATACATATGGTGTTGGTACTCCTGCTGATTGGATTGAGCACAACCTATACAGTGCTCACTCCAGACTTGGCATTGGCATTCTCTTTTTGTTCAACATCATCGTCTTTGGTTGGGTTGGCGCCATAATCTGGGGCATACAAATGCTATGGATCCCATTATGGGCCGCTGGTGTTGTGAATGGCATTGGACACTGGTGGGGGTATCGCAATGGTCAAACAAAAGATCAAAGCCAAAACATTGTGCCTTGGGGCATTGTGATCGGCGGCGAAGAACTACACAACAATCATCACCTTAATCCTGCCGGTGCTCGACTCAGCAGACACTGGTGGGAGTTTGATATTGGATGGATGTACATCCGATTGCTCAGTGCCTTGCAGTTGGCCACTGTGAAATAACTGGTGCTCTCACCGAGAATTGAACTCAGGATTCAGTCTTACCAAGACTGTGTTATACCACTTAACTACAAGAGCAAAAGATGGAGCAGGATACCAGAATCGAACTGGTGACTGGACGTTGGCAACGTTCTATTTTCCCCCTAAACTAATCCTGCGATATTTTAGGCCGCCTGCAGACCTTTGAATCTGTCGGCAGCATAACTTGCGGCAAATGCATGTGGTTTCACAAAAGGAATCACGTTGCATGTGCCTTTGATGTAGCCTATGGCTTGGCTTAGGACACAACTTGAACCGTGCATTTCGTCAGGGTTGATGTCCAAGTGAACTTCGACATCACGTCCTTCCAACACTTCCGCCAGTTTCAAGTACAACTCTGATACTTTATAAACTTCAGTCATGAGTCGCATGGCAGGTTTGGACACCTTTTGATCCCACACACGTTCACGATGCACTTCACCAAAGATCTTGCAACCGTTGTTGCCGTTGATGTGAACCACAACAGCCAACACATAGTCAGCATGCCATGCACCGTCGATGCGCAGGCGTTCTGAATCACAGCCAAGATAGATCTTGGTTTCCGGAGACTGAGCCCGGATAAATTCTGCCACTTGTTCTAGATCAAGTTTTTTCATATGCACTTTCAAGATTATTTATTGTTGACTGGTACCCCCACTCTGATTCGAACAGAGAACATATACTCCCTTTTGAGGAGAGTGACTTTACCAATTTGTCCATGGGGGCAGGTGTGGTGGATGTTAGTGGGATCGAACCACTGACCCACAGCATGTCGAGCTGTTGCACTACCGCTGTGCTAAACATCCTGAATTGGTGCCCCAGAGGAGACTCGAACTCCTAAAATACGGCTTCTAAGACCGGCATGTATACCAATTCCATCACCGGGGCATTAAATACAATATGATTCCATACGAACTACGAGATACCACACAAGTACTGTATGCTAAGTTCAGCTGTCAGCCCTACGTGCCTGCTAGTTACTGGACCACCTCTAGAGAATTTGTGTTGAATCCACTTTACCAACACACTGTGACACAGTATGTGGCGGATCCTGTGTTTGAAAAACCTCAGCATGAATTTGTGCTGGATACCACATTCTTGGTGCCTCCTCCAGGTTCCGACCCTGGTTCTCCGGATTTTCAATCCGATGCTATGACCACATCAGCTAAAGAGGCAAATTTGGTACCTTGTGACGGGATCGAACCGCCGACATTCGCCGTGTAAAGGCGCTACTCTACCGCTGAGTTAACAAGGCTTAGGAAATTTGTTGCAATGCGTCTCGACGCATCAGCAGTTGGCGTGTTTCGTTGACTCTATGCACAGAGATGTACTCGATGCCTTCGAATATTCTTACATGTCTGATATCATCGCAAATGAGTATTTCTCTTGTGATCTTGTTTTCAAATGTAATTTTGTTCATAATCATCTCCTGTTACAGTACTTATTTGGCGGAAGACGGAGGAGTCGAACCCCATCCCTGTTAAGAGAACCTGGTTTTCAAGGCCAGTCGCAGGACCAACCCCGCTGCATCATCTTCCTGTATTTTTTGGAGCAACGGGTGAGATTTGAACTCACGGTTTTTGGGATTTGCAATCCCATGCGTTGGGCCACTCCGCCACCGTTGCATTGCATGGTCTCCGATGCAAGAATCGAACTTGCGCTCCTTGGTCCCAAACCAAGAGTGATACCATTTCACCAATCGGAGTAAAAAATTAGACCACAAGTGTAAGGGACTTACGCCGGCGGGCTTTGCCTAGCGGGTATTACTTGCGATCCAAATGAGGTTCTCGAGTCTTGTCAACTTCAACATAACGTACAGACTGCATACTCTCTGGCAAGTTCCAGTTGAGATTTTTCCAGTATCGATGCAACAAGTTGTTGACCAACAGCACTAGACCTACCAGCACTATGATGCCACAGCTCAGTAAAATTACACATACCAAAAAGGTTGCGGCACTCTCAATTGTCATTGTTGTTTCTTTCAGTTGAATGGAGCGGCGTGCGAGAATCGAACTCGCGACACGAACTTGGAAGGATCGGGTAATACCATTTTACGAACGCCGCTTATACATTAATTATACAACAAGCCACCGGGTTTGTCTATGTTGTTTGGCAGGGGAGATGAGATTCGAACTCATGATCACGATTTCAAAGACCGTTGCCTTAGGCCACTAGGCGACACCCCAACAGGAACTGGTAGCCAGTACAAGAATTGAACTTGTGATAATCGCTTATCAAGCGACCGTTATACCATTTAACTAACCGGCTGAAATTTGGTGGTAATAGTTGGACTCGAACCAACGGTGGGTTGCGTATGAAGCAACTGCATTAGCCACTATGCTATATTACCATATAGAAACACACTTGATATAGGAGATCACTCTCTCACGGATGAACCCGAGGTTGGTCAAATATGTTTTTATATGGTAGGAGCACAGGGAATCGAACCCTGATTAACTGGTTAAAAGCCAGCTACTTTGGCCGTTAAGTTATGCTCCCGTACATGGTCCCTGCGGTCAGATTCGAACTGACGACCAGCGGATTAAGAGTCCGTTGCGCTACCAACTGCGCCACACAGGGTCAGTCGTAATTTTTTGATTTTACGTGCCAACCCTAGACCAATACGGGATCTAGAGCGACACTACGGTTTACCTCGTTTCATGCCATCTCCTTGTTAAAAACGTATTATACAATAAACGGAATCTATCGTCAACCTTTTGTTCGGCGTTGAAAGCCGAACCATGCCTTGATGGATTTGCTGATGGGCAAATCTTTATCAAACCCAATTGTCAAACTTATTCTGTGACCAGACAATTCAGGATTAGGATGTACGCTATGTACGCACGATGCATCAAATAACACTGGTGACACCAATTCAAATTCGGTAATTAGTTCACGTTCTTGATCCATTGGAAATCCTGTATATAATATACCATTTGTATCACTAGTAAGTTTTCCAGCACCGTCAGGAACTTGCCAAAGTTTTGTCATTGAGCCTTGACAATTTCTAACTGGCCATAAGATTCTTACATACGGGTCTACACCGTCGTTGTCTTTGTGCATGCTTACAATATCATTATCAGCGCAAACTATGGTGGCCAATCTTTCTGGAATCAAATGCCGACTGTTTAAAAATTCTGCTAGCAACGGACAATGACTCAGCATATGATGTATTGATTGATCATTGAAATAATTTTTACTCAACATTGCATCAGTGTGGTCAACAATATACTTGTAGACTTCTTCACTTATGTCCTGATGATTTTCTACATCTAAGAATTTGTATGCTAACTTCATGCTATTACTTATTTGGTGCCCCACGACAGAATCGAACTGCCATCACAGGATTACAAAACCAGTGTAATGCCATTATACTAGTAGGGCGGCGGTATTAAGACTTTGCTATGATCTTTTGAATTGTTTTCTTATAGTCCAAGGCACGTTGAATCTTTGCACGATTTTTTGGTCTAGCAGTTTCCAACAGGGCTGTTAGCTGTGCCACATTCAGTGGACCAAGCCTGGGCCGGCCACTGTGATGTTTCATTGGATCGTTGTGTGTGTTATATGCTGACATAGTTTTCCTTTTTGTTTGGCTCCTCAGACTGGGATCGAACCAATGACCGAACGGTTAACAGCCGTTTGCTCTACCTCTGAGCTACTGAGGAATATACTTTGGCGGAACGTTAGGGAGTCGAACCCTATGAGCAAGTTTCCTCACCCTACGCATTAGCAGTGCGTTGCCTTACCGTCCGGCCCACGTTCCTTGCGAATACTTATACTGACATTGGTGGAGGGTAAGGGAATCGAACCCTTAACTCATGCTTGCAAAGCACATGTGTTCCCGTTAGCACCAACCCCCCAAATACATGGCATCCCGGGAGGGACTCGAACCCCCACAAACGGTTTTGGAGACCGCTATGCTGCCATTACACCACCGAGACAAATTAAACACACTGTTGCCAATGTGTGTATTAAAACAGATTGTATGCTTAGGGAATAATATTTCTGTCAAGCGACCAGCAACGGATACGCAATCTGTTTTAATACGCTCGGATTTTTTTATGTACAAGAACACAAGCCATCCCCGAGGCCGCCCGTTTATTTTTTTGAGTGCTTGTAGGACCGCGTTTCCGTTTGCACTAAATAAAAAAACCCCGGAGTGTTTAGTTCCGGGGTTCTTGTTAGATATACGAATATAGTCTATCAGAACCCCGGGTCTCCTGGAATACTGTTGAATGTGCCATTGGCCAACAGCCAGGTTGTTGCCTGGAAGGACATGGGTTTTGTCATTGAACAGAATTGTTGTTTCATCATAGTTCCTATTATAGTTTATTTATTATTTGTTGTCAACCACAGAGCAAAATTATTTGCAGTGCTCTGCATTACAAAACTCATTCTATTGCTAGTATATCAAACTTGCTGTATGAATGCACTCCAAAGAACAGTGCCATCTTCACTGACAATTGGAACAGCCCAGACGTTCTCAAAATCACATGTGTTGATACTGGCTTGGGTATCAAAGTGAATAAGACTCCAAAACTTTCGCATGGAAAAATCAGCCTCTAAATTTTGAAATTTGTCAACAAAGGCCTGTGCAGCTTCTTCGCTGATGGAATAATAAATTGATACGTCAGGCCATGTGTCTGCGTTCACCACGCACAAATTCAATATCAAATTTTCATTTATGCACTCATTCCAGAAATTGACAATAGGATCGAAATGATCAACTACATGTTCGCTTCCTTTTGAGCTTATGTTAAGGTCAGACGCCTCTTCCCTAGCAGTCATTATTATTGTAATTTCATACATATATTTCCTTTTATTTGGTTGCAGAGGACGGATTCGCACCGCCGGTCCCCGGGTTATGAGCCCGATGAGATACTACTTCTCCACTCTGCGCTATGTTTATTTATATTGAATGAAGCACTGCCCGGTGTTTAAAGGTACGTATAGCAATATGCCGATACCATCCTTCCAGGAACATGACTTCGACTGTGACTAGCAGTCCACGCGGCTCTCGCCCGGTCAGCGGCTCTGGATCAATAAGTCCCTGGCAGTTGGGCCCATTGTCAATGAGTTTTTAACACGCTTCAATCAATATCGTGGGGTGCATGATGGGATTCGAACCCACGCATATCGGAATCACAATCCGAGGTCTTGACCGCTTGACGACACGCACCATATAGAAACACACTAGTCGGAAACGACTTAGAGACCTACTTGCCCACAGTCACGAAGGCTTCTAATGTGTTTTTACATGGCGCGACCGGAGAGATTCGAACTCCCGACCCCTTGGTTCGTAGCCAAGTACTCTATCCAACTGAGCTACGGTCGCCGGTTGAATTTGAGAGCCTACGCCGCTTTTATCGTAGATTTATTCAGGACTTACCGGCCGCCTAGCCTGACCTCGAGCACGATGGATATCACTTGGGCTCCATCCAGCGTGGTCCCCGAGTGGACTACCGCAGTTGCCCGCGGCTGGGTCTCGAACCCACTTGCCTTCTGCTGTTTTGGTCCTTCGAAGAAACCTAGACAGCGTGACTTCACTTGCTGACACTCTCAAAACTGGATTTGTTTAGTAGGCTACCCCTCATGTTCTCTTACTCTTGGGTAGCGTGACCATGTCGTATATCACCGAAGAACAATCCGCAATATACTAGGCTCCCTCGCTAAAGGCATTACTAAACAAAAACTTGGCGGTCCTAGGGGGTAACGATCCCCACTCTTACGGCGTGACAAGCCGTCGTGCGTCCATGAACACTTTAGGACCAAAAATCTTGTTGTTACATTAAAAATGCGGCTTGCGCCTCCCACTGCTAACTACTGCTTCCCAATTTATCGTCCATCGGCACCCGTGGTAGGGCTTGCGATGCGCATCGGCCTGACGTTCTGGCGTCAGTGATCCTTGGGATAGGACTGCTGGGCCTTGACCTGCCCAGCATCAGGTTGTTTGGTGGAGACGGATGGATTCGAACCACCGCGCTTTTTACGGGCCAGATTTACAGTCTGGTGCAATCAACCACTCTGCCACGTCTCCAAAACGTACTATATAGAAACACACTATACAACAGGTTTAGGTCTGCTTCTGTATCCTGTCACGGCGTAGTATGAAGTTATCTCTAGACCTCAGCCGTAATGTGTTTTTATATGGTACACGATACGAGAATCGAACTCGTCTTTCCGCCTTGAAAGGGCAGCGTCCTAACCGATAGACGAATCGTGCATGCTATACGAAAACACACTTCGGATACTGTACTAAACAGAAACTATCCAACACGGGCTATCCCGCTGAAGCATGTTTACATATAGTACCCTGTAACTAGACAGGGACTACATGACAATCAAAATTTTAACGAACTTTTCAACTAGTCTCGATCGACTGTGCTGTTTTAAACTGTTTGGTCAACACCATAGAAAAACACACTCTCAGGAATCGAACCTGCTACCCTGTAGTACGGGGCTGTATCCAACGGACCATCGCGCATGGTCTGAGTGTGTTTATCTATGTTGTCGCGGAGGCCGAGTCTACAAACTCGCTTCGAGTCCCTTGGTTCCAACCCTTTTTGCATCTCTGCGTGGGTTCTTACATTCGAGGACCGCCTTGCTTTCTAACTAGTCTCTAGTATAACATCTTGTGTTATTCTGGTCAACTTGTTTTGCAAAATCCCTTTGCTTTGTAGGGTCTTTGCAAACTTTGCTGTTGCTTTCTGACTAGTCTCTAATATAACATCTCTGCCATTATTGGTCTAGCCGAAAAAGAAAAACCCGCCTAGATAGCGGGTTTTTGCTTGAGTAGTACTTTTGTATTAGGTACCACTGCTCCCGCTGTTAGTATAGGCCAGCGCCTCACGTGTATAATCATGTGAGGGTATCTCAAAGGACAGTTGGGTGTATTGCTTGTTCATAGTTTATTATATATGACAGTGAGTCGAAAGTCAATGATTTGTTAGATGTCTTTTGCCAATTTATGTTCTTCCGGGTGGAGGTTTTGTAGTACCTAGTTGTCGCTCAAACGAACCAGGTCCTGCCAGTTCGGGTGGTAGTGGTGGCGGAACATAACGTTCCTTCACAGGCTTCTTGCCAAAAATTGATTCGTGTCTGGTGGCCAGTTCTTGTTGACTGACCACTGATGGACGGGGTCTTGTGCCTTTGCTCATGGTGTCTCCTCAAATGTGTAGTATATATTAGTGTTGCCAGTGGGTCAACACTTTTATCAAATCACTTGGGCAATACGAGCCAAGATGATTTCAACCACTTGATTGCTGATCACAACTTCATAGTGGTTCAGCGGAAGTTCTACCAATTCAAAATCTGTGCGATATTGTTGGCTTTCTATTGTGACCACACCGTCATTGGGTTCTTGTATCCAGGGACTGGCTCCGCGTGTGGTCACAACCTGTGTCCAACATGGTGGTGCAGGCAACTTTTTGGCCGCAGCCATGGGATGACTTGCAGGACCAATGTCTTTCATCAGCCGGTTAAACGGCAGGAAGTAACGTGCATAATCTGCTTGTTTGCTGCCACCATAAGGTGTGCTCAAGCTCACACCGCCCACAGTGGTCGCACTGTAGTGGTTGGCCAGGTGCAGGGCATAGATACCGCCCAGGCTGTGACTGACGAAGAACAGTCGATCCTGATCATCCAGTTGGCCCTTCATTTCTGCCAGGTTGTGATCAAATCCTGCTTCGCTGTTGTATTCCAGGGCTAGGTCGGGCTCTTCTGTGTGATCCCGCACAAACTGTCTGATGTGTGTGAAACTTTCTGCTGTGGCTGATGCCCCGTGTATGTAAACTATCATTTGAATATTTATTGTAGAGAAACCCGCCGAAGCGGGTTCTGAGTTTCTGTTACGAGGTATGTCTTACCCTAGGCAGTGTTTAGGCTGCCAAAGCGAACTGTTCGTCGTTTGCATTTACGGTTTTTGCTTGATTAACGGTCATCGCCTACCGTGCTGTCCACTCTGTTACTTGTTGCCCTGTCGAAACTATGCACCCCCATCAAAAGAATTATTGACTAACATTCCCCCCATACTTCATTTCTGGTGCGGCTAATGCAAAAACTCTTTTGGTGGAGGTGGGGGGATTTGCACCCCCGTCCAGAACACTTTTCTCTCGGCTTCATACAACAATAACTACTATTTAATCAAATGTGGCCATAAGTTGCCATATTCATCCAATGGTTCAGGTTTAAACCTGATGCTTGCGGCTACTCTCAATTGGGTGTGATGAGTTTCTGGGCGATGTAAAATATTGACATTGATCCAATGAGGAATATTAGAATCACATCGTCCAATTTCTACTGCTGTACGAGGATCCACAACTCTAGCTATTTCAACAATAGAAGTACCAATAACATAGTCTGGTAAACTTTGATCTTTGATCTTGCCATCATACCACACAGTGTAGGTGTCTTCACAGTTGATCAGTGGAATGTTCAGTGCAATATCCACACCTACATCCACATGCGGAGGAAATTCACGAGTGCTTTCAACAGAGATAAACGTTATTACAAAAAAATTGTTGTATATACCCAGTCGTTGGAACTCTTGCATCAGAGTAGTACAAGTGTTGTGCATGAGTACTTTGTAGCTGATTTCCACAGCGGTGCTGGTATATGGAACCAGTGTGTCTTTCTTGGTTTGAATAAACAACTTCAATAATTCTTTTTGTATTGCAGGTAATAATTCTGGATTTAGGCTGGGCTCATGATACAGCCAATCAGGAGTGGTATTTCGATATTTGTAAACCATATGGTATTTATACGCTGTTGGGCTCGTCGGCCACACGCCATGACAACAGTGCCAAATCTGCGGCAATTTCGTCGGTGACTGTGCCTTCACTGACGAAATTTCGTGAGCCGTCAGTGTCTCCGTTGCCCAGGCCATCACCAATGCCTGAACAGTACCAGTCCATGTAGTCGCCACCCTTGTCTTGCAGGTCAGCCACAATACCACCTGCACTACGCCAGGTGCATGACCAATAGACGTCTTTGAGTATGAGCCAAACATCTTGTTTTTGGAAACTGTTGTTGCACAAGGCAGCATACAGGTTCTGTGCATAGGTGTCACTGCCACGCACTTTGCTCAAGAACCAGTCGGCCTGGCTCATGTCGTATTCCATGTTGTTGATCCGGTACTCAGGAGTCTGCCTGCGTTCAGCTTCCAACTTGACCCACTTGCCACGGATGTCATCAAAGAAGTCATCATCAGTGCCTTCGCTTGCATGTTGTGGTTCTATTGTGATGTCGTTCATGTCAGTTCCTTTGGTACGAGTAACCGGAGTCGAACCGGTACGCATTCAGCGGCGGATTTTAAGTCCGCTGGGTCTACCTATTCCCCCATACTCGCATGTTTGTATTTACTGGTCCGGCGTACAGGAATCGAACCCATATTCGCGGAGTAGAAATCCGCTGTATTATCCATTATACTAACGCCAGTGTTGGTGCCCACAGAGGGAATTGAACCCCCACTCAAGCGATTATGAGTCGCCTGCTTTACCATTAAGCTATGTGGGCTGATGTATATTGTAACAGGAATTTTATTTATTGTCAAGCGACACTGTTGGTCTGGTCCAGACATCTGTGTGAACCCACTTGAAATCAAAATCTAATGATTGGCCTTGACCATGATGGTTGGCAGCTGGATTGTGATCATAAGTTTCGGCTTGTAAACTGATATCAAAATCTGCGTTCCATACCCCATCTGCATTAATTTCAAAATTGTAAACAGCACGGAATTCAAATTTTGTTCCTGATGAACAATTATCAGGATATTTTGGATATCGTCTTGTGCCAAATTCTTTGAGATCTCGATCTGGATCAAACTCCACTCTAAACCGGTAGGCACCCATGGCCAACCAGAACACCCGCAACAAAGGCCAAATTTCGTTGATCAAACTATTGGCCATGGGATTGATGTTCACTTTGATGATCTCGTAGTCAAAGTCTTTTTCCCAAGGAATTGAATCTGCCCAATTTGCAGGGTCTGACTCAATCTGATATTGATTTTTTAAGTCAGGTTCTTGACAGTGCGGTTGATAACGCCTTTTGGTGCCGTGCAATCTAAATTGTTCCAGCAGTATATTGGTAAGTTTGAATCTGACAAATCTGTGAAACACAGTGTTGCGCAGATCCTGTGTGGCCCATCCGTGAGTCCAGTCAATTCGTCTCACACCAAATCGTTCGCGTTCTAGATCCAAGGGTGTGTTGTGTCCCAGTCCGCAGGTGCCGGCACTTTGTGCGCCCATGCCTGAGTTACGCAGCCGCCACATCAAGGTTTGTGTTTGTGCCACGTCAGTCAATTCTTCGCCTGGAAATCCTGTGAACCAAGTAGCAAACTGATTGCAAAAATCAATCTCAGCCATGTCGTTAAAATTTTGTTCGATCCATTCCACTCGACAATTTTTTTTCATCAAGTCCAGCACATTCTGTGATCCAGATTCCACACCAAAAGCAAACCCTGTGGCTCCTGATCGTTTTAACAGTGCCCAAAAGTCTCGGTCCATTTTACCATCAATTCGACTGTAGCCACTCCAACTGATACATATTTGTCTTTCCATCAGTCCTTCAGCAAACCCTCTCAACTCACGAAGATTTCCATTCAGCAAACTGTCTATGAATGTGACACTTTGTATGTGTTGATTGCGATAGGCAATTTCAATTTCCTTCAACACACGAGATCCTTGACGGGCACGATATTTCCAAAACACTGTTTCATTGCAATACACACAGTTGGCAATGCACCCTCGGCTGAATTCGCTGGTTATGCCGTAAGATTCATATAACGAGATATCAAAATCACTGTAGTCAGCTGGGGGCATGCTGTCTAGATCTATACGTGCATCTTTGCTTTGAGTTAAAAATTTTGGCAATTCTTCAGTGGGATTTTCTATGTTTTCCAGCACCTGCAACCACAACATTTCACCTTCGCCAGACACATAATGATCAATTGCAGGGTTGTCGGCTCGGCTACCGCCAGGGCTAACGCCGCTGTTGTTGTTCATTTGTGTGATATTGGGACCGCCAATGATGATTTTTAAATCAGGTGATCGGCGTTTGAATTGTTCAATCATCCACATGACACATGCATCGTTGGTGTACCAACAACTGAATCCCAATACTGTGGGCTGCCAAGACAAGATTTCATCTAAGTATGGCGTCAACATTGGCTCAAGCATGGGGTGCAATATCTTGCTGTAATGAGGATCTTGCCATTTCCAATCTTCATAACTGCTCCAATACGGCAGCAACTCCGGGCCTGCTTGTTTTTTACACACAGCATTGATATCCCATGTTTTGGTAGCAAACCCTGCATGCTTGCTCAGTGCTGCCATTCTAGCAATGCCATATGGTGGCGAAACAGTACTCCATTCGGGCATGACAATCAGTGCCACACGATTTGATCTAATTGTTTCGTAATGTATTACAACTTCAGTGAGATTTTTTTGTTTGCGACTTTCAGTTGGACTTTTTTGTGCGGCCACAAACATTTCAGAAAGTTTCACATGTGTGTCATTGCCGACCGCGACTGGAGACACAGTTGGATACTGTGTTGTTTGAATGGGTATTATTTTTTTTGAATCGATAACTGACATTGTCAGTTACTTATGCACAGTCAGTTTAGGAGTTTGTTGATAGCGTCTATGGCCATTTTTGCCAGATCTAAATCAATGCCCATTCTGTGTGCTATTTCTGCGGTGCTGAGATTGCGTTCCAACAGTTCGCGCACCTGGTTTACGAGTTCTCGTTTCATGTACTATATATAACGTCTTAGCCCTGGCTAGATCAATTTTGCCTAACTGAACAACACCCATGTCCATGCTTTGACAAACAGCCAGATTGCGCCCAAGTACATCAACCCTATTGCAAGGCCAATCAGATCAAACGGTTCCGTCTTGGGGTTGTTAACGTGTCGCACCACAGCCGCACCCATGTGCAGGTCTTTTGCAATCAACACCATCAATGGCGCTACAACTTCGGGCACGGGTGCATGAAACTCTGCCATCATTTCGTCTGTAAAATCGGGCATGTCAAAGTCATCATCAACAGGTGTGGTGGCCATTATTCTAGTCCCAGTGTGGCAGGTGAGTGATCTAAACTATCACGACCATCCTCGCTATAAAAAAACGCATCCGGATCTGTGATTCTGATGCTCAAATCACTGTGCATCAAATCATAGTCCACAAAGTCATGATTGGCATCGTACACACGGAAATAATATTCTCCGTCGATACCGCGTATCAAACATCCTTCAACGCCTGTGGCACTTTTTGCAGTAGTCATCATTTACTCCCAGGTTCTGTGACGTTCAGCCACCCATTCACGGCCGTCATATTCCTCAACGTACCAATTGACATCATCGGGAACACTTACAATCTTCAATTCAGCATACTCACCGTTAGCGTCAGAGCTCATGAGTTCAACTATTGAAATCAAGTGCTCATCGTCTCTTGGAATGCGGCGGCTGTGAAAATCAAGATCTGTTATGCCGGCCAGTTCCCGGTATTTATTCTCGGCCGCGGCACTGAGCCCAAAACCACCGTGGCAAGTGTTGATCACAACCTTGGTCATAGTTCATCCTCATACCAGTCAACAGCATCAGTTTCAATTACGACATGTCCAAACTGGAGTTGTCCGCCTTGTGAGCCAGTCACAAATGGCTCGGCAAACTCTTGAATAGCACCCAAGTCCAAGAATTGATCAAAATTGTCAACGTACTTTATATCGTCTAATCGAATACAACCGATACTTCCTGCGTCTACACTGTATGCATGACCGTGTTGATCATGATAGGTGCCGTCACCGTAGGCAGTGCTGTAGATGGCAAACCTGCGTCCATCGGGCAGTTCAAATTCGCCGTCAAGAATCCGTGGCTCTTTTATGATGATGTTGCAAATTTCACGCCACTCTTCATCGGCCATGACATAGCACAAATCACCAATGTAGTATTTTCCGGCGGGCATCATGTTAGTATGTCTCCTTGATGATGTCAAACTGTTCAGCAGGCCATTGGGCCTTGAACTCGTCTGTTTTGACGTAGGCATTGTAGTCCGTGGCATTGAAAAACACCTTGCGAAACACTGCCGTGTGCTTGCCCTTTTCAGTGATTGTGAGATAAACTGATTTTGCTTTGCCTGCCATTATGCTGTCTCCCGATCAAATTTACGTTCAACATCTGCCCACAGGGCAGGGTTCATCATGTCTGTATGGTATGCACAAATTTCTTCGGCATCCTCAAGCACCGAGCACCGGTCTACTGTGGTGCCAGCATACACACCTTCAACTGTTTCGGACCAACGAACCACGTCCCAACGTTCGGCTTTGTCATGCCATTCAACTGTGAATCTCATCATGCAGCCTTTCTAAAATAACCGTAGGGCAAGCCCTGGGTGAAACAAAAATAGTCGGCGTCGCCATTGGCGTGTTCAGCATCCATGAGCCAGGCAATCACACGCTCACGGTCGGCGCCTGTGTGCATGAGACTAGTAACACGATCTTCAAACTTCACAACAGCGTCGGCTTCAGCTGTCTTGCGGTCAGCCTCTTCACGCTGGATCACAGCACCAAGGCTGGCAAACTCTATTTCAAAGTCTGCAAAGGTCCAGCTGGAGGTGTCAACACCACGGGGACGATGGCCGTAAGCGTCCTTGTACATGTCCCAATAGGTGCATTGGGCTTGCTCAAGATCTGTCATGTCTTCCCAAGATTTCAACTGTTCCATTGCTGACTCCTTTTTGCTTTGTATGCCACTATTATAGCAGTTTGTGAATTATTGTGCAACCGATTTAACACGCACATCAGTGTTGAGTGAAGGTGTGTACTTTTGTATTAACTCGCGCTCTAACTTGTGTGCAACATCTTTGCCACGCACAATGTCCACGATTGCATAGTTTACAGCGGCTTCGCCTGCGGCACGAATTGCTTCGTACAGGTTCCAGCTCTTGTCTTCTGTGCGGGCGCGGTAGATGTGCTTGTTAACACGGCTACGAATAGACATGTTGATTGTGCGCTGAGTTTTAGCGGTAATACCAATGTAGTACTCCAATCCAATTTGGATTGTGTACACAATGTGGGTTCGATCAGTACGTTTCTTTCTTATCATGTGTGTATTATAGCATTTCGGGCATATTCGGTCAACCGAACGGTTGTACTACAAAAGTACTACTTTTTGGGTTTCACACCCGGTAATACTTGAGTACTATAAGTATTTGTATGACTGACTTGTACCACAGCATATACGAAAACGAAATATTTGTCAAGAGCCGTTGTATTTGGCACGAAAACACCTTGCTGGACTTTTTCCGCAGTCAGCTTATGGCCTTGGGTTACAGCGCCGCAGACCATAGCAACAAGGTATGGCGGCGAGGTGATCAAACTGTGATTACTTGCCTAGTAGATGATTTTACCACCTGCAACACCAACCATGATCTCAAACTGCCTTACATGTTTGATCGCAACACTGTGGTCATAACCGACACCTGGTGTGGGGCGCCTACTCAATATCAAGTGGCAACATTGCCCAACAGTTTTTTTGGTATCTATGCACATGATCCTGAACGCCTGGCCTGGCAACCCCAACGCAGGTTTAATTTTGCAGTGAATCGCCTGGATGCCAAACGCATGTTGATGCTGTTGGAATTGCAGTTAAGGTCAGAAGATCATCCTAGTGACCAGGATTACATCAATTTCAACTGCTGGTCATGGGATGGTGACAATTCCAACACACCTGGACTACAAGCAAACTTTCAACGCCAGTACCACTTGTTGGAATCACAATACAATGACGTATATGAGCACACTTACAATAGACTGTGTGACACAATGCCTTATGTCAATCATGAATTGTCACAGACACAGGTACATCGATCAGCCTGGATGAACATTGTGATGGAAACTTACAGCAGTGACAACACTGTGGCCTTGAGTGAAAAAACATTTAGGGCCTTGTGTTTGCCTGTGCCTTGGCAACTGTATTCAGGACGACACACTGTGGCCCGACTGGCCAGCCTGGGTTTTGACACCCTAGCAGACACAGTCACACATGGTTACGATTCCATGATTGAAAATCGCACAGCAGCCTACGGAGACAAAATGGTAGACTTTTTGTTTGAAGCCACTGAAAATGTACAGCAATTTCAACAGCAAGATATCACTGATCGTTGTGTTCAGGCCGCTGAACATAACATCACACTGTTACAATCCATGCAACAGCAGTGGCCTTCAGACTTTGCTGCCTGGTGGCCTGGAGTGCTGAAAAAATTACAATGAACATTGAACAAGCATTGACAGATAAATTTTGTATGTTTTACAAGATCAATGTTGACCCAATGCTACTAGCGCCTGGTCAATTGTTGTCAACGTCGTTGAATCATGTGAATCATTGTTTACGCACCCTGGGAGCCAACATTGCATCATGGCCCTGGGGAGATCAAGACGAAGCCACACGCCTGGTTAGAGTCAACTGGATCTATCAAAATCTACAGCAAGAACCCATACGAAAACCTATTCTAGTAGATCATTTGCACAGAGTCATCTGCGGAGATACTAGACTCATGGCCTTGTCTTTGTTAAAAGATCTCCCGGCTGTGAGTGTTGTAATGGTCTGCCCAGTGCACCTGCAGGATCAGTATAATCATTGGATACGCATACGCAACAATCAAGATCTTGTACACGCAGCGAATTTCCAGCCGGATGCACAGGTTCTGGTTGACATCAGCGGTGACAAAATCTGCTGGTTAGAAATTGGAGATCAAAGTACTGCTCACCATTTGCATGATCATGACACAAGAGTTGCAATGATGACCAACTACTTGAAGACTCAATCTGCAGAACTTGAGATAACTACTCAGTGGTGCAGCGACTCGATTGATTGGTCCAGATTCATATGATCAGACATTATTCAGAATTTTTTCAAAACACACTGACAAAGTTAGGTTTTGACGTGCATGGTGTTTGGAATACATTTGATCCTCCTTACAATCACGACACTGGGTGGCCAATCAAATTACCTGACATTGAATTCCGCGCCAGCACTTTGTTGGTCATGCACTTTCAAGATTTTGTCACACACAAAGATGGCAAAATTTTAGAACTCGAACAGGTTGAACAAAAATATCAACAATATGCCAATCAAGTGGTGGTGATTTATTGGCCACACAACCTCAAACACTACTACACAGGCCCAATCAAATTGATCGAATTCAATGTACACGAATATCAGATCTTGCAAAATTTACATGTTCGTTGGGACGAATGGCGACACATGGTATCCATGCCCAAAACCCTAGCCTGGCAATGTTTGAATGGCAGGATGTGTGCGCATAGATTTCAAGTCAAAGAGATTTTGCAACACTGGCCCAATGGCATACTCAGTTATCACGATGCTGTGCCTTTGAGCCAATGGGATTACAGCACATATCAGGGCACCGAGAACGAAGACAATTTCATACGGTTGCTAGATGTGTATGGCAGTTGTGCAGTAAACATTGTGACAGAAACTCAATACAACACAGCACCAGGCATAATCACAGAAAAAACTTTTATGGCCATGTTGGCCGAACAAATACCCATTGTGATTGGATATCCAGGCATTGTTCAAGATTGCATTGAATTGGGATTTGACATGTTCACGGACATTGTCGATGTATCTTATGATTACCTGTCCAATGATCAACGGATTCAACATGCCTTAGAAACAAATCGAGATATAATACTTGGCAAGATAGATCTTGCACCCTATCGTGAACGTCTATGTGCGCAACGTGAATTCTTGTTGGATGATTATCCCACTGTAATGGAGTTGCGTTTTATTCGTGACTGCGAACAACTCAGTAACTCAAACTTGTGATGAATCGTTGCATGTCTCCATGCAACACAGCCATCATTGCTTCTTTGCTGCCAAACATTATCAGTTTGTTCAGCTTGCGATTGTTGATCATGTAGTAGGGACAAGTCATGCGACGATCCAATGCAATTAAGTTTTTGGGTGTCAACAGTTTTTCTGGAAGATCAAATGAATAACTGCTAAGTTCCAACAAGTTCTCAAACACATAAAAACCTTCATATGTGAGTCGCAATCCCCCATCATCTCTGATGTTCTGCCACCAGGTACGCATGGCATCATCCAAAGTGGGCGCATCAGGATAACGTGTTATGAGTTCTTGAGTAAGGGCAAGTTTATTGAGCATTGGGATAAATTTTATCCCCTTGCGTTAACAGCACCACACTGAACTTGTCAGTTCGGAATTGTGTGTTAAGTTTGCGAGCTAGGTTGATAGCGTGTCCGGGGTTGGAGAAAGATACCTTTTTGTATTTGGGTCCAGGAAACTGCGTAAGCAAGTTGCTGGTCTTTAGATTGATAGGCTTGGTATCAAAGAACACTGCCCACACACCTTCCGAGGCCAGCACTTGTTCTGTCTTGTAGGTTTGTTTGTTTGTGTGCTCGATCAGCACTGTTGGCTTTGGTCTTGACATATTAAACTCCGTGTTTATTTATGTCAATATCTATGTACTTTTAAAACTACCCCCAGTGATCTGCACTTCCACTACTTCTGCACCACGTGCTTGTTGTTCACGCAATTGTTCCAATATTAGCAACAATTTGGTTATGTCTGCGTGTAAGTCTTTGGCATCTCGCATGGGCATCATGAAATCTTTTTGCCCACGTGCTTCGTGTGCTTTGACGTTGTCTACAAAACGATTTATGTGTATGCTCATTTTTTCAAGAAGGGAACCAAATTAGGTGCAGTCCAGCCCTGAGGCTTGAGCACTTTGCCATCCTCACGCTTGCGCACCTTGCCTGTATCTCGATCAATCTTGGCAAGGTTAGTGGCCATAACTTCTTTCCATGCACTTTCTGCATCTGCACCCATCGAATGGATAGCACCTATTGTTACAACCAGAATGTCTATAAGCGCATCCAATTGTTCTACGCGGTCATCCGATAATGTAGCTTCCAATAATTCTTGATGTTCTTCGTTAATTAAATTAATATACATTGCATACTGTAGTTCATTAGATGAGTCTACAGTTTGATCGCAAGCTCGCATGAACTTTTCCTGATCACGAAAGGGATTTGTCACGTGCTGCCTCCTGGGTATGAAATGGACCTTGATATTGATAGCGTTCCAACACAATCAGCTTGGGGTTGCGAAGCAGTTTCCATGCACGATGTTGTTTCACAGCATACCAACCTGCGGCATACCAAGACTTGGATTTGCTTTCTTTGGTAAACAATGGCAACCGGTGCTTGACGTCCCACATAGGATTGAATGCTCTACAACCTGTTTCAAATCCATGCACTTGATCTGGTGCTGGTTTAGTGGTTTTTTCTGGCGGCGCAAACTCAATGCCAACTTTTTTACGCACCATGGGAATGGTCTTGAACTTGCCCACTTGATCATTAATGCGCACAGTGTAGCCATCGGCTTCAGCTTCTAACGCACCAATCTTGCGATTGTCTTTTTTAAGTATCCAATACTTTTTATCAATTACTGGCTTGGCTTCGATCATCTAAAACTCCTTTGTGTGTTATTCGTCATAAAACAATGTGGTATTAATTTTTTTGACAATTCGTTCATAGAGATCAATCTTATGAACTTCCTTGATTTCATCTTTGATTTGCTGTGGTAATTGTTTAATATGGTCCAATGTAACCGGCGGGGTCTGTGGCCAGTCAATCCCTTTGATATCGTTATACACAGTGGTGATCCTATATCCTTCGGCTTGATTGAGTTTAAATGCACTTCCTATTTTGCATTGGTTCTGGTAAGGCATTTTTAAATACTCGAGTCTTTGGTCAGGACTAGATTTTTCAGACCATGTTAGCAACTGTTGAAAATATTTAATTTCGCTGGAATCCAAATCTTCTAATACAGAATTACTTAACCGGGCATTAACAAAAAAATATTTTGGATATTTGTCTAGTTTGGTTGAGTCTGCTAGATTACATATTTTTGCCAATAGGCCAAATTCAGAGTCTGACTCAAGAAGATTCATCCAAAAATCATAATATTCGGGCTTAGTTAGCCAGGCTGATGAATCACCTATCATAAGTATTTTCAACTGTCCCAGGGTCTCAAGCTGTTTGACTGCATCAGTTACTGTTGGCCATTTGCTGTTGCTGTAGTCATCTTGGCATATTAAGCCGTTAGTTGACAGATTATTTAGATAAAATTTTAGATCTGACAATGTGATATCAAAGTTTTTACTACCGTCAATATGGCAGTAAGAAAATTTAGGCCAATTAAATTGGCCCAGTATTTTACTGTCAACAGTCTTGAGCACAGATTTAGCTGCTGGCCAATGCTCGGTAGATCCAAAATGTGCTAATTCTGCAGGATCAACATCAAACACATAAAAGTCTCGACTATGCTGTTGTGACAACTCAGTCATAGCATATGTGCTACCACCAACACCAATCTCGCTTATTGCACCATCAAGATTTGATACTGCAAGATGTCCTAGATAATAAAACAACAATGTATCGCAGTATGACTTGAGACAACAAGAAATCGAATCTTGATTAGACAATTCTAAAAATTTACAATTATCTAGTATCATCTAGAACTCCTTTGTATGTCTGATTCATCCAGCGACCCATGGCATCTGCATGTTCGCTGAGCTTGTTGAGCTCGTACCGGCCACAGAACCGTAAAAAATGCGCACCTACCATGCCTACATCTCTGTGACTGATCTGCTCACGTATGGCTTCATCTACTACAGCTTTGATTGCATCAGGCTGTGCCGTTAGATCGATCAGAGTGCAATTGCGTTCATAGTCGTCCAGCACCTTGCGTTCCGTTTGTTCATGATCCATCCAACGTTGCAACATGAGATTGTTCCAGGCATAGCCACGCCGGCCACGATCTTCAAATGCTTCTGTTAGTCCCACTTGATTCTTGGTGCCTTTCACACGCACACCAGGGTAGGCCGAGAACACATTGTCACCTGGATCGCCACGCATGCACTTCAAGAACAGCACCCACTGTTGATAATCAACAGGTGGCACAAAGTTGGCATCGGGTTTGCCCACCTTGATCTTTGAGTTGCTCTCAATAGTAAATGCCAAGTTTTTGCCTTTTGCGTCTGTCACACCCGTGGTACTGAACAAGTGATCGTTGATGCCATTGTACAATTTCACATTGGGTGCAATCAACTGCACAAAGTCGGAATCTGAACTGACCACAACATGTTCATCCAGGGGGTGTAGTGCAATCCAACGTGCAATGATGTCATCTGCTTCTGCTGTGGCACAACGAACAACACTACAGTTGGTTTTTGTAGACAAGTATTTAGTCAGCTCATCATAGGTTTCCCAGAACAGTTTGTCCTCTTCTGCTTCTGACTCACTCATTTGCCCACGAGCCACAGCACGGTTGGCCTTGTAGGGTCGATAGTGATCCTTGCGCCAGCTTCGACCCTCTAATGCGAATACCACATGATCAGCACCAAGATCACGTGCCACTTTGTTGGCACTCATCAAGGTAAGATGTAGTGCAAATCCCAATTTGGTCCAAGTATCTGCGGCACGATGCGCTTGATGCCGCGCACGGAAAAACATGTTGCTTGTGTCAATCAGTAGATAGCGCATGTGTGGTTACCAAGTTGTGTTGTTTGATGTATTGTAACACATACTTGGCCCAAAAGCAATGTCCTTTGGCATCAAAGTGATAGGAATTTGGTGTAACCCACTCAAATCCGTTGTTTACAAGTACAGAATTGTAACTTAGATCTCGACTGTACGGACCAAGATAACTTTTACCAAAATCTTTTTTATCTGAGATATCACTAAATGTACTCCATCCGTTGTAAAACAAATGTGTTACTTTTTTGTCTGATAGTTCAACGTGCAGATTCCAGATTTTTTTATACCATTCTTGAGTCTTTGCCCAGTAATCGTGATTGGCCACATATTGCTTGTAGCGTAATTGTAAATCTTTTGGAATCCAGTCAGTTCCGCTGGCGTTAACCTGGTAATAGGTACCATTGTGCAACCACTCTTCTCGTTCCCAAGTAGTCCACTGTATCACAACAAAAACGTCTGATAAGTCTGTTTGATTATCTAGCCATTGCTGTGTGGTCCTAAGTATCCGGTCATTGCTGGATGCAGATTCTGCATCACACACCAAGTTGGCATCTATTTGTTCTGCAAGTCGGGTACACCAACTGGCTGCTAGGTTTACAGGATGTGGACGTCGATCAATACCTGCACCACCATTGTCCACAGCAAATGCATCAGGAACAACTGCTTCTGCAGCCGCGGTGTGGCTGCAGCCATTTGCATACAGTATCATCGCGGGCTGGGACCACCTGTGTCGTCAGCACCCACTGGTTCCCATGCTTCAAGTTTCTTTTTCAAGAGTTCGGCATTGACCACACGCTGTCGTAATTCACTGCTACTAAACGAATGATCGCGTCCATTAAAGTGTAATTCAATATCACGTTTGTGACAAATCTCGCGTCCAGTGAATTCACGACCTTCGTATTCCACACCTAGTATGCGCACGTCAATGGGCAGGATCAATAACAGGTCTTCTAGATCTTTTTCTGTGTTATAAACCCAGACTTCATCCACATACTTGCAGCCTATCAATTGCAGTTGTCGCTCCACAATGCTTTGCACTGGGCGATTCTTGTTGGGTCGGTCCAAGGTGGGATCATTTTGCAATGCGCAAATCAAGTAATCGCATTCTTCTTTTGCTTCACGCAACATGGCTATGTGGCCAGCATGTAACAAATCAAATGTGCTGGCAGTAAAGCCAACTCGTCGTCCATCCATCATAATCTATTTCCTTAACTGATCTCTGTGCGCCCATCGCCGATGTCTCTGGTTCGAACATATTGTGCACCAGAGTTACGAATGGCTTGTTCTTGTTCCCATGTTTCCATCACAACGTGTCTGCACACATTTTGGAACCACCGATCCACCAGATCCGAGTCTGCGTCTGTGGGTTTCATCATGTAACCAGCCTTGACCAATCTAGCAATGAATATCTCATTCCAGTCCAGTTCAAATGCGCCTTGGTGCAAGTTGTTGGGATCAATGTCCATGGTTACAATGGCCACATAAGGCTCACCTTTTTCAGTGGCAAGTTCTTTGGCGGTTTTTTCTGGTGCTCGGGGCACACGCAGAACCTTTTCTTTTTCCTCTTTTGCAGGAGGTTTTGTTTTAAATCTATCAAAGAATCTCATTATTTGCCCCATCCATTGCCCCAAAGATCAACGTGCAATCTGGGACTGTACCAGTAGCCACGCTTGAGTGCTTCGTCAGCAACATTGATCCTGTTGCCATCGTATACCGACACCACACCGCCCACTGGCATCACAAACACAGGACCACCAAACTCACGCAGGCGATATTCATCCACAGCACGATCCAGTTCGTTAAAGTCCGCAACCTTTTCCACCACAAACTTGAGATATGTCACACCGTATGTTTCGTAGTCCCATACCACGTCAGGCTTGATAGCATCCTCCCATGACTCTCCTGATACTGATAGTTTGGGACTTACACTGAAGGTGATCTCACCAAACCAATTGCGCAAATAGTCCTTGAACTCTCGCGTCAAGTCTTGAGTACCATTGGTTTCAAATGTGATGTGTCGCAGGCCACGTTCGTGCAACACATCCAACAACTCAGGATAGGCACGTTGCCAACCCAGCAGTGGCTCGCCACCTGTGATCACAAGATGCACAGGATTGCCATTGGGTTGCAGCCAGTTACCACGGGGCAACAATGCTGTCATCTTGTCAACCAGTTGTTCCACTGTATATGTGGGACTCAAGTGCTTGAAGTCTGGATGCCATGACGCATAACTGTCACAGCCTGTGTTCACTAGTGGCAGTTCTTCAAATGTCTTGTACAACTCCACAGTCTTGGCCACTTCGTCTGCTTCCTTACTCTTTTCTCCTGGCTTGCAACCAAATCCTGAACAGGTAAAGTTGCAACCAAACATACGCAAGAACACGCTGGGCACACCAACATAGCGTCCTTCACCTTGTGCTGAATAAAATAATTCTGATACTTTTAATTTCATAATCTTGTTACCTTTGCCATGCCCGACTTGCGGGGATCTTTATTTAGATTGATACTTTCTTCATGCATTTTAACACGGGTTTCTGTTTTTGTCACCCAACCTGGTAATACTGCATCCAAATAGGCCAAATGCTCCTCAGGACTAGGATGCGGATCGCCATTTCGATTGGGCCATCCAGTTTTGGCAAACACAGTTTTGTCATAGCCCGGCAAGATAGTGTCCAATACATCACTGTACAATCTCATGACATCTCTGTGCAAACTAATATCATCATTGGGCCAAGGACGAGCCATGAGTTCTACCATGCTTATGAATCGCCAGGTCAACCCTGTACGAGTTTCTAACAACGTTTTGACTGCCTTGATATATGCAAGGTCTCGTATCAAATACCCTCGCTCGTCTATGTGTGTTTTGAGATATTCTTTGTTGAATACGTTGGTTGCAAAATGCGCATTGCCTGGAGTGTGCCACCGTCCGTCAACATACCGATCTTCGCGATCTAAACTTGTCCAACAAACTATCACAGTATCGGCAACACCGAACTGATGACGTTGATCCGCTTCCATTACTGAGTTAAAAATGTAATGATTGCCGCCACCGGCCTGTCCCCAATTTTCAAAGTGATCAAATTCTGGTGCCAAGCAATCGGCCCAGGTGCTCCAACGATAGTTGGTAAAACTACACCCAAATGTAAACAGCCTTGACATCAGGTCACTAGTTGTTTTTTCTTAATTGAAAAAGCACCTTGTGCTTTGGCAGCACCTGCACCTCGACGTGTGCCCTTGACATTTTCAACACCAATGCGATCCACTGTGGCCTTGCCAAAGTTTCTACGTCGGGCAAAATAAAACAGTTCCAAGAAACGGTTCAAACTCATGGTCTTGTCTTCGGGAAAATCCAGCCTGTATGTTGTGGCAGTTTTTTCCAAGGGCTGATTGAAACTGAGATAATCCCAGATGTTGTAATCTACATCAAGATTCATGGGATATTGATTTCTATCATTGTACTTGATGTAGTAATTTCTTTGCAGTTTCATCAAACTGGCCAACAAATCTTCGGGCAAGTTATAACGTTGTAAAAACTTTTCCAGCACGTCATACAGTTCATCCACACGGTCTTCCTGGTGCATGTTCATACTTGTTCTGTGAATGATGTTCCAGCCATGTATTTCTACACCAATCTTGGGATGGTTGATTTTGCCAGTCATCATCCAGTTGGCAAAGTATTGGCGTGTTTCGGCTTCTTCTTTCTTCACCCATTCATTGGTCATAAAATACTCAAACAAATCTTCATAGTAATCATTGTAACTGATGCCCATGTACTTGTTGATGAAACGTGCAACTAGTGTAGCAAAGCCATTGATGTGGAATGTGGTTTGAAACCAGGAGAAAATCTGTGCATCCAACATAATGGGTGTGGGCATGTCCTTGGTGCCTGTTATGACATCAATACTTTCTTCAATGTGTTCCACACTGTAACTGCCGGCAAAGTAATCTGTCACAGGCTGACTGGTGATCTTGAACAGCTTCTTTTGCAACAGGTTCATCTCAGCATTTTCCAACAACTGTGCCTGGAACACAGTGATGCCGGTGTGCTGATTCAAGTCATACAGGGCATAGAAGTTCTTTTTCCATGTTTCCAATGTCTCACCAGGCAAGCCCAAGATCAGTTCTGTGTAAGCAGGAATGTTGCGTTGATCACACAATTCAAACACTTCGTTTAGCTTGTTCATTTCCATGTTCTTGCGACGAATGTTTTCCAGCACGTCATGGTCCAGACTTTGCACACTCAGTGTGAGGCCTTGATTGAAGCCACGTGCATCCAGCAGTTTCTTCACAATGTCTATGACTTCTTTCTTTTGATTCTTGGCCCAGGCCACACTGAATGTTCTGGGTGAGCCATATTTTTCTTGCATTTCAATAATCTTGTCTGCAATCATGCCATCACGTTCGGGGAACATGCCAAAGTTAGCATCAGTGATTGAGATCCAGTCAAAGTTTCGCTTGGCCATCCATTCCAGTTCTTCAAACACACGTTCAAGTTCAAACTTCTTGACCTTGTTGTAGGTCAGACTGCCCCAGTCACAAAATGTACAAGCATAAGGGCAACCACGATTGGTTTCCAATGTGCCTTGCCATGTGACTTCGGGATGCTGAGCTATCATTTGGTCAAAGATACCTGACAAATAAGGACTGGCTACTTCTTCCAAACTTTCAATGCGTTCAGCATCTTGTGTTTTTACTGCTTCGCCGTCTCTGTTGATCAATAGACCTGGCACTGTTTCCCAGTCTTGAGTTTCAAAATGTTCCAACACACGTTTGAAAGTTATCTCACCTTCATAACAAATCACAAGATCTATAAACGGTTCTTTGACAAACAATTCGGGATCAGTTATGGCCACTTCTGGTCCACCAAATATGGTCAACACTGAGGGATTGATTTCTTTGATACGTCGAGCCAGGGCGTAGTTGTAACGATGATTCCACACATACGTACTGAAGGTTACAATTTCGTTCTTGGCCAAGCGTTGTGCCAATGGCTCCACAGCATCTCTACGCCAAATCCAATCTGTAACTTCAAATTGTTCACGTATGCAAGGATCTGCCAGGCTGTAACTCCATACCACACCTGCTGAATATGGCAGGTAATATGCGTTGAATTCTTTTGGCCCTTGTTGAAAGTTGGGCTGAACAAAGGCTAGTTTATATGTCATCCTGTATTTACGTCATTTGGCAAAGTGCCGGTGTGGATTGTCAAATTGCACCATTTGCTTGTTGACATCATTCTGGGCTAATTTTTCCCAAGGATCTTGTGTGCCTTTGAATATGTTTGTAAAGAATTCAGTACTAATTCCTTGGTTGTGCATGTGCGTGGCCAACTTGACACAGTCCTGATGTCGTAGTTCAATCTGAGTCTTGCTGTGGAAATCTGCTTCGTCAAATGGACGTCCTTCTAGTGATGCACGTTCTTTGAATGTGGCATCGTTGTTGTTGCCCGTGATGTCAGCACGGTCATGCAACACCCAAACAGGTATGCGTTCCCAAATGTCCAACATGTAGGCCTGTTGACTGAGCCAGCCATCTTGCACACTGTGCGGACTGATATAGCCCAACAACTCATACCACTTGCGTGGCAGTATGGGAAAGATGCTGTAGGGATGATCCAAGTGAGTGTGGAATGCCAGCAGTTTGAATTCCCCTTCACGGTTCATAATCTCTGTGTCCCAACTTTTGGTCTCCATCACAGCATCATCGTTCCAGATCATCAGCCAACTAGCATCTGTATGTTCGGCCAGTTTGTTGTTGTACACATTGAGTCTATGGTAGCCCTGGCGTTCAAACTGCATGGCAGTATAACTGAGTTCTTGCTGGTCCAGCCATGGCTGTAGTTCAGTACGGAAGTATTCAGTGCCTGCTGCATCGTCATTGTCAAACGCAAACATCAATTGTAGTCGGTCAGGACGATCAGCAAGACTGATCAGGCTGCGAACACTGCGACCTAAACTTTCAGTGCGGCCTCGTGTGGCCAACAGCATTGCAATATCGTACTCAGGTGTCATGCAAACAAATCCTCATTCCATTCTCTATGGCCTTCTCTAAAAGCCATATTTGATTGTGTTTCTCTCACTTCTACTCGGTAGCACCACAAGCGTTGTGCCTCACCAGGCCCCCACATGTCGGGAATGTACACACCGTTCACGTACCGGTACAACTGATCAGCAAGACCTTCGCAGCCTAGTTTGGGTAATATAGTTAGCTTGGCAATGTTTCTGCGTTGCATTTCCCGGTAGAACTCCAATTCAGGATCGTCTTCTGCCACCAACAAGGTGTGATCAAATTGACTTTCCAACACTGCCTTGAGCTCTTTGAGTCCACCATAGTCAGCGGCCCAGTTGCGTGTGTCCAACTGATCTGTTCCAAAGTAGAACTTCATGGAGAAACTGTAACCATGTATCAAATTGCAATGGCTGTCTGCCCGCCACTGACGATATGCACATGGAAATGCATCGTGGTATTCTTTGGTACTGGTATATTTGTATTGTCTTGCGGACATCCAACGGTGTCCCACTTCATTTTGATCTTGTGTCATGCTTTTTCTCCTATGTTAATTATAGCATAGGCGGCAGAGTTTGTAAAGCGGGAATGACGCCAAGACCGCTTAAAGGAATACTTATGCTGGCAGTTGATATCCTGTGGCTTTGTAGTTGGCCTGTCCTGCAATAACTCCGCGCACACCACCCACAGGGTCAGCGCAGTCGCCGTTGCGTCTGGGAATCAAATGCACATGTGGATACATCACAGTTTGGCCAGCGGCTTGCCCCATGTTGATGCCTATGTTGAATGCATCACATTCTCCATCTCGGACCATTCTACGACCATGCCGCATGGCTGATTCAAAGCAGTCTGTTATCACGTCATCTGTATTGTATTGCGGCACAAACAACAAGTGTCCCGACGCCACAGGATATCGATCTTGGAACACAGAGACATGATAGTCGCTATATTCTCCAACCTTGAGGTCCCAAGGTGCAACTCCTGCGACCTGTGCTTGTTCTAATGTTTCATACTTCATTGATAATCTTTCTCTTTTCACCACGACGTCGAATATCCAGTGTAACACAATGCGGACCTGCTGCCCAAAAAGTTTTATGTCTCAATGATGCTTCATGACACGTAATACCCAAGGATGCCATGTGCTCAAACAGCACAGAATGATGATTATTAAAAATCACATTGTGTGGGTCAACCACCAAGACATTGGTACTGAATGAGACTATTTGCTCATAGCCTTTTGATTCATCTAATAGATGCTCCAAGTTTTCAATTTTTTTTTGTTTTTTTTCTGGTGGGAAATACAATTTGATTTCGTGTATGGTTTTGTTTTGCAGTGCTCTGGGCACAAATGAACGATCCACACAAAATACAGTGTCATCGTCGGTCATGAAAAAACCATGATCAATATGCCCCCAATTTTGTAGTGCATCACTGTCTGTAGACACAATGGTATTGTTAGGAAGATTTCGTTGCATCCATGCTAGGCCTAGTTGACTGCCCGGACCTTGAGTGTTGGTAATCAAATGCTCACCACATTTGAACATGGTGGCGGTGTGCCAAAGTAGATGTCTGGCATATAATTTGTGATAAACTATACGACCTAAATCTTTGTAGTTATCCATCCATTTTTTTGAGTCAGTCATGGGCCATAGATTGGGCATGGGTTGACTGATCCAATTGGACCCGTTTTCAAACAGCGTTCTAAAAATATCGTAATAGCTTCTGCCATCAAAAAATCTGTCAGTCATGCTGGTATATGTTTGATACACTGTGTCGCCATACACCAAGTACTGATCCCTAGGCACAATCGGGGCCATGGGAATATCAACTGAGAATGAAGATAAATTCACTGGCTGTTGATACTGATACACCCGGGGACGATGCACTACCACACCTAACTCTTGCAATAGTGCGGCTAGATTGTCAAGATCTTGTTTGGTTTCTTCCAACACATGGTTGAAAGCTGACTGAAGTTCTACTGGTATGGCCCAATCAAGATCGCCCGGTGCATAGCAGTCGCCCACTATGACTTCTTCCAGTGGATCCCAATCAGTCCATACTGCCATGATTATTCTTTTCTACCGCCAAACAACTGCAACAAATTCAAGAACAAGTTGATAAAGTCCATGTACAATGTCAGCGCACCACGTACTTCTACAGCCGCACTGGTCTCTACTGAAATTTCTTCGCGAATCTTTTGTGTGTCGTAGGCAGTGAGTCCCAGGAAGATTATGATAGCCAATGCACTGATTACCATCTGCATCACAGTTGACCCAATGAAGATGTTCACAATGCTGGCAATGATGATGGCAATCAAGCCCACAAACATAAACCGGCCCACACTGTCAAGACTGCGTTTGGTAAAGTAGCCATAGCCACTCATTACCCCAAACAAGATGGCTGCACTCATAAACGCTGACACAATACTGCCCATGGTAAACACCGCAAAGATCATTGAAAAACTCAAGCCCATGAGTGCCGCAAATCCATGTAAACACAACTGTGCCACAGGTTTTGTGGGGTTATTGGCCAGTACCATGCTGATACCAAATATTGCTGCCAAGGGTGCAAAAATCACAATCCATTTCAGCACGCCTGTAAAAAAGAATTGCAACAGTTCTGGAGTGGTACCAATCCAATAACTGACCAGCATGCTGACCAGCACAGCCACACTCATGTGTCCATATACACGGCCCATGGCCGAATTAATTTCTTCTGCTGCGCGATATTTTGTTTCATCATTGTCGTTGTAGTTTGTGCCAAACATGATATCTCCTTAAGACTCAATTTCCATTGTGTTCCACTCTTTGACTACATCCAGCATTTCTGCTTCCGTAGCACAAAGAACTTTGGCGGTTTTCCAATCGTTTTCTTTGTCTCGTCCGCCTACTTCCACCATAAAACCATTATCGTAACGATTTACAGTGATGGATTCGTTTACTTTGTCCAGTTTGCTTAATTTCTTAGCCATGCTCTTTCTCCTTAAGTTAATTCTAACACTCTATATTTGCTTGCAGGATAGTTCTCCTGCAACCATTCCAACAGCCCTGGTTCCCAAGGCAGTTTGATTTCGCCTGTGATATTGGTGATATACATTATTTGTCCTCGTTTAATTTGGTTAAAATACCTCTATCCATTCAGGGTATAGATAATTTTTAAGTACCCTATTTCCTTTTACACTTGGGTGAGTGTCGCGTTGCTTGAAATAAGTTGGATGTTGAATATAAAAATTATTTTTCGATAGAACAAAGTCAGATAGCACTAGCCATTCATCTAACAAGTCTGATCTATGTTCTTTAATGAAAATTCCAATTTCTTCCCAATTGTGGTCCTGATTGAATATAGATTCAACATGCTTTTCACTAAGTAAACTGCACCAACTTGGTACAGCGCAAACTAAATTATCTAACCCACTTACAACACTGGGGTCTAAGTCGCACAATCCACCAATTAAATTAATTTTAATTTTAAAATTGCCAGCCAACCGGTCAGCTCTTTGTAAATTATCATTCAAAATATTATTAGCTGCTTCCTTAATGGTAGTCCATGTTTTTATATTAGTGATATCTATATTTCTTAATGGGTTAGTCAAAATCCAATAAAATGTATCAGTGTAATCAGGGGTATATCTATTTAGGAATTTTTCATATGTGTCCAATGCTTGTGACAACGTGCTATTGCAACGGGATAAATTTGCTGATCCCAGCTCATTATCATGATGTAAAGATGCTATAGTAACAAAATTAGCACCAGTCACTCCCCCGTCTGTCCAGCTTCCTATGCCCCAACTATCACCAGCAATAACAATCATCTTGATGCAAACTCCTGTTGTAGTTTGATATTGTCCATGAACTCTTTTTTTACACCGTCGTCCGTTTTGAAAGCACCACGCAACACAGTGGTCTGTGTAAGGCTGCTATGTGCCATGATACCACGATTCTCACAGCATCCGTGTGTGGCCTGTATGTACACGCCCACATCCTTTGATGCAGTTGCGGCCATGATTTCGTTGGCTATGTCTATACACAGTTCTTCCTGTAGTGTACCACGCCTAGCGCACCACTGAGCAATGCGAGTATACTTAGATAAACCAATGAGCTTGTTGGCAGCGATGATTCCAATATAGGCGACCCCACTAACTGGTTGATGATGATGACTGCACATACTGCGAAGTTCACTGCGTACAACCAGCATGCCTTCATAACGGTCTTGCGAATCATTTGGAAATGCTGTTGCGTCTGGTGGGGGTTCATATCTTCCTGCCATTATTTCGTTGTAGTACATCTTGGCCAAGCGTCTTGCTGTGCCCTTTGAGTTGGGATCATTCTCGCGATCAATCAGCAATGCATCCAACACACCTTCAAAAGCCACTGTAGCTTCGTCAATGAGTTTTTCTTTCACAGCGTCACTCATGTAATCGCTGATGTTGTCGCCAGCCCAGAAGCGTTGACCTCGTGCCTGCATTTGTTCTCTAAGCACTTGTGATAAATTTTTGCTGGTACTCACTGTTTGTTCTTCATCATTGCTGACATATACTTTATCGTAACCCATTTATTTCTCCAATGTGTGATTGTACACTATTTAGACTGTACGGTCAAGTGTTTTTAATAAAGTCTAGAATTATTTGGGCAATTTTCTCATGTCCGGCCTGATTGGGATGGCTGATGTTTGGATAGACATAAGGATTTTGGTCTTGATATAGACCACGATCAATGTCCATGTCAAAGCCAAGATCATCTTTCAAACTGCGTTGACCTTGCCCGTATATCGTTGTAAGATCTACTTCAGGCCAAAAGTCAAAGTTTTGCCATCCGGCAATGTAATAATCTTTTATGCGGTATTTTTTACATATGGCCTGACAGGTTAACACTGTAGTATTGATTCGCAGTGCAGTGTCAGGGGCACTGTCAAAATACCTGTAGTGCATGTCATTACAACGTGTGGCCAAATCTCTGTCGTGGCCTGGGGGGACCACAGCACCAGTTGGTGTCCAAAACCACCAACGATTGTCTACCCAGGTCATGTGACGATGTTGGCTGGTAAGAAAAAATACCGCTGTGTGTTCATAACCGTTGTCACGAAACAGTCGAGTTTGATCTAAAAACGTTTTGAGTTGCACAATCAAGTGTGTCAAACTAGATCCAGGTGCAGCATTGTTGTATACTCTTTCTGCTGGCAACATCTCAGCCAACAGTGTGCCATAGTTCTTTTCACCAGGCTCTAGCTCTGACCCCTGTGGCCAACTGTCACCAAACACACCCAATATGGTCATAGCAAATTGTTTTGATTGATCCAGGGCATGATCACTTGATCCACAAATTTTTCGTGCTGATCGGGCCTGGGATGAAAGTTGTTGACACCGTCAATTGGGCAAGTTTCTTTGACCCATTCATGTTGATTCTTGACGGGCAACCATTTGGTCCAGTCTATCTGTTCCCAAAGCCACGCACAGTTGGTGTTGTTTTTGTAGTAGTCATTGAAAGTGTTGGCAGCGGCTGTGGTCATAAAGTACTTGACATTGTGTAACTTCAAGAAATTCTGCAGATTGATAATGTGTTCCAGCGTGTAAATCTGTGCTGCTACTTCGTTATGATAATGTCTGTACCAAGGTGCATTGTGTGGGTGAGTCCAATGCGGGTTACAAATAACCCAGCCACCGGGTGCGTTGTCGGCTACTCTAGTGGGATTTTCGATCCAACCATCCATGTTTGTAGTGAACTCAATAGGTTGCTCAAAATAGAAATCAAATCTATCTCGACCAGTCCACATGATACCCACTGACAAATCTTCAGCAGCGTGTGTTTTCAACAACTGACTCACACGATATTGAACTCTTCTGCTGATCAATCCGTTGCCTTGCGATCCCATGGCCTCACTGTGATGTTGTACTCCATCTAGACGTTCTCTAAGAAAGATGGGCCATGTGCGGTTCTCAGGATTGTGATTGACGTCCCAGTTTATGCACTCACTGAAACTGCATCCTGCTGTTACCAAAACTTTATTGTTCATTGAAATCCTTGATTGTGTGTTGAAATTGCAGTTTCACTGTTGATGCATGCTGCAACAACATATTGAAATTATTGTTGAGTCTATCGTGTATATTATCTCTCAATTGCTGGCACTGTGATAAATCCATGCTGTGATTTAATCTTTGTGTCTGATCAAATATCTGCGCAAATCTTTGCTGTTCATCAACCACTTGATCATAACTGTGATTCACAATGTCATCAAACATATCAAATCCCAGTTTGCGTACTTCGGCAACTAGGCCGGGAACTGCAAACCAAATGGGAATCTGTCGTAGTCCGAATGCCTTGAAAGTTTTTTCAGTTATAAAAATACTGCGCCATATACCAGGATCAGTTTGACTGCTACTTTCTACCACTAGGTTAAACAAACAACTGTGGAACACAGGGTTGGTTTGCACATGCTCAATGTTGTTGGTAGCACGATCTATGATGCCATCTATTGTGATGGGAATATCACAGTCAGGAAACAGGTGTCGATAGTTGCCTAAAACTTCGGGATGGCACATTGAACCAAAACTGAATCTGGCATCAATGTTGTTGTCTATCAACCATCTGGCAATTGAGGCTCTACTGGGGCTGGGTCTACGCATCAGGCATAAAAATTTGTGATCTAGCACAGAGTTGTACAGCACAGATTGTAACAATGGCAACCATTGCCCCAGTACTACCAACCAATTTGGCATGCTCACAGCCTGGTAAGGCAATGCAGTCACATCAACACTAGTGTTGAAAACTACCAATAAATCTTTCACTGGCAGTTGTGTTAAAAATTCAATTAGATCATGTGCCGAATTGTTGCACTGTCCTTCGCATCTAAAATCAACCACCAACTTGTTGGCCTGCAGGTCTGTCAAAGTCAACCCACTGTCCTGCAGATCTTGATTGAGTTGTAATTCAACATCAGTGTCTCGATTGATGTGCAACGCACCGTATTGCAAGGTGTTGGGATATATTCTAAAAATGCAGTTCATGACTGTATAATGATTTGTCTACAGTCAGGATATGGCACATGCCGTGGGGATTGGCTTTGATATTGATCCAACAGTTGTTGGCCACGAACTGCTTCTTCTATTGTGGGCCGATAATGGTAACCAACTCGAAAAGTTTGTTGTGAAATCCAGGGAGAAACTGTCAAATCTCTGCCATCATAACGCATAGCCAACAAGGCACGATAAGCCTCAGCATCATTCAACAGTATGGCACCACCACGCCCTATGGGCAAGGGTTTGTCATGCCCGAAACTCAAGCACTGCATTTGCCCTGGGCGGTACATGCCGCTCTCTAATCGTCTGGCACTGTCCCATATACGTGTTTTCTGAAATGAATACTCGCCCACCCAACGCTGCCACGCATGATCCAAGTACTGATATTCAATCGCCAGTTTGTGCATGAGCATGGGTATGCTCAAATAGGTATATGGAGTGAATTCGCAAGATTCAACACCGTCATACCGCATACACAGTTCAATGGCATGGGTACAACAGTCAGTCATCACAGCATATGGTGCGCCAGTGAACTGGGCCAAGGCTGTTTCGAACGCAACAATCTTATCGAACATATTTTTAATCTGTTAAGAAATTATAAATTTTATCAGCTACAATTTGATGGCCTTCTTCAAGGAAGTGTAATCGAGGCCCAGTTGGTGTCCCAACCGTCCATTCTTGCATAGATTCTGTTGGCCACCCTAAGAATGTTCTAGTATCAATTTTGTCAATGAGGTCTTTATTTTTTTCATCAAACCTAATAGGTGATTTGTGATTAATAAACGTATCAAGCATTACGTATTTTTTGTTATAATATTTTAAGTAACTTTGAGTCAAAATTATTTGTACAAGATATTGTTGTCGATACAAGTACTCATCAACATGATGGCGGTTGATATAATCAATCAATGTGCTTCGAAATTTAGTAGATTGATCTGGGATTCGATATTGATTTTTACTTGCACCAGGTATAGTTTCCCAAACACTATATTCGTCGGCAATTTCTATGCGATCAAATCCGCTCCAGGCAATAACAGCTAAATCGTAATTGTCCACTGGTTCTTCCACCAATGACCGTACCATTTTAATGTTGCCACTACCAACTACACCTCGATTGATAATGCCATAATTTAATTTGTCGGCCAATAGATTGCCCCAACATTTAGTGCGATCCGCTAACTCGTCACCGTATGTAAAACTATCACCTATTACCAGTAAATTTTTTATCATTTTTAATCTATCCAATTAAGTTGCACAACTTCAAGGTCTAAATTGTTACATGGCTTTTCAGTTGATGTAAAAATAAGCATTGATGGGTCGTTCATTACTGTACCTGTGACATGGTGCCTCCATCCAAAAAAGTTAGTTGGCACATAATCATCAAACCTGGCAGTATTTAATAAATTATCAACTATAAATTTTTGATCACCTATACTTGGCTGTTGCGGAGTCGGGGTACTACATTGTTTTATAATATTATCCTGGTCACTGATATACTTGTTATATAACAAACTGTAATCACCATCCCAGTAAATAACTGAACTATTCAACACATACTTATAATATTGTTGGCCAGTAACAGCATCAATTTCTATTGTATAAGGTTCGTTGGGCATCAACAATAAGTCTGGTGGCAAAATTTTTACTACCTCTGTCAAGTTCTTGCATATAACAACATCCAAGTCAATATACAAGCAAGGTCCGGCAAACAATCCTGGACGAAACATGTCTAATTTGTTCCACCAGCCCCAAGAATCTGTGGTCAGTGGAATAATACGGTAGTTGCATTGCTGTTGATTTAAATCATTACTCAAGCATACAAATTCAAATGGGAGATGAAGATTACGAGTAATTGCGCTGTGCAGTCGATCTACCCACATTTTAGAATATACAGGACGTTTCCAATTAGCTGGATCAATTGTGCATACACAAATTACCGTTAACATTATGCGCTCAAATGATCATGTTTGATCTCGTGCAAATATGATTGACCTAATTTATCAGCCATTGTATTTTTTAGACGTATACGTTTGTTGTTCCAATCTCGTATCAGAATGGCTCTGCGGCCAATTTCTTCAAGTGGCAATTGGTGCTCCGTGCCAGATTTTAATTCTTTTTCCAATGCCCAAATTTCATCATGTATTTGATACAGCATCTTTAATTCTTCTTGTACCAAATTGAGATCGTAATTGATTAATTGATGTTGATAAAATATTAACTCTTCTTGATTTTTCGAAGTTTTTTCAAATTTCAGTTTGGCAATGCAATACCTGTCAACTAGTTCAATAATAGGAAAAATCGGAGTCATACAAATAATGTTTCCATGGTCATAGGATTGTCTAGTGCATTTTGTATTTGAATATTATTTATATTAGGCCTGCAAGGTTGACAAAACTCAACACGAGTTTTATTATAAATTTCATAATGTCGTTGATTCAACCAAGAATCTCTAAAATCACCCTGATCCCAATTTGCTAGTTCAAATTGTGAGTTTCCTTTGCCTTCACAACAAGTGTATATTTTTCCATCAGCACAAAACACAGGAAACTGAAACATTTGGTGGCATTTTTTATAATTGCGTGGCAATGTTTTATTTGTGTTAATATGATATAGCACCTGGTGTTGATTACTTAGCTCAGCTATTAATGCAATGATTTCTTCTGTGATCAAGTGTGCCTGATTGTTGACAATAACCGGCCGGAAATAAATTTTCCGGCCGCCCACACGTTTAACCAACACAAACAGATCATTCATAGCATCAATATTGTCGTTGAATGGATTAAGCAAGCACTTAAAATCTACGTTTACTCCAACATCAATCAAATTACGTGCATTATCAATCACCCGATCAAACAAACTTTCACGGGTGAGACTATGACGAATTGTTTCATACAAATCCTTGGTTCCAGCATCTATGTCTATACCAATCCAGGAAATCTTACGTAGTTTTTCAACAGAAACATTATCAAGTAAACAATTTAAATTGCTGCCATTGGTAGTAATGCTGGTCAAAAATCCTAAATCAATAGTGTGTTCAATCACACTCTCATAGTTGGTTAGTATAGTAGGCTCACCACCACCAGGATATGTAATGGTGTGTAAACTTCCATAACTGCGTGGACTATGTTCTCGCCAAGTAACCAGTTGATCCAATAGTCGAATATATTCTGTGTATTTTTTTTGTACTGGTTGCAGTCTGCGAAAATCTGCAGAGTTACAGTAATAGCAATCTTGATTGCATACGTTGGTTAAATCGATATCTACCTGTGCGGGTATAATCTTCATTGTGTTCTGGTTCTGAATCCAGTGTGCTATTTCAGCATGGTTATACATGATATAATTTTATCTCTATATTGGATGCCAAATTCTTCATTGAAGAATTTTTCAGCGTTGTTTATTCTGCGTTGTTTTGTATTATTGTAGATTTCTGCAATATCTTGACTGAGCAAATCTTCAATCACTTGATGAATTTTTTGCAATCTCGCCTGCCAATTGGGTTCTGAATCATAATACTTATGGTCGATGTAATCATCAAATGTGTCAACCCCGATATCTCTGAGATGTGCGATTATGTGCTGATACCCTGCCACCAAGAACAGTTGTGCGCTGGCTATAGGTTGCCAGGTTTTTTCTGTCATATAAAAATTTTTCATATCGGTTTCTGTTACCAGATTGATATAACTATCAGAATGCGCTGGGTGATTATATGGGGTTCCGATCCCGTTGTTGACACTGTGTCTTAATGGAAACTGATGTTTAATGCTGTCCCATTTTTGTGTTATGTTGAATGGTGATAACTCTGATTTAACTAATCGATCGTCTGTATCATGTTCGACTGGTTGATCTGAGTACAATGTAATTGCAAAATCACTTATGTCAAACCGTTCTTTAAGCAAAATGTAATTGTAAATTCGGTGCCATCTGGTGTTTCCATTCAAACACGATATTTTGTATTTTTTAGGCAACTGTTCTACATTTTTTTTGTACGCAGGTTTCCACATGCTTTTTACAACATAGCAATAGTGGGGATAGTAAATCATTAACGGCTTACTGTCAGCAGGATTATAAGTTAATTGTATAAAATTTACTCCAGCCTCAGATAGTATTTCATAACATGCCCAATAACCCATACGCTCTCGACTGAAATCTGCAATCACTAAAGAATACTTTTTTAAATTAATCAACAATGATATAATTGTTTTGTTTCTTGCAGAATCTTCAAGGAAAGCCCACGGTGGCAAATAGTTAAAATAAAAAATTGTGTGTTTGCCAACAGTGTAGATTTTACCTTGATCAATACCGACGTCAACATTTGATAATGCAACCATATCCTCAAACAGTTGACTAATATCAGTCACTTGGTATACCAGTTCCATGCGTGTTGGATCATGTGGTACAATTCAAACTGTCGCCAATCCGTGGCCACCATGCCAAATTTAGCAGCACTGGCTGTGAGCACAGCAGGATCTCCTGGTCTAGCCTCGCCCATTACGACTTTCAATTTCTTCCCAGTCACACGTTCAGCCGCGGCAATGATTTCTCTGTTGCTCGTACCTGTATTGTTGCCCAAATTGTATACGCCAGGTTTTATCTCAGTGTCAAGGGCCATGACATGTGCTCGAGCAATGTCTTCCACATGCACATAGTCACGCACACATGTGCCATCCGGTGTGGCAAAATCCACACCATTCAATGTAAATTCTGTATCATCTCTAAGGGCTTGTAACACTCGGGCAATGATGTGTGTAGCATCTTCAGACTGGCCGTGTCTGGCTTGGCTGTCAGCACCGCAGGCATTGAAGTAACGAAACGCCACATAGTCCAATTTGTAGGCCTTATGATATGCTGCCATGATGCGTTCTACCATGAGCTTGCTGTCACCGTAAGGCGATATGGGTTCACAAGGATCCACTTCATGGCACGGAGTCATTATGGGCTCGCCATACACTGCGGCACTTGAACTGAAAATAACTCTGGTCCGGGGCATGCTTCTGCGCACTTGATCCAACAAGGTGAGTGTGTTCACCACATTGTTTTCAAAGTAACGACCAGGATGCCGGATGCTGGGTCCAACCAGGCTGTTGCCAGCACAGTGAACGATGGCCCGGGGTTCATGTATCAGGATTTTGACTAAAGAATCTTTGTCAGAAAAGTCTTTTTCAATATAGTCGTCGAACACTGACTTCAGCCGCTTGGGGCATTTGGCCTTGTCAATACCCACCACACGATGCCCTAAGTCGGCTAGCATTAGTGCAGTTTGTCCGCCAATGTATCCACCAGCACCTGTGACCACTATAGTTTGTTTCATGACTCAACCTTTGTCACATGATACTTGGCTTCAGCCACATGGTCACGGTATCTCGTGCCCGCCCGATCCCAATGCTCACCATGACCACACAGTATATCAACCACACGATCAACAGTGCCATTGTTCCAGTTAGATATGAGGCCCATGTTGTGATGAGGTTCTCGCAGGAGATTTTGCATCTTGTGATATGCATCATCAATCGACCACGGAATGTACAGTCTGTTGGGATCGTTGGCAAAGGTTTCGGGGAATGACCGGTATGCCGGATATAACACATTACAGCCAATAGTGTCAGCCTCACTGACCGTATTGCTGACCCAATCTTGTAGAGCACAGTTGAACAAAACTCTAGTGTTGTTGAGATGCGCATAGTATTCATTCTTTGTGATGTTGTCGTAGATTTTGAGTTTGCCAGCTGCTTCCATTGCTCTAGCACGAGTCACATACTCAGGATTGTTGCTACGTAATTCACCACCTGAGTAGATGGCAAACTCGCATGGTTCCGTGGTTAACTCACCATACATTTCAATCAGGTCCATAAAGAAACCTGGTTGCTTCTCTTGGTCAAAACGTGCGGCAAAGCCCACACGCCTGGGACGATCTGCAAATGGTCGAATATTGCCAGAACCGCCAATGCGTTCCAGCACTTCCTCTTTGCCAAATGCAAGACCGGAGATGTTGTAGATTGGACAATCCCATCCAGCAACTCGCATGTGCATTACCATTTCTTCGTTTGTGGCAAGTACAGCACCGCCAGAATCACACACTAGTTCGCACACCATTTTCTCATACAAGCCCATCCATTTCTGCATGCCCCATACATGAACAAAATCATCTGGGTCAATGCTCTGTGCAAGACAGCGGACATAAATCTTAGGCCGTAAAGATTCTGGCACTTGATTAAGTATGTACGGCAAACTCTCAATGCCTGGTTGGAACATGTCTTCAAAGTAGATCACATCTTCGGCAGTGACTTTGCCTTGTTGCATCATACGAACCAGATTCATCAGTTGACTCATGCCAAAGTAACTGCGACCATGTGCATCCAAGACCTGTCCAACCACAATCTTTTGACTGTTGTCTAAGGTCTCTCCTGGCACATAGACTACATCTAGGCCACGCCGATCAAACACACGCCGGTTCCATTCTGTCAGTTGCAGTGTGTAGCGAGCTTCATAACTTTCAAGGCCCATGTAATAAAGTTTTCTCATTGATTTACTTTCTCTAATAGTGTATTAAACAGTATAGCATCAGTTGGAAATATGTCAAGTCCGTCACAGCGAATCTCGTAGCCTTTTGCTCGTAATCGCTGTTGAACAATGGCTTCTGCAATGATATTTACTGGTGGCCATACCAAAGGTTGGTTATTGATAGAGCAATCAACAATACGGTCTAACAAATTAAACTCATCCACAATGTATTTTTGTGCCCGTTGCCATTTGGTCACAAATTCTGACAGATCCTTGGTGTTAGTCAATCCGCAGTGATTGATTATTTTCAGCAGCGAATCCTTGGTATTGTACAGTATATCAATATTGGTGAGTTTTAACCAACTATCGTCTACTTGATTTTGAGAATCAATAAACTCTTGCACATATCCTGGGTAATATATACTGAACCATTCTCTCAGTTCCCACGGTTTCATCTGAGACCAATGTGTGTAGTCTTTATTCCAGTTTAGAATATTGTGTTGATTTTCTCCAACAAGCATATCCAGTCCCAAATTTAAACTGACACAAACTTTATAATATTTAAACAATAGATTTAATTCACAAGCACGTAGATCAGGTTGAAATATCAAAATCTTTGTGTCATCCTTCCAAGATTTAATCAAAGAAAAATGGTCGATGATTGCTGGAAATTTGAATTCCTTAAACGGATATGTTGGTGTGGTAATGGTTTTGCTGTTAAGAACGTCCAATTGAAGAAAATTATCTATTGTCGCAATATCACCCACATGTTGTTCCTTGCGAAAGGAATGCATGGACCCGTCATCTAAAATTTTGGCATCAATTGGTGTGCTATGATCAGTGTAGTCGCGCAACACTGCTTCTATGGTACTACCAAAAGATCCACAATCAAAGAAGACGTGTATCATGTTAGATATTTCTATTCAAACGACGAGTATCCTCATCCCACATGTTCTTGGCATACTTGCCAGCATGCCACTTGCTGAACTGCTGCCAGGCATAGGTTTTAAAATTGTATAGATCCGCTTCGTTGTAGCGGTATCCATAGTCCTGACAGAACTCTTGGAATATTTCCAAGTCTTCAAAAATCTCTGTGACTTTAGGGTTGGGTTTAAAAGTAGGTCTTGCCATGGGGTTCTCCTTAGATGACAATGTTGAGGTTGGGTTGAGTAAGTTCGTATTGGATCAATGCACCATTTTCGCCGTCTTCCGACACTTCGATATGTACCACACGACCAGGATAGCGTGAAGCTATCTGTATATATAGGTCGTCTGCCATCATCTCACAACTTTTGTGGTCAAGACTTAGAACGGAACTGTCACTGTTGTACAGCGATTCGCACCAGCGTTTGAATTGGATGAATTCAAGGTCTCGGTCGTTGTGGAACACATCAATCCACACCCGGAAGTGAAATATGTGACGATGAGGATACCCAAGGAATTGTACATCAGCAAGTGCAGGGTCTGTCAAGGCAGCAGGATATTTGTGGATGCCTTCTCGTTGCCAGGTAATCCAAATTTGTCGCTGTGCGTGTTCCATCACACGATCCACTGTGGCTCTTTGTTCTTGGTTCATGATTTTAAACTTTCGAATGTTATAATTTTGCTTAGTGCTGTGCCAAGATTTTCATCTTCGTGTACAATGTGCAGGTCACAGTGATGTTGATCTTTGCGTTCGTCATATCTGTTGTACTCTACCATCATGCCACCATTGGCACGATACACAGTAAAACTCATTCTGTGCCGACTGCTGCCAATGCTGGCACTGTCATGACTCTTTGAGATACCGGTGATGCTGTTGGATAATCTATCTGTTTGATACGTTGTTTCTTCGCGGCTTCTAATGCGCTTGGCACGTTTCAATATCCAGTTGTCTAACCATTTCATAATTTACTATCGCCTCTATAGTCATCCCAACTAGTAAATGTCTCACGGCTCATCAGACTGTGCAGACTATGGCACCAGACGCCGGGATTGGTAGCGTCAAAGTCCTTGTCATCTATTTTTAACATTGTATTATAATTCCACAGTTTTGTATACGGTACACTTACTCGAATCTGTGGAATAAAGATCATGCTTTCCCATCGTTGCCATTCCAGTGCGTCTTTGGGGTCAAAACTGTGGTTAGCACCAAAGAAGATGTGCTGTTGAACTTGAAGTAGTCTAGACCCAATACTGTCAACCGGCTGAATGCCCACAACAAACAGCGTCTTCATGCCAAATGCAGGTGTGCGTTCTACTTCGGTTCCTACAAAGAAGTCAACATTGTCATGTCCTTCACGTTTCATACTGATTTCTCCAATTGGTCTAGTTGCGTTTCGTCAAAATCTTCTTGTTCAGTTTGCTCGTATTCAAACAGTGCATTGAACTGTGTACGTGCGTTCTTGGCCTTCTTGCCTTTGAAACCACGTGTGCCCACAATTTCCATCCAGTAGTCACTATAGTATTCAATGATGGCTTCTGACTCTGCCCGTGTGGGTGCGGCAAATATGGCTTCCACAATGTCTTCAAACTTGGCATAGTCGCCAGTGCTACGGCGCATCATGGCAGGATGTTCACCGGCATCAAAGCGTCTGTTTGCTTCTTGCACAGCAGTCAAGTGCATCCAAACATTATGGCCCATCAGCAGGGCATAACTAAAACTGTCCCATGATGTCTTGCCCCATTTGCCATTTTTGTTCACATCCGGCAGCACATCATACAAGTCGGGATCACGGAAGTTTTCTTCTGTGAGCACAACACCAGGCTTGGGTGTACCAGCACGATAGATGCAGATATCCTTCATGGTAAACATGTCGCTGAGTGGTGAGTCTTCCCAGCGTGGATAAATGCCATCTGCCACAACACCATCCGACCATCTGCGTGTGTCTGTGGCATACTTCTTGTCGTCTGCTGACGGAGCCATTCTATAACTCCACTTGGAATCATGTTCAAACACATTTTCAAAGTACACCTGACCATTGGCTGTGGCGAGGAATGGGCTGGCACAATCAAAGGAGATAGAGAATGCGGGATTAACGTATTTTCTAACTGCCCTTTGAATCACGGTGAGTAGCACAGCCCATTCCAACTTTGATGTACCCAAGAAGTGCATCCAGTCATGTGTGCCTTCTTGTAACAATCCATCATATTTGAGTGCAATCAATCTACGCAATACCAAGTGTACATCACACATGTTTTGTCCACCCATGGCCCAGCCATCAAAGTGTGTGTCAGGATACACAGCAGGATCGCAATACTGCTTCATGGTTTGATACCATGTTTCTGCTGACGTGTGATTATCGCCTTGCAACACATTCAAGAACCGGGCACCACCATTGGCTTTGCCACGGCGATGTTTCATAAAATATTCATTATTGAACTTGGTGGCATCCACTGCTTCTTCCAGCGTTTTGATACCGCAGGCCTTTGACGCTTTCTTGTCGTGTATGACCCAGGTGGGAATATCAAGAATCATGCCATAGTCGCTGATGGTATCCAGCCACTTCAAAATACTGCTACGTTTCTTTTCGGCCTTGGCACAACCTGAATTGGCTTTCCAATCACCTTCCCACAGGCCTTTGGCAATCTGGAATCCACCCGAATCGCCCAGCATGAACGTGCCAGGTTCACGATTGCGAACCATGTCTTCACTCCAGTCCTGCTTGGTCAAATCCAAGTTGGCATGACCACCCGAATACAAACTCCACCGGTAGGGAAACAATGCTTTTTGACTGTTGAGCCAGTTCATCTGTTCCATGTCTGTCAGCCCTGCAGGAAACCTTGCAGGATCCACATACGGTTCGTTGCGTTGCTTGCCCACAAACGTGGCATAGAAACCTGATATGGCTGGTAAGAACACAGCATAATCATTTTGTTTAGCGGTTAGGTTATCCTGCAATTCGACCCCACTTGATTTTCAACCAAATACGTTCGTGAATGAAATAATCTACACTGAGCATGATGTGCAAGGCAGTGGCAAATCCTGTGGCCGATGCAATGTCACCAGTAAACAACCAAGTCCAAAATATAGTAAACAACCATGCGGTTATTCTATATGTGATCATTCTTGTTACAGTTCTAGCTTTGGTTTCCATTATTTGCTCTGTGCAGGTAAAATGTAATTGTAAACAGCCACACCCGAGTCCACTGTGATCTTGGCAGCACCATCATCACTAATGCGGATGGTCTTGTCCCCGGTCAAGGCCATGATGGCCATGAACTGTACAGCCGGCCATGACCATGTACGTTTCAATTGACCATTTACACCTGCGTGAAACACAAAGTTACCAGCGTGTGTTGAGTGATCACCAAAGAAAAACTTCAAGTCACCGTTTTCAGTCCGGGCCTGGAAGTTGGGCTCTTCAGCATTGGCCTGTGCTTGCATACGCAATCTTTGGATGGCAGCCACAGTGGGTTCAAATTCAATGTGCCATGTGACACCTTTGAACTTGGGTGTTTTGAGTTTGTCGTTCACGATCTCTGCTGCCATAAAACGATATGTGTTACGGAAGTCTCCCCCAGCGTTTTCAAACTCAATGCCATCGGGTGCACCTGTGGCTTTTTTAGTTAATTTGAGTTTGGCATTCTCTCGGTACTCTTGCAAGTTCAACAAAATTTTCAACTTGTTCAAGTTGGGCATGCCAAATGTACCGATAAAATCTGCGTGTGGGTTTTTGAATTCACCCTCTAACACTACACTCAAATCTTCTGCCACGCCCACAATGGCTGTGCTTTTGTCGTCTCCGGTGATTTTGATCAAGTCAATGCAGCCAAGATCGTGTGTGTGTTCTACCAAGTCTTTAAGATAATCTCTCATGCGTACTCCTATGTTGTATGATTATATAGATTTTTTTACTAGTGTGCAACTATTTTGGCCAGGCTCTGACCGCCTCTAATTGATTCAATTTCTCCAGGACGGCGTATCTCCATCCAAGATACATCACCTTGCCCGCGGTTGACAGAAAGAATTTCAAATCCAAGTTGATTGCAATGGGATTGAATTTCTCTACCGGGTGTGTAACACATGAAATTCTTTTCAGCCAGTGCTACACCATGTGCCCAATCACAATCGTTGTAGGTGAATATGGCCACCCCACCTGGTCTCAAACGTGCAAACATACTGTCCAAATATTGACGCACCACCTTCATGGGTTTGTAGTTGAAATAGTTGTAGGCAAAAATCAGTCCAAACTGATTTGCAGGCAATTGCCACAGTGCATCAACATGTTTGTAGTCGTCGATCACATATGGTCTCAATCTGCGTTGATATTCTGGCGTAAATGCCTGTACAGCAGGTTGCATCAAATCTTCATGCTGATCTACCACGTACAAAGGATCCAACGGCACTAGATCTTCAATAAACTTTTCGTTGCCAGGACGAATGATCATGCCAGGCAAGCGCCAGTCTGTGTACTGTAGCAGTCGTCCTGTGAGCAACAGTCGACTGTCTGCGTCAATGGCAAGTCGACGATTTAAAATATATTCCGTGGTTTCATAGCACATTTCTTGTTCGTACAGTTGTTGACTGGCCTGATACTGTACAGGTTCAAGAGCAGCAATCTGTCGGCGTACATTTGATTTGAGATCGTCCAGGGCAGTTTGTGCATGTTGAAACTCACGAGTAACAGCATTGATCTTTTCAGCAAATGCACTGCTGTACTCGTCAATTTGCACTGCGTGATTGGCAACCACATGACCTATTTCATGAAACTTTTTAACAGCCACATAGTAATCAGAAGCAAGTTCATTGCTTTCCAACAAGTTCAAGTATCCAACAAGTTCGCTCAGTTTCATTCGAATGAGAATAATGATGTAAATGTGTTTTCTGTGTTGGTGGCAGCGGCCAGATCCCAATCCAACACGCCCAACAGATTGTCAATCTTTTGATCCACCACAGTGGCTTCCATCTCTGTGTCATCAAAAGGCAAGTCCTTGAACCACTGCGGCAGGTGCATCTCGTCTGTGGGATAGCCAATTGATGTCCAGCCTAGAGCATTGCTTCGCAGTTTGCACACAATGGTCTTCATGCCGTCAACCACCTGCATGCTATAGTTGTCTGAATTCATTCGTCGCAAGTTGTTCCAGTTCAAGGCCGCACGTACATGCCCAGGCATGTTGGCTTTGCCCAGGCGTTCTTCTTCCTTGCCGTACTTGGTCAAGTTGTTCACACGCTTGGGCGAGCCTTTTTCCCAGCCTGGTCGCTCTTTGAATTCATACTTGAACTCACGCACACGTTCGATAATTTCATCACGTTCAGCACCAGACAGCACTTTATTTAGAATTTCTAACAGGAAGTCTTGAATAACTTTGGGTGTGTCACTACGCTTTAGATCCAGGCCAGTGGCCTTGGTCTTGCCAATTGCACCGTTGACATCTAGCCGTTTGTTTTCAATGTCAATGGCATTCACAGCATAGCGTTTCTTGGTGATAAACAGGCCACGGTCCGCCACTGTTTCACGTCCAGCCCGGATCAAATCTCCCATGTCTCTGGGGCAGTGGAAAGCACGTTCCATGAATGCTGGAAATGAGTCATTCACCTGGTCAGCAATGCTGTCGTACAACTGGATACAGATTTCTTTTGACCAGGCCATGCGACCTTCGGCAACTTCTTGTTTGAGCACAGGCCATGCTGAAAAGTAACACGAGTCTGTATCACCATAGATCACTGCCCGACCCACATGATCGTATTCGCCAGTGATACATTCATTCAAGTGTGCATCCATGTGTTTGGCAATACTACGCCCAGTCAAGGTAGTTGATTGTCCAATACGTTTGTCAAAGAACCTGCAGCCGGGATTGAGAATAGCACCATACAAACTGTTCAAGTTAATCTTCTTGACCAGCTGGCGTTTGTCCCAGAACGCAATCTCTTTGGCATCTCGAGCTTCTTTCTTTTTGGCCTGCATTTCTTGACGTTCACGATACCAGCGTTCCAGCAGGCCTGGGATAACGCCTTTCTTCTCGTAGGTGAATATGGTACCATTTGCACTCAAAACCCAAGGTTGGTTAGAATCAAACAACATGTACCAAATTTCAGCACCCGAGTGTACAGTCTCTTCACCTGACTGCCAGTCAATGGTGATCTCTGTGCCACGTTGCTGTTCCATTACTGCTGTGTATTCTAGACTTGCAAACACACCTTCCCATGCAGCCGCAAATGAGTCACCCTTGGACATTTTGTCTTTGATATACCTATCAGTCATTACGGGGCGCAGTTGACCTATAATGGTTTCTGGACCCATGTTCAACGCACGAATTGCCGACGGATATAGACTGTTGATGTCAACCGACCCAATCCACTCATGTAATCCTTTCTTGGGATACGCCACATAAGCACCGGCTGCCTGCGTATCGTCATCTGTAAGACGCTGTTGTCGATTGGGCACAACCATGCCACGTTCATGCGCTTCGTTGATGATGGCCTGTTCAGTCACAGCCACAGCACCCATTGTGGTGGCCAACAGCACAGTGTTGGCATGTGCCAGTTCGCTGGCCAGTTCCAAGAAGCGTAATTTCTTGTCCAGTTTGTCCAACAACAAGGTATCTTGCCTGTTGTATTCGATAAAGGTCTTGAAGTGCTGGTTGTACAACTGATCCAGTGTGCCTTCAAACTGTGTCTTGCGCTCACCCAGTTCGTACTCAGCAATGGCATCCAGGCTGTAGCTATGACGCTCTTCATAAGTGTACTTGCGATACAGTTGCATATAGTCCATATGCACACGACCCACCAGGTCATAGGTTTCATTCTCAGCACCAAAGCGTTCAAACACACGCTTCTTGGGAAACTGTCCCCACAAACAAAAACGTCTGGTGTCGTCTTTGCTGAGTACTCGAGTGATACGATTCACTGTGTAGGGTATGTCATAGCCTTCCGAGTTCCAACCGCTCAGGATGTCTGCATCTTCGATCAGGTCCAAGAACATCTTTAACATTTCTGACTCAGACTCGCACAGCACAGTGTTCTCAAATTCTCCACAGATCTCACGAGCAGTCTCTGCACTCATGTGGCGCGGGGCCACCACCAGTGTGACCAGTTGCTCCAACCAATTCAGATATACCGATATGGCAGTGATGGCATTGAAGGGATCTGTAACAGGAGAGAATCCACGCACTGGATCAAACGCAACTTCAATGTCAAAGAACGCTGTGTTCAGTGTGGGTGCGTCTTGATCTTTGTAGTTTTCTTCAAAGCAACGGAATATGGGATTGATATCCGATTCGTAGATTTGTCGCCCGCTTTGTGCTCGAACTTCTTTGCGAAACTCTTTGTTGTTGCGTGTGCTGAACCTTGACACAGGTGTGCCGTAGATGCTTTGAAACTTGCCTCGAGCATCGTCGTAGTAAAAAACATAATTGGCAGGATATTCCCGGTACTGCCTTTGGCCATCGCGGCGTTCTACCACGTGAATGCGATCGTGCTCACGATCAAATAGTGCGTCAATATAGCTCAATGGGATAGTACCTGTGTAAAAAATTCGTCAAAATACGTTGCATGGTGGTATCTTTGCTGCAACCTTGCACAAACATCTCGATTGTGCATACTTCTATTATATGATACCGATGCATTAAAGTCAATGGAATTTTGTTCAATAACTTCAAGTAAGTGCTGTTGTCGTTGTTGCCACGGCGCAACATCAATACTATCATGATGGTCAATTTGAAATCCAATAGATTGTAGTTTTTCTACCGCTCGTGTCTGCATAAACAATAATGGAATAGCCGGAAAGCATATGGCACGTATGGCTTTTTCTCCAATGAGCCAACAGTCTGTGGCTGGATTGGTAGCATAAGTTTCAAGCACCAATGAATATTTACTATCTTGGATATATAGGGCAAGATCCAATACTTCTAGAAAGTTTTTGTAAGGTACCTGGCTACGCAGTTCCGTATATGCTTGATGAAAATGCGGTAGTTGATCTAAGTGATAGTTATAATGAATATAATCAAAAAGTTCTACTCCTGTAAGTGAACTATATTCAGTCAACTGTGATAATAAAAAACTTACATGGCCTTTTTCAAGTAGTCCTTTGAGGTGCAAAAAATAAAACCAGGATTGTCTAACAGATTCAACACGTTGTATAAAACAATTATACAATTTTTTTGGGTTGTAGTTAACAGTCACTATATCTTGATATGATCCATAAATGGCATGCAAGGTAGGATCACTGTAAAATTTGACAAACTCTAAGTCATCAAATTCAACAAAATTGTCAGTAAAAACAAACATGGTAACACCAAGTTTCTGCAGTTGTTTGTTTTTAGAATACCAATACTCCGTTGGAGGTAACAGGTCACACAACCATATTTGAACTATTTTAAGTCTATTGTAGCGTAAACTGATTTTATTAGGATCTGTTGTATAGTTGATATTATTTTTTTTACACCAAAAAGATACTTGATCCAGCAGCAAATTACGTTCTTTCCGCCAGACATGCATATCGTGAGAATCAATCGGTGGTTGATTGTACAAATAAGTCTCCGTTTGTGGCCGGTATAGCCTTGTTACATGTTCGTGACGTGAACGACTCGTTGCTGTTCGAAGCAATATTTATAGCGTCTTGCCCACTGTTTCAAGAATTGTTTCCAACAGTTCTTGATCTTGTTTGGTCTTGCCAAATTCGGCCTTGTGTGCCACTCTGATGGCTTTTTTCAACACAGCCGGTTTGATTTCTAATTCCTCTGCTATGGCCTTGATGGTGTCGGACAGGCCGCCTTGTAGTGTATCAATCTCGTGCATGACAGCCATGCCTTCGTTGATGATCTGGGTGAGTTTGATCTTTTGTTCGCCGTTGAATGTTTTGGTATCCATGTGTACTCCTAAAATGCAAGTATAACATAAATTTTGTTAATTGCAACCATCTGATTGCTCATTATATAATACGTTGAGTTCAATCAGCAAAGGTATTAAAATTTCACGCGGCCAGCGTTGTGGCCCATCCAATCCAGGATGAAATCCATCTGGTGTCAATAGCCCACGTTTAACACACCAGTCTCCAAAATAATCAGCAGATGCTAGATTCAACCATCTAGAGCGATCTATTTTTAATCCCATTTTGGCAAGAGTATTATCAATATCTACATGCACAGCATCAAAGTAAATTTCGTTGGATGCGTAATGCAAGAATGACGTAAAAAAGTGACAAATATTTTTACTGTTAAGATAAGATGCTAAATTGGTCATTGCTAGCCATGTTTGCAACCCCAAAGTATACTCGTCTTGAAATTTTGAGTAATCTGTTAGAATTTTATCTACACCTATTGGATTTGTAGTATTCCACCAATTACCACCTTGATGTAATCGACATGATGGCGCATATAGATAGTTCCAAGTATATTTTTTCCTAGGATCAATCTCAGTAGAAACGGTGAAATCAATTCTTCCAGTGCCAGACCACATGGCAATGACCAACACGTCTTCCGGAGGTAATTGGGTTTTTTCAAGATACACAATTATGCTGTTAGCAATATGTGTATTACCAGCGCCAGCGGTGGCAAGATTATGAATGATCATGTTGGTATCTTTGGCTAAAATATTTGGCCAATTCCAATCGCTGCGGTCAGGAACATGCTCGTTGGTAGTAAAACTACAACCAGACACAACTAAATGTTTATATCGTGATTTCATCATTTTTGACTATATATGCTCACTTTTGAGTCCACGGTAGCGAATCGCTTTCTCAGGCCAGCAGCCGGCCCACACGGTCCTAAGGTAGGTGTGATCGGTTGAGTGATTCGTTCAGGCCTTGAATCACACGTTGTATTTGTTTGAGTTTTAGATAGTTCTGTTCAGCGTCACGGGCTGCATAGTAGGCCTGTCCGTCTGCACGTTCGTAGTTGGGATCTCTATTGAGTTCGGCTCTACGTACCAGTTCATCAATGTTGGGGTACTTTGCTGTCAAGTCACGTTGCATTTTTTCAGCATCTTGTGCAGGTGGTGTGTATGGTTGGCGTCTAGCATCTGCACTGGCCAGGCCTTTGGTTCTGTTGGCAATGGTTCGATCGGCAGCAGCGACTTTTGTAGGATCATCACGGTCAAAGAATCGGTTGGTCTGAGCCATGGCCCGACTCATCATGGCTTTTTTACCATAGTCGCCTAGGCTGACTTCTGACACACCTTGTTTTCGCGAGTCGACATACGCTTTGTATTCTTTTTGTGCTGCTTGATGCACTGTATGATTTGTAGTGAAATCTTTATACTTGTCGCCTTGCGTCAGTACCCATGTGGCAAAGTCAAACCACTCGACCCCGGTATCATTGTTTGCCTCTGCCACACCTTGCTCCGCAGTGACCACAGGTTTGCCACTTTTTCCTGTGTTGGCACCAAGTCCAGACACTTGGCCTTTGGTACCACGGCCACCGGCTGCACCAATGTGTGCGGAACCTTGCCAACGTTCGCCTTTGCGTGGTTTGGCTGGTTTGAGTCGTTGTACTTGGCCACCACGTGCTAGGAATGCTGCCACAGCGTCATCGTCTTCCGCCATGCCTTGCTCTTTTTTGACAACAAAAACTATGTTTTGAATTCCAGTATTGGGGTCAGTGTATGTGCTCTTGAATACTTTGCCGCCGTGTTGTTTAGCGTGATCAAATGCTTCTCGCTTGTTGTCAAATCTATTGGCAGGCGGACTGATCATTGGACTGGCTTCCTCTGCCAGGGAACCTTTTGCTGCAATCTTTTGAGTTTCTGGTCCAACTTTGGCATAGCTATTCTTTGGATCATAGATACCAACTTTTCCACTTCTATCAGTGGCAATAGTAGCACCGTTGATCATTTTTTGTGTTGCAAATCTAGCTTCAGGATAACGATTCAATACTGATTCTTTCCATCTTTCTAATGACACAGCCATCAGTGGTTTTTGTGAGTTCATTGCCGAAGGTCTGGATGATGCCACTGCCCCGGCATTTTGTGGTACTGATTGTGGTCTGGGTTTTCCTGGCATGTAAACAGATCCGGACGTTACACCACCGGTTCGTTGTATGCCAGTGGCCTGTTCAGGATCTCTTACTATACTAACTTTTTCTTTAATAGCCAGTGGTTTGTTGGGTTTTGGCTCAACGTCAACTATATCATCGTTATTATTAGGCTTTGGTGGCTTAGTAGGAGCAGATAATTGCTGACTGGTGTGCCATTGATTTGCTTGTGGTCTAATTGGCTCGCCTGTATCTGGGTCAAAATTGGCCTGTGGGCTAGGTTGGGGTGCTGGTTCATCCTGTAGTTCTGATTCAGGTTTAGCTTTTTCTCTTTCTGCTTGACGCATATTGAATTCAGCTTTCATCTTATTCAATTCATGTGTGTCAGCATGAAGAATCTTTTCCATGTCTTGTTGGTGACCCATCTGTAACTTACGCAGATCATGCAAGTATTCTTTTTCAATCTTGGCTATTTCATGTTTGCGTTCAGCTTCGGTGTTGGCTTTTTCCCAAGCAAATCGTTCCATCTCCATTTTTTCTTTATGAAGTTGTTGACGCTGTGCTTCAAAGTCTTGTTTGGCCTGACGTTGTAATCCTCTTCGGTCAGATGCACTCATAGTTAATTCATCTGCCTGATCTAATTCTTTTACTTTTGCGGCATGTAGTATATCGTCAAGCTCTTCGCTACTCCAGCCATCCCATGTATACTGGCCGTGCCCTTCTTTATCTGACCACTTGTATTGACGAAACGGCGTCTTAAATCCGGCTTGTTGCAATGCTTTAGTTTTTTGGTTTGCATCCATCTCATCCCAACCCTGCAAGGCAGAATGGTTGACACCTTCCGCTACACCTTGTTCATCAAGCCCGCGAGATTTGCGCCACCTGCGAATACTTTTGCCCTGATCACGTTTGGATCCAAGATCGCCAATGGCCTCCGCCGCGAATTTTTTGTTGTTGAATAAATCGTTGATGATCATGATTATCGTTCTTCTATGTAATCTGTGTTGCCGTTGCGTTGCTGTGCTTGACGACGAGCCTGATACAACTTCACTGCTATACCGGCATCATCCAGGCTGCGAAAGCGACTGGGCAAGGTCTTGCCGCCACGACGCAGTTCATATCCTTGGTCATCATTGCCACAACATTCCAAGGCCACACCGTCAGCCATTTCAAATGTGGCTACAGGTGCTTGTGGTGCGCCAAGTTTGTTGTCCACACCTAGTTCAGCAGCATGTGCCACTTCAGTATCGCCCGGGTCACTGGGTCCTTGCATGGCAGCAGGATCTGTATCTATTTCTTCTTCAACTTCGCCACGTGCCACAGCGTCCTGTGCTTTGTCTTTCAAGTCACGGTCAACACGCACCTTCTTTTCCAAGCGATCCAGGTATTGTGTAAGGTCTTTCTTGACCTTGCTGATCATGTCTTCTTCAATCTCGGCCATTGCTTCTTCAAGAGCAGTGCGACGAGGCTCTGCACTATCGCCCACCATGTAGCCGTCCATGGGATGAGCAGGATCTTTTTTTGCACCCAGCGCACGAATATGCTTGGGCTTGAACAGTGCAGGCAACTGAGGTACTTTTTGTTGTGCAGGGCTCAACCGGCCCTCCACTGTGGCCAGCCGATCTAGGATTGATCTAATGTCGTTGCTCATGCTCGTTGGTCTTTCAAATAACTGGTCAACTGCCATTTGTATTTGCCATGCTGGCTGAGTCGTTGAGACAAAAAGTCTGCAATGCCCTGTTGATTTTCTTCTGTGGCCGACTCGAAACACATGTTCAGCAGGTCTATCATTTGATCATTGTTGGCCAGCAGTTCTTCAAGCATGAGTCGGGCACGTGGTACCTTGGTCTGCCCCATGATCTGTGTTAGTTCACTGTAGCGTTCCAAGCTGCCGGGCGCATATTCGCCCAGATATCTGATGTATTCGGCAGTGGGATCCAAGGCCGAAAACGCATCTTCATAAATTTTTTGCAGGAACTTGTGCAGCTCGCCAAAGTCAGGACCTTCCACATTCCAGTGAAAATTGTGTGCCTTGAGATAGTAGGCAAAATTACTGGCTAGTAGAATTTTTAAACTGTCCGCGAGCATTATTATTCCTCTTGTATTCTTTAGGGGTATTCGGGGTTGGATCCGAATCTGTTGTATATTTACCTGACAACAAGGAACCGCCAGATCTTGACACCATGCCCAAAGGTTGACTCACAGTGGCAATACCACCAGCACAACTGGCGCCTACTGATGCTGATTCTGCTATTTCATGCCAACGCATCTGATATCTCCAAACTTGGGTTGCCTTGATAATTTATTATCTGTCCTGCCCCAGTGACAACTCTGTAATTGCGCACTTTAATGCAGCCATTAGTTTCATCCACAGTTTCAAACACAATGGGATATATGCCGGGTTGAGCCTGTATCTGAAACGACTCTTCAAGATAGCAGTTGTTCCATATCCAGGTGCGTTCTGCAAACAGTTCATTGTTTACATAAGCACGATAACGAAATGGCTGCACTTGCACCTCGGCAGTGACATCGCACTCTACTTGAACAAAATATTTTTGCATAATGTATTTAGTCAAAAAACAGCCTATAAATACGCCATGTTGAAACTCAGTGAAGTACGCAAGGTGCAAGTTGAATTGACCACACGTTGCAATGCCAGATGCCCCATGTGTATGAGAAACTATCGTGGCCTGGACTATAATTCAGGATATCCTGTCACCGAACTTACTCTGCAACAATTCCAACATATTTTTACACCTGAGTTTTGTCAGCAGCTCACAGGTGTTGAACCCATAATTGATGGGTTTCAAAAAAAGTATTTTGGACAAGCTGGGGTCAGTTTCAATGGCAATCTTGGTGATTTTGCAAGTGCTCGGGATGCCGTGGAAATAGTCGAGTACTTGACGCAACATCAGGTGCCAGTACATATCAATACCAATGGCAGCCTACGCACACCAGATTGGTGGAGTAGACTGGCCCAGCCCGGTGTTACTGTGGGATTTGCACTGGATGGCATGGCAGACACACATCACCTGTACAGACAGGATACGGACTGGCACAAAGTTATTGCCAATGCACAAGCGTTTATTGACGCTGGTGGACAGGCATGGTGGCGATTTGTTCCGTTTGATCACAATCGTCATCAAGAAGATCAGTGCCGACAATTGGCAGCAGACCTGGGATTTGTAAAATTTGAAAACATCTATGACGGCAGAGACTCAGGACCTGTGTTTACCAGAACAGGGGAATACAGTCACAGAATTGGCCAAGACTCGGGCCCACCAGATCACCAACCGCAGGTTGAAGATTTGTTGGCCAATCATGTCACATGGTTTGATTCGCGCACTATTAAGTCTCACAAAGACGTGTCAGATTTAAATTTACGTTGCATACACAAAATCAATCGAGAAATATACATAGCTGCAGATGGTTCAGTATATCCCTGTTGCTATCTGGGATTCTACCCTGAAACCATGACCCACGCTGGCAACAGCCAAACAAAAGAATTGGTGCAGGAAAACAATGCACTCGAATATGACTTGGCACATTGCTTGGAATGGTTTGATCGTGTGGAACGGACCTGGGCAAAAGACAGCATTGCCGACGGCAGACTGTATCAATGTGTCAACAGTTGCTCAATCACCTAAGGAAAATATGACTTCAGCAAGAATTTTATACCTAGCACGATATCGTGTGCCACATGCCATCATGAGTTTACAACCTGAGTTTGCCAACAATCTCATTGGCATAGATCGTACTTGTATTGCCAGCCCTGTGCCACAGGAAGAACTGTGGCCTGTGTTTGAAAAGTACGGCATTGATACCACCAGGTTAGACTACGCACCTGATTCGGACATCTACAGAATCTATCCTGAAGTCAACAACTGGGTATTTGAAGGTGACTACCGAACATACTGGCTGCGCCAGCAGGCCATCAAGTTTGCGTTCTTAGACTATCTCAACTATGACTTGATGATCATGCACGACTGTGATTGTTTGCTAATCAAACCCTATGAACCTATCAAAGACGGTGTACTAAACTTCCAAGTGTTGGAGAATGAACGTCACAGTTGGGGTTACTATGAAAGCATCAAGAACGGTCTAGGGTTTGACCGACTTACACCGCACTGTTTTATTAGTGAAAATGTGCCGGTGCTCAAACAAGACTTCACGGACCTTGTGAAGTTCCTGGAGGAAAAACATCAGAAGAAATGGTTGGATGCCATGATTGATTCATGTCCACCCGAAGCCACTGTGCCGCCCTGGGGCAACGGCGAGCTCATACGCTGGTTCAGTGAATATGAATTCATTGGTAACTGGATCATGAGTCGCAGACCCATTACCATGGAATTCCAACGCAGATATCACTACGACAACATGGAAAAGATTGGCGACTTTGATCCTGCATACCACACTGCTGTGTGCGATGCTGTGCCGGACCTGAGACTAAGTTTACAAATGGACTGGGACCAAAAAGAAGTTGTAAACTTTGATTACTACATGAACAAGATACGTGAAACTCTTGCACGCCAGTCTTAAAGTATTCTCTCCTGGCTACCAGGCCACTGAGTGGGGCTTTGGTCACGATCAAATTGTGGACATGGCAACAGCCCTGGCACAACCTCATAAAATAGCAGTGATGCCAGTGTTCTACAGCCTGCCCAACAAGCATGAATACAACACAGAATACATGCAGTTGCCCTTGCACAAGTTTGACTTGGTGTTGTTTACAGATATTGAGTGGCATTCACAAGCAGAACTTGTTGCTTGGATAGAAACCACAGGTGTAGTAAATTGGCTGTTGCACACATCCGGGGTATGGTTGGATGAACCCCAACATCCCCGAGTGATCTACAGACCAGCATGGAGTTTTAACTTGTTGCGTTGGAATCTGCCACGTGAAGATTTTCCTTCCAACCGTGCCTATGCATTTGAGTGCTTGCTGGGTGCTAGACGTGAGCACAGAGATTTTGTAATGTTAGGACTGCAACAGTCAGGGTGTTTGGATCAAGGTATTGTGACCTACAGAGATTTATTTGTAGGCCACTGGATTGATTCAACACCTGAACGTGTGGCTCAACTGTTCACAGATACAAAACTACAGTATCCGTACGTCAGCGCCAATCTTGATCCTGCGTGGGAAGTCAAACAAAACATGGACAACTCTGTCAGTGGTCTAGTGCCTTGGGAAATCTACAATAGAACATGGTTTTCAGTAGTGTGTGAAACCCTGGGCCAAGGCCGCACATTTTTGTCAGCAGAAAAAACAGCCAAGTGTTTTCAGGCTCGTAGACTGTTTGTGGTGTTTGCCATACAGGGTTTCTTGCAACAATATCGAGACTGGGGATTTGAAACTTTCGGCGATGTCATAGACGAGTCGTATGATACAGAGCCAGATGATGTTCGACGTTGGGGTCGAGCATTTGAACAAGTGCAATGGTTGTGTGAACAAGATTTGTCTGCACTGTTGCAAAAACTAAAACCTAGACTGGACCACAATCACAACAGACTGTATGAGTTTGAACGAGAAAAAACTCAGGAACTACAAAATTTTGTTGTGAGTTACTTGAAGTGATTTAACCAAGTTTGGTAGAAGTTTTTGGCAATGATCTTTTGTCCTGCAGGGCCAGAATGATAGCCAGGATCTTCACCAGTGAATGGATTGTTGCCGCATATGGCCTGTGGAGATCGAGCAGAATCCAAGTTGATGTAATGGTCAGGCACAATACTGGGGAATGCCTCACGCCATTGTGTTTGGTTGTTGGGATCAAAAGGCCACAGCAAGTTAGGGCAAACAATAAATTTGATGTCATCTAAATACATCATTGTAATACCATCTCTCATGATCCATTCATCACACTGTTTTTTCCAAGCGTTGTCGTAGATACTATCAATCCAGTGGCGCACACCTGTCTGTGCTTGACGAGTAATGCGTCCCTGTCTATAAGGATGATCAAAGTTTTCAGCAAGGGTAAAGATAGTTTCGCAAATCATGTTTGATGGCTCTGTACCATAGTTGACATTGCGGATGCCATCCTCTCTGCAATAACCATTACCTAGTTTTCTATTTTGCAAATGTTGTTCCAACGGGGGATTCTCTCCAGAACTGGGTTTTTGATTCCAGTTGTAAGGCACTGAGTCAGCCGGTATTTCCATTCTGTCCCAGAACGTGGGCATGATCACAGCAAAGTCCGGCCGCTGTCGGCGTATTTCATCTATCTGTATTCTAATGCCGCCATTGCTACAACCTTGACGTGCTAGGTTAATCAACTCCCAATCACCCAGTTGCTGAGCCAGCAGTTCACTCCAGGCAGTACCTGGCAATGTTTTTGATACTGCTGAAAAACTGCAGCCTGCTACCATTAATTTCATACAGGTTCCTTGTAACTGTTTTGATGTTGTATAATATGAAAGCCAGCAATGATATCACCGTGCATGGGCAATTCATCCAGTTTGTATGTGTCTAAAGGCACAGTGTGTGTGACTGTGCCTTGACCAGGCGGAGCAAATGTGATCAGGTGCGGATGCCACTGCACAGAATTATGTACCAACACATGATGTATGTGCCCATAGTCTCCTGACTGGTCATGTGTCAGCACTAGGTCAAAATCTTTTGCCAGGTTCCAACAGGCTCGTTCAGCACGTTCTTGTGTCCAGCGAGTAAATTGTTTTAGTTCATTGTCGTGCCAGTGATCTTCAAAGCCCAGGAACACACAAGGTACACCACGACGCTGCCAAAAATTTGATAACTCAGAACCACGTGGATCTTGCGCAGTGTAGGTCAAGTATCCAATGGTCCATGCATGCTCAGGATGGTGGTGTATGTAACTCAATCCAAAGATCACACAGTCATCAGGATGAGCCACAAGACACAAGGCTTTCATAGATCTGCTGCTGCTGCAATACCACGTTGTGCCAACAAGTCCCGGTACTGTTGCTGTTGCTCAACAGTTAGTTTTGCCCAGGCACCTCTATGCACACTCACTGTGAGAGTTTCACCTTTGCGCATTTGATTGATTTTTATTGGCCAAGCATCAGTTTCGTCGTGACTGACATTTATCACACTGCCGAGACTGTTGTGAGTGTCGTACAGCACATTCAAATTGCCGCATAAGAATTGCACAAAACCTGAATACAATATAAATTCCGTTACCATGCCTTGTTGTTGGAACCATATGGGGAATGATGTTTTTGTGCGTATGGTCACTTCGGCAATCATCATTCGCACAGTGTCGTTGTGTACAATAAATGGCACACCACCTGGTCCTATTTGTTGTTGTAAATCAATATCAAACAACTTGTTGACAATTTGTCTGCTGGGCTCAAACACAGGATAGATGGGTAACCTACCAGTTTGTATTCTGCCTGCTGAATCTACTACGTGAGCAGGAATAATCTCACGCACAAACACAGTTTTGGCATCCAGGATCATGCTATACGTGTTGTAACTTATTGATGCGGCCAACAGTTTTAACACCTGTTGACTGACCCAGCCGTTTTCTACAAACGGTGTGGAGAATGCGGTGCGTGGGATTACCAGTACTGAGTTGGCCAGCGGTCCCCACCAGGCGGGATCAATTTGTGCGGCAATGGTTTCAACATCATTCAACACCACATAGATGTTGCGTATGCCTAACTTTTGGCCATACAACGCCAGGCTTTGTGCCTGTGCTCGTAATACGGGAATTTCTGGTTCAAAAACAACAGTGACAATATCAATCATGCACTTATGTATTTGTGATTCACAGTCGGGCTGTTATTTTCCTGCCACTGCCAAGCCAGCGCCTTTGTTGAAGCTGGGGCTCCATGAATTGGCTTGACGCAGGCCTCGACGTTTTGACCAGTCATATCCTGCACGATGTCCTGAACAGTCTTTGGTGCATTCAGATCCCAGGAAGCTGAGTTCTCGCAGTTGATCACGGGTCCACTTGTCAGGAATCACACCGTGTTTGGCCACAAACTTGTCATGCAATTGCTTGCCAGTAATGCCGTGGTCACGAGCAATGGTTTGCATCATGTGGTCAATTGCACTGTAGCTTTTGGGATCATCAAGATCTTTTTCCAAGTCTTCTACTGCATCTTCTTTCAAATGTACAAACTCTTGTGCTCTCATTTTTTAGGTTGAACTGCTGTGGGCATGTTGCGATACTGTCGCCGGGCAGGATCGTACACAGTCTTCATGGGACCAAGTCCGGCCAGTTTTTTTACTCTGGCAACCATGTCATCGTATTCATCATCATAGTCAACTTCTTTTGGGTCACGATAGTCAGCACCCTTTTGTTGCTCGCCTTCCTCTACACCTGGTTGTTTTTGATCTTGCTGTTGTGCCCATTGAGCAATTTTTCCAAAAAGTGTGTCAGGAACACCAGAATCCTTAGCAGCCTTTGGATCTCTAATATCAACTACGTTGATGGTTCTATCGGCCAATGGGCCGCTTGCTTGAATAGGGCCACCTGATGCAATTGTTGCGGCACCTGTATATTTTTTCTCTGGATCATTTAGTCTTTGATCTAATCCCAATTGTTTAGCGGCTGCAGGAGCCAAGGGTTTTATATCAATAAATGATGCTGAATTACTTGCAGTAGATAAATCTTGGTTGCGACGCCAATTGGCTGCGACGTATGTACCATTGGCCAATCTAACATAAGTGGTCACTGGTGCAAACATATCTAATTCATTTAAGTTATCTTCCGCCACATCTTGTTCTCTCACACTACTGCGGAAAAGTCTGGCATCATTTGCATCGTGTTTGCCGCGTTCTAATCCTTTTTCCCACTCGTCGTATTTGCGAGCTTCTCGTGTGGCACTGTAAGGATTGTCCTTGATGGTCTTGCGTTCTTGGTAGGCTCTACGGCCCAGTTCGTATGCCACACCCACACCGGCCAGTTCATACTCTTCCGCCACACCTTGCTCTCTGACGCTAAGTTTATCAGCAGGATTGCCACCACCAAACATATTGCCGAAAGCATCACGGGCACGTTGTTGAGTTTGTTTTTGCTGCTCTTTGCGATCTGCGGTCTTTTGTTTATTAGTGCCCTGTTTGATAGTTGTCATCATTTTGTCAAAAGGTTTATCACCGGTAGCCTCCGCCACACCTTGTTTCAAATAGCCCCATTCGTCCTTGCTTGTACAGTCACGCTTGGCAATGTCTCTACCTTTAAGTTGATCTTCTCTGCGCTTGTCGCCGGCGGCACGTAGTTTAACAACCTTGCCATCATCTTTATTAGCAAGACGACTTGCGGTATTGACCATGGCATTGCTTTTGTCTTCCGCCACGCTTTCTGATTTGTTGCCATAGTTGCCAGCACCTTTTTTGCGGCACTGTACCAAGCGTCCGGATGCATAGGCCGACGGCCATACCTTGGCACTTGCTTTGACTTTGTGATAGCAGGCGTCTTTCTTTTCAGCCAGGATCAAATCACTGAAACTGATGCCACCGCATTCGGGGCACTGTTGTGGGGCTTCAAAAAGTTCGTCTATGATCATTTCTTTTTAGTGGCCACGTTGATGGCCTTTCCTGTACGGTTGGGGTTGGGATCTTGTCTGCGTTTTCTTGCGGCTGCTGATGCGCGACCTTTTTTGCCCAGTGCATTGGCCTTGGCCCGGGGCAGGCACTTGGGCTTGCCTTCTGATTCTGATCCTCTGGCACAGTCTCCACGGATCTTGCCGTCAGGACCAAAGCGTACCCATTTTTCTTTGAACCAATTGCGGAGATTTTCTTCTAACTCAGCTTCGCGCACAGGCACACAGTTGGGCACCTGACGACCACCTTTGTTTTTCATACCTGCTTGGCGATAACCAGTCCAACAGGCTTCAAGAATTTCTTTGTAAGTCATGATTGTTTATTTATTGGTTTATCTAGATCATATGTCACAGTGTCCGAATCACCCAGGCGCCATTTGGGGTTGGTTTCAACCACCCACTTTTTGGTGGCCACTTTGAAGTCTGGGAACAGCATTTCTCGGGGATTGCTGGCAGCATCTAAAAAGATACATCTGTTGTTGGGCTGTGCGGCATACTGTCCGTTGTCCAGTTCAATGAAGTTAAAGCTCTTGTGATCTTCGGGCCATTCTGAATAAGTGGTATCTATGATGTTCATGTCAGGTGCGGCATTGTCCACTGTGAACATGTAGTTGCCCTGATATGATTCTCGGTTCTTGGCATAAAATTTACAGCTGAGATTGCGTAGGAATGCTTTCTGAATCACAGCAATGTCATAACTGAAGCAGTCCCAGATCTGCAGGGTGTCCAAGGCCAGAAACTGGTCAGGTTCTAGGTTGTCTTTACGACTCACATAAGCGTGTAGTGGCAGCTTGTCATACAGTGCGCCATAGCGTGGCAAGTAGGCTTCTATGCGAAATGCTTGGCTGCGTAGGCTTTTGATTGACACCCATATGCAGGGTTCGTACTCACCGTGACCTTGTTCAAAATCATACAAAAATTCTCTACGAACAAAACAATGTATGGGGGGTAAATTTGCTACTAAAAAACTCATATCAGTGAAACATTAAAAATTGGTTGGCCACGTCCAGTCGGCTTGCACCCAAATCGCCATGACCTGCAGGGAACACCACAACGTTCCATTTGGGAGCAGGCCCTTCGGGTATGCGATTCATTTCGTCATATGTGATCACAGTGTTGGGATCAATTTTGTACTTGGCACCCAGATCCTGGCGGAACTGTTGCCAGGCGTCTGCGCTTTTTACCTGTGTGCGTCCTTTTTCGTCTTTCACATACTTGCCCTTGGCATCGGTCACAAACAACTCACGGAACATGTCTTTGGGCAGGGTCACAGCGTCTTTCACATGCCGGCCGGCATCTCGTTGTAGTTGAACTGTTTTGACTTCGCGACTTTGTGCACCTGGTGAAAACTGTTTGACCACGTTGTCCGGCGTGTCAGGGTCTGTAACTATTTGCCCCATCTTGGTGTAGAAGTAAAATTTCACATCAGGATTGTTCCGGGCCACATCCATCATCAAGTTGTAGTATTCTTTTGAGAAGAAGTCACCAGCGTCATGTATGCGCACCAGTAGTTTGATGCCATTCTTGCTGGCCAATGCCGCGGCTTTTTTGACTTCGCTGTCGAACTTCTCCATGTAGTCTGACGGATGATTAACCAGGAAGTTTAGTGCCTGTGCCGCACTCATTGAGCTGGCTGGGAACATCACATAGCCGCCTTTTCTGGCATAGCAGTAGGTCTGGCATTCGCCAGCACCGGGGCAGGTGATCACTTCCACAAACTCACCAGTTTCTTCATCCACCACAATGCCACTCAGGGCTGGCAAGGTCAAGTCATATGTGATGGCGCCTTCCTCTTTGCTCTTGGCCATTTTGGCATTGGTGCCCAGGATCTGTCTTGGCGGCTGCATGATCTGACTTTTTAAATCGTCTAGGTCCCACTCAGTACCACCGTCATCTCGAGTGATGGCCTTGATATTGCTGCCGTGTATGATGGGCTTGAATCGGTCAGCCTTGGTCTTGGTACCAGTTTTGATACGAGTTGCATAGTCTTGCATGTCTTGGGCGGACATAGACCGTTGTGGTGCATCCAGTTTGAGTGCTTCGTCTGTGGCACCTTGTTCCACATTCAATACTTTGGCAGGAAATCCACCCAGGGTTCGGCCACGTTCAGCAGCTTCTACAATTTGTCTTATTCTCATTTTCTTTTGGCCTTTGCTCTTCCGGCTTTCATGTTGGCCAGCCAGTGGGCCATGCGTTGCTTTTCACCTGACGAATTCTTTGCTGTCTTGCGCAAACTGCTGACTGACGCTTTGGTATTTACTCCTGAGCGTTTGGCTAGACCTTTGCGCCCAGGATTCTTGCCATCGGCAAAGTTTTCCGTGACACCTTGCTCGTGTAGTCCAAATGCGTCACGAATGATATTTAACAACTCGCTTACACTTGCGTCTGTAGTGGGCAATACGTCTTTGAAAGCATCATCCAAATAAGGGTCGCCGTCTTCTACAGTACCTAACGCATAGCTAAACATGCCATTACCTTGATTGGCGATCAACATTATGTACCATTGATCATCTGTTTCTTGTCCTTTGGCAGTAAACAAGAAAGTATCTTCTCCCTCACGTTTACCGTTCCAACCAGTAGCTTTCATTGCACTGTTAATTTTGTTAACAACTTCTGGCCATGATAAAACATTTCCCAGTGCTGCTTCTGTTACACTTTTGTTGGCATTTCTTAATATCTCAATGACTTTCTCACCGGCTGTTTTTATTGCTTGATCAAGTCCCATCTCCTTGGCTTGTTTCTCAGTTTTACCCAAGAAAGGTCGGAGCATACTTTTAGCAACATCTAACCTGGCCTTGACCTCTGCAGGATCTCCGTAACGTATTTGTTGTCGTTGTCGTTCTCTATCATAGTCTCCGTTGTACATGATGGCATCAGCCAACTCTTGTATATCGTATTGTCTGGCTTTTACTTTTGGATTACGATTGACAAACATCTTGTGTTGTCGTATAATCCTTGGATCTAGTACTACACCTTGTGTTGGTTCATTATAAGCAATCCAGCCCGCACCGGGATCATATACACTGGTGAATCCCAAATCACGCAATACTTTGTTCCAACGAACGATATTGGTTTCATCGTTTGTGCCTAGTCTACTCAAGCAGTCGTAAATCATCCAGTATGGCGTATCATCATACAATGAATCTGGTTCATCTAATACTTGTTGTATTATTTTTTCAGGGCAGTATTGACTCAGGGCTTGACGTAATTGAGCAGGATCGACTTGGGTTTGCTGAGTCATTTCATTCGAACGGTCGTATTGAAACAACTGCATATAGGGCATGTTATCTCCCCATGGCAGTGGTTGATAACGGTTGACCATCTGTATAAAGTATTCCAATGGATAAAAGTAAATACCCTTGGGAGTGTCTTCACTGATGCCCACTTGCGGATTGATCCCCAACTTGGGCTCAGCAGTCATGCTAACACCCCAGTTTTCTTGGTCTCTGATATCTTCAGCAAATGCAGCCAGCTCATATTTACCCATCCCATATTTTTTATTCTGATCTGGGTTTTTACGTGCTTCCGCCATGCCTTGCTTGTTGGACCAAAGCAATTGGCCTTCTTCTTGTGCTATGAGGTGTATGTTGTATCCTGGATGGGTGGGTTGTATGTCATGGTTGTCAAAGTGAGAAGATAGTTTTTGTAATATTCTTACCACGCCAAGATACTGATCACCCACAAGATCATCAGGTACCACTACCAAGATATCAGTGTCACTGTTTTTACGATGTTTTCCTGTAGCACGACTGCCATGGAACCAAATTTCTTGTGCTATGGGCATGACTTTGAGTATGGCATCAACCACTGGCTGGCCTGGTTGTTTGCCCTCCGCCACGCCTTCTTTGACCACAGCAGGCACAGTTTCATCGCCCAGCAAGTTCAACAAAAATGTTCTGTGATGGCCGTCTTGCAAGTGATACGAGCCATCAGGCAGGGCAGACACTGTGATGGGATTCTTTTGTACAAATTGTCTTAGACGTTGTTGTGCCGCAGGGTCAGCTTTCAATGCATCCACCAGTTGTCTCATGCTCATGTCTGGTGACACTTGCATGCCAGCAGCGTGGGTCAACACATCTGCTGCTTGCTCAATGTTCACCCCTTGTGTGCCAATGGCACCGTTGGCTCTGCGCACATTAGCAATGGGAAAATTCTCAATGTCTTCACGCAGGTTCACAGTCTTCATCAACAGTCCAGGCTCGCCATTGCGACCTGTGTTCAAGGCCAGTTTGTTGGCTTCTTTGCCAGTCTGTCCAGGTTTGATATCCACACTCAGAGCCATGGCATATTGTGGCATGGCTGCTTCACGCTTGTTCTTGGGAATGTACCCTGAGGCGCCTTCTTCCAATGAATCACGGGCAAAATGTTCAGGATGAGAGTTGGCCCAGTCACGCATGATGATGCCTGCTCTGGCGTTGGCATCATTTTCCCACCGACTGCCAGTTTCGCCTGCGTCATCTGGTAACTGACCATGTTGTTGATTTTGTGAGCAGTGAACTAATTCATGTGCCACTGTGCGCAACACGTCCATGACATGGCGATTGGGCATGCTTACATTTAGTGTGTGTGATTCTGGATCGTAACGTCCAAAACTTTGATTGCGTTCGCTCCACTCAGGATCAGTGTGCAAATGAATTTCAGGTGCAGGATCTATGCCCAGCTCTGTTGTGACGTGTTTAATAAAGTCCTGCACAATGTTGTCATCAGATTCAGAGTCTTCCAAGAAAGACTTGGTACTGGCAGCAACACCATCCGACGTGCTGTAAGGCTGACTCTGCATGCCTTCACCGAAGCCGTAACGAAACCGTTGTCGAGGTGCTTCACGCAGACTCAGTTTGCGATCTTGTGCGGCTCTACGTGCGTCCCACAGCAGTTTTATACAACCACTATTGCGCAAGATTTTAAACGCAAGATTTTCACAGCCAAACTCGCCTTGTTGTTCAAGTCCTGCCTGCCGCATGGCCTTGATTTTGTCGGCCAAGGTGGCCATTTTAGATTGATCTCCTGAACGCACAGCATCGTGAATACGTGCGTCCAAGTCTGCAACTTTGTCACGCACACACGCATCATCTACCCTGGCACGTTTGCGTTGGGGTATGGAGATCCAGCTATTGTGTTGCACTGAATAAATGCCCAGGCTGATGTGTGGTTGATCAGCAGGCTGAACATACAGTTCTACATCGGCACCACCAATTTTTATGTTGTGCTCGTTGTTGTATTGATATTTCTTGGCTGAAAACAGTTCCTGATACACAGGATCATCAGGCATTGTGACCACAATGTGCAGGTCAATATCTGAGTTTTTTGTATAAGAGTAGGCTGCGTTTGAGCCTGATATGGTGATGTCTTCGACGTCAAGATCTTTGACACCCAAAAATTCTTGAAAGTCTTCAGCAATGGTGAGTAGTCGTTCACGCACTTCAGGAAGCAACTGCTCGTCTCGCCCCCAGATTCTGGGATTGAGACGGCGGTGAAACTTTACTGCGTCGCCAAGATTGTAAGAGTCCAACTCATGAATGTTCATAAGTTGTATTTACCGTTAGACTGCGGCAGCGGCTTTCTTGCTCTTCTTGCTGGCAGCCATCACTACAGGCTCGGGCACAGGTGCTGGTTCTCTGGCCAGTTCATGTCCTGCAGGCACTGCATTGTTGGGTAAACCTTCAACTGGTGTAACTGTGACTGCACTGGGCTCAAACATCTGCTTGAGATCTTTGTACAGTTGTTCATGTGTGTTGTAGTCAAATGTGTAGGTGCCCACGTGACGCAACAGGATACGTTTGTCCACATACACGTTGCCGCCTAGATCCCGCCAGTTTTCACAGAATGTCCAGTCTTCCGAATAGTAGCGGTTTTCACGCACAGCAGTGTCAAAGTAGGTTTTCATGTAAGGATTCAGTTCTTCAGGCAGGCCAATGTCATTGTTGAACGGCTTGGTAGCAGGGTGTGCATTCAGCTTCTCAAACACATCACGCTTGATCAACAAGAAACCTGTGCCTGTTTTTGTGACTTCAATTAGTTTGCCATCTGGTTCGTCAGGTTGGCCAGGAATACCGTTCACGCACCATTTAACTGGCAGGCTCTTCATGGGATACAATCCGCCGATGACATCTTTTTGTGCGTCCAGCAGCACCAACAAATGCCAAGGTTCCCAGCCAATGTCAGCGTCAATAAACATCAAGTGTGTTGACTCTTTGGTGTGCAAGAACTTGGCTGTGAGTGTGTTACGTGCTCGGCTGATCAATGATTCATTGGTCATGGTTTCCACAGTCCAGTCAATGTTGAGTTGACGGCACAAGTTGGCCCATTTGATATAACTCATAAAGCATTGCTCTGTAAGTTGTCCACCATAACAAGGCATGCAAATATGCACTCGTGTGGTACGCAAATAATCAATGTTGACTTGAATGTTTGATTGATTGGTTTGGGCAGGATCGGTTGGTGGTGTTGTGGTCACCGGTACTTGAGGTTCTGACATGGGTTCTCCGTTAAAATATGCTAGTATTTAAAGATTATAACAGAGAGTATTATTTTTTACGACCGACGTTCTTCCACGTAGTCTTCATAAGTGGCAGCCCAGCCTTGGTTCTCAGCAACTTCTGTGCCAATTGCTGTGTCTAGCATTTTGACCACATTAGCGGCCAACTTGGGATTGCTTTGTGTCTTGGGATACAAGCTCATTATCAGGGCAGTTTTTCGTTTTTCATTCAGCTGAGGCCATGCTGCGCGGATTTCTGAGGCTGATGTCATGCCAGGTCCAAACTCCACAGTGGGCAAATAGGCCATGTAACCTTGTTGACTCATGGGTGCTGTGGAGTTTTTGTTGTAGGGCTGTAGATATGAAGGTTCACCGTTCTTTTTGACACCGCCGGGTCGGGGAGGTTTGTCTGCATCCTTTTGACTGCGAACAAAGATCAACTGTGTGTCTTCAGCATTGTATGGTGCTGTGATCTCAGTGGCTTGAAAAGGGCTTTTGACTTGCATGAATCTGCCTTTGTCTACCCCGGCTAACTGTGCTAGTTTTTCTTTGATCTGAAAAGGAAAAGGCCGAGCGCTGGTGTCGTTGGTAGCAGCCACATACACATCAGCGCCGGGAAATGCTGCTTTCGCTGACTGATACAAGGCAGCATGTCCTGCGTGAAAAGGGTGAAAGCCACCGGGCATTATAACAACTTGTTTCATACCCTGTATTTATGGTTACATGTTTTCCAGCAGCCACAGGTAAATGGGTGTGGAGAACTTGAAGCTTATCACTCCATTACAACCTGCAATGCCGTGAAATGTGTCGTTGATGTCAGGCTGCGAGCCATTGAAATTGTGTTCATACACACATTTTTCTAAAAACAACTGATTGATGTCAAGATCATCAATAATCACTTGCGACACTTCTACTGTGGCATCTTTAACAATACTTCCTGTGTCATCAATCACAGTGTGTGCAGAAGTTTTGCCGCTGAGTATAATCCTTAATTCATGTTCACCATCATCGTCGTTAAAATCATGATTGAACGCTACAGGTTGATTTAGTTGTGGTACAGACAACAACAAAACATTGTCCATCCAAACTTCAGCAGTCATGGGGCACTGATCATCAGAGGATGACAGCACAAATTTGAAGTTTACAGTTTCCAATTTTAACCTCGGGAAAGTTTAGTAAGTGATAGTAACGGCGTTGATAGTGCCGCCTGAAAATCCTTCAACTCGTACACGCATCCAGGTAAAGTTTCCTGTGACAGTGGCCGGGTGATAGTCGGTGAGTGGAATAGTACTGCCATCACCATATGTGTATGTGTCAAACCAGTTGGCTTCGGCAGGATTGTCGTCCAAGCAGGCTTCCAGGATCATGTCACCTTCAAATTGTGTGACGGAAAATGTGATGGTTTGTACACCACCACGTCCGCGATAGTAGTTGGCCGCTGTAACAGGGTCACTTGACCAGTCTTGACTGCTTCCGTCATAGTTGCCCGCGGGCGTACCATACACAGTGGTGTCAAGAATGGTTTTTGTGGTCATTGAACCTTGTCCGCTTCCACAACAACACCTGGACCTGTTAGTTCTTCAGCAACTGACTGCAGGGCAGCAACAATGTCAGCGGTGGCAATGTCGTCACCAGCATCGTTATCTTTGATCAATTTTGAGAGTTTGATCACAACTACTTCTTCGTGTATTTTAGCCATAGTCAACTATTTAGTCGTTTGAATGGGCATGGTCTTTCTTACAATGCCCGGCATCACTAGACTGATCATGGTGCCTTCGTTGGGATGATCATGATCCACAAAATAATGAGCTCGGGAGTAGTTGAGATTGTACCTAAAACTGCTGCTGCCTTTGAGCCATGCAATCAGTGCATCACAAGGTTGAAGTGTATCTTTTCTTGAATTTAAAAAATTAACCAGCATGGTTCGTTGTTCAAGACCGTATTTGCGTTCTCGAAGATATGTTCTGTAAGCATATTTTGATTCACGCAGTTGCACAACATTAACTGGTCGGGTGAGCACTGCCTGTCGTACCAGTCGAATCCTGACCCCGTCATTGCCCAGCGTGACCAATCGGTCAGCCAGGCCACGATGATTGGTGTACACGCTCACTGTCATAAAACTAACCACAGTTTTGAATGGTGCAATTTCGGACAAAAGCACCTCACGAGTTTCACGCAGGGCAGTTTCTTTGGTAATGCTCCAGGCTCGATTAGACCATCGATCACTCTCAGCCCAATGTTTGGCATTGACAATGGCTCGTTCAAACTGAGAGGCATCCAGATTTCTCAAGCAAACAGCCTCTGAGATGTTGATGGTTATGCACCATTCATACTGAGCATAATACAGACTGCTACGATCGTCTAATTCAACTTTATACAACAATGATACCCTCAGCATTTACAGTGCTCACTGCATCCTGTTCTATCATGAACTCCACAGCATCCGCCTTCATCACTGCTGTGATCATGCAGTTTTCCAATCGATCAAACAACATCTGCTTTGACAACGGCACACGGATCAGTTCATCAATCTTGCGTGATAAAGGCCGTGCGCCCATTTTTGAATCGTATCCTTTGTCAGCCAAGTGATCAATCACAGGCTCAGTCAACACTAAGCGGATATTTTTGTGTGTCATGCTGGCCTTGAGTTCGTCCACAAACTTCACAACAATCTTCTTGATAGCAAGTGTGTCTAACTTGGTGAACTTGCAGATCCGGTCAATACGATTGCGCAGTTCTGGACGGAAGAAGTCTTTCATTGCACGATCTTCTTCGCCTGACTTCTCCAGGCTACCAAAACCAATGTTGTTGGCATCGTTGGCCTGTGCGCCTAGATTAGACGTCATGATGATGATGCAGTTCTTAACATCTACTCGTTTGCCATTTGCTGAAGTAATGTGCCCTTCATCCAACATCTGCAACAGGATGTTGGTCACATCCGAGTGTGCTTTTTCAATTTCATCGAACAATATTACAGCATAAGGGTTCTTGCTGATATCAGAGATCAGTTTGCCACCGCCTATGTTGCCATCTTCAAAGCCCACGTAGCCGGGAGGTGCACCGATTAGGCTTGACACTGTGTGCTTTTCTTGATACTCACTCATGTCGTAACGCAACAGTTTCATTTCCAAGTGTTCGCTTAGGAGTTTGGCCAGTTCAGTTTTGCCTGTGCCTGTTGGACCAAGGAACAAGAAACTGCTGATGGGACGTTTTGCATTACCAATGCCAGCAAAATTAATGTACACACGTTCCAGCACAGCCTCCACAGCTGAATCTTGTCCGTACAATTTCTGTTTGATGTTGCTTTCTAAGTCCACAATCTTTGCACTTCGTTCATTCTGCAGTCGGTCCACTGGCACACCAGCCACGCGGCTTACCTGTGCTTGGATCATTTCTTTGGTAACTGTAACAGTGCCTTCGTCTTTCACACGCTCACGTGCGCATGATGCGTCCAGCAAGTCAATGGCTTTGTCAGGATTTTTACGATCGTGAATGTAACGATTGGCCAGTTCTACCGAAGCCATGATAGCATCAGTGTCAATCATGACATCATGAAACTTTTCCAATCTAGGACTTAATCCAATCAAGATCTTTTCTGTGGTGTCCGTATCAGGCTCGTCGATACTGAGTCTGTAGAATCTGCGCATGAGTGCGCGATCTTTTTCAAATGATTCGTAGTATTCTTCCCATGTGGTTGATGCTATCACTTTCAAATGGCCTTTGGTGATTGCGGGTTTTAACATGTTGGCAAAGTCTAGGCTGCTGTTTGAGCCAGAGCCTGCACCTTTCATGGTGTGTGCTTCGTCAATGAACAGGATACATTTTTTCTTTGTCTCCAAGGCAGCAATTACAGCCTTGAATTTTTCTTCAAACTCACCACGATACTTGGATCCTGCCAACAGCGATCCAATCTCAAGACCCCATACTTCGTGATCTTGAATGAACCGGGGCACACGTCCGGCAATGATCTCCTGCGCTAAGCCGTCCACAATACAGGTCTTGCCCACACCAGGATCGCCTACCATGAGCACGTTGGCTTTGAAGCGTCGAGCCATCACAGTGATCATTTCGTGCAGTTCAGTCTGACGTCCAATCAAGGGTTCCAACTGATCATTCTTGGCCTGTTCAGTCAAGTTGGTACAGTACTCGTTCAAGATGTCATTGGCTTGATTCATGTTCATCTTGGATGCTTCACCAGCTGTGTAATTCTTGGCAAAGAACTCAGAGAATTCAGTCTTCTTCACACCATATTTCAACAAGAAGTAGTGTGCATGACTGTTGGTTTCAGCCATGATGCTCAAGTACAAATCCAATGTGGTCAAGGTTCTACGTCCTGTGAACATGACCTGCACATTAGCACGGTTGAACAAGCGTTCCAGGGTTTGTGTTTTTCTTGGTTGCAAATTTACATCGTCTTTGACGATGCCTTTCATGCCGTTCAAATAAACATTTATTTCTTGATCCATTTGTTTGACCTCTACACCAAACCGATCTAGAATTTTATGAAATGGTGCATGCCTAATCAAACTCAACAGCACATGTTCTGTTGTGACATATTCGTGCAATTTCTCACGAGCAATTTTTACTGCTTGTTCTACAATGTGTTCAATTTCGGGATTGTTTTGCATGATGTCCTTGAGTAGTCCTATGAGTTATTATATGCTATTTTGCTATTGGGTGCAACCTGTGCTGTGCCAAAATATTTATTCATGGTGCTTTTGAATAACATCAATGATTTCGGGTGCAATGTTGTCTGGAATTGATGCCTGCAACTTTATAAGAATGTCTCCGGTGTTGCCATGGCGATCCCGTAGTCCTTGTGCTTTTAATCTTAACACAGTTCCAGGTTGTGTTCTAGCAGGTACTCGAGTGCTCAATGTTTTTCCAGTTAAGGTGTTTATGGTAAGATCACCGCCCAGGATCAAATTCCAAATGTCAATTCGGACTTCCTGTGCAAGATTCAGTTTATCACGCTGCCAAGTTTGATTCGGACTTACTCTAAATTGTGCCACCAGGTCAGCACCGCCCGGACCAATGCCTTCGTACTGCACATTGTCACCGTCATTGATGCCCAAAGGTATGTCAATTTCCACTGCACTCACACCGCTTTGTGTGCCCAGGCTCACTGTGCGTTTGCCACCAGTGGCCACATCCAGCAATGAGATCCACAATGTCATTCTCACATGACTGCGACGAGGATGTTGATGTTGTTGTGCAAACTGCTGCCCGAACATTTGCCCAAAGATGTCATTGATGTTTACGCCACCCGGATGTCCTTGGAATCCCGAAAACTGTGGTCTGGGATTGTCATACTCGGCACGTTTTTGTTCGTCACCCAGTGTGGCATAGGCTTCCTGTATGGCCTGAAACTTTTGAGTGTCGCCACCCTTGTCCGGATGGTGCTGACTGGCCAACTTACGAAAGGCTCGTTTGATATCGTCAGCAGTGGCAGTTTTTGGCACGCCTAGTGCGGCGTAGTAGTCGGTCATAAGAAAAGTCCTGTACAGTTAATTATACAGGACCCTGGCTTGGTTGTCAATTATTTCTTTTCAGGTACTGGGGTGCCTTCTAGTTTCTTGTGTACTTTGATTTTTTTGCAATCTTGTGCAGGTTTGTTGGTCTTTTTGTCTACGACTACTTTGCCAGCTTTGTCTTTTCGGTCTTTGCAAACTTCTTTGATTTCGGCAGCGGCAAACACAGGAGTGGCAGCGACCGAGCCTATGGCTAGTGCGACGGATAATATGATTGTTTTCATTGTGATTCCTTTTTAGAGTTCTGGGTAGTCGGGCTCAGGTGGTGCTTTTTTTCCGCCGAAGCCTGTGGTAACTGCTGCTGGAGCAGGTGCGAAACTGGGTTCAATTTTTGTGCCGGCTGGTGCAGAGACAAAGCTCATGCTGGGCGCAGGTGTTGGCAACGGCGTGCCTGGTGCTGTGGGATTCACAGCGGCTCCGGCCAGTTTTTCTTGTGTGCGACCAAATGCAGCAATGCCTAGCACTGCGCCCATGGCAATGTGGAATAGTCCTGCGCCTTGCAAGGTGAGTGGCTGCCACTGTGTGATTGAGGTGTTTTGAAACATCTGCAACATGGCCCACAGCACTGGGAATATGGCCATGTCCAGTGTACAGATACCCATGTACATCCATCCCATAGCTGGGCGCCATTTTTTCTGCATCCAATCTTCGTCTTTCTTTTCTGGTTTTTGTTCTTGTGACATGTGGGGCTCCTTTAGGAATATTTATAACTTTTGGGTTAGATAACTGCTGTGTAATATTTGTGCAATATTGTTTTAAATAATAATATGGCTAAGTCTCAATCTGACCAACTGTACGAATATCTTTCCATGGTAAAACGTCCTTGGCTGTTTCTTGTGTCAGTGTTTAGCATGTTCCTAGTTATCTCTGCCATAGTGTTGAGTGCTGTGTGGTTTTATGTTCGCCACTAATGTTTTCTAGGGTGTTTGACAAACCATTGCTCTAGTTGTTCTAAATCCAAATCACCGTCAAAGTGTTTTTTGAACCCCCGATAGAATCGTATTTTTTCTGGGTCGCCTGCAAAGCGAGCCATGACTTGCTCTTCTTCCATGTGTGCTTGACGAAACTCTAGCAATAGTTCTTGATATGAATAATACGCAAACAACACAAAGCAAGTCACAAACAATACTATGGCAAAGAACGCATTCAAGTATGCATGAAACACAATCAGCACCGCAGGTACGGCAAACACAGCCAGTATGGTGCCCAAGATCAACAACAAGGTTTTAACGACTGGACTCATTTTGCTCAGACTCACGACGACGCTGTTCCAAGAACTCTTGGTATTCTTGCAATCGTCGTTGACGTTCAAACCACTCTTGTTTTTGCACTGCTTCTAGTGTGTCTCTGTATCTGGTGTCAGTCACACCGCCCCAACGGCGTTGTGCATCATACGCAATGTACATGAACATGCCCATCACCGCAAACATCACCACCACAGCGCCAATGCCCAGGGCAATTTCAAACTGATATTTCTGCATGCGTTGGCGTTTGCGGTGGGCTTTTTCAAGTTCATATGACATGAGCACTTTTTGTTCTTTGCCCAGGTCCTTGGTCATGCTTTCCACTTCGGTGAACAGCGCACCCAGTTCAGGTGGGCTTTGGTAGATCATGAGTTCGCGCAGTTCCTTGCCCATGGCCTCCAGTTGCTTTTTCATCAGCACACGTTTCAGCGCACGTTTTGCTAGACTGTCACCACCTGAATACACTTCAGTTTTTGATCGTTTTTCTTCGTCTTCCAGCACTGCTAGACATTTGAAATAGTTGTCGTAGTAGGCGCCCAGGGCATCGCCAATCTCTGTGTAGATATTGGTGTTTTCCTCACTGCGTTTGTTTAGGTCTCGTACCCGGGTTTTTTCTTCGTTGAGTTGTTTGACCGCAGCATCAGGCACTGGCCGGCCATCGTACTTTTTGTGAAACTGATCGTCAAGATCTCGAAGTACGCCTTTAACATCGCCCGCGGCACTTTTGATGTCCTTGTACAGTTGACATCCTTTTTTCACGGCTGCAACAGCCGTGTTGGCCAAGGCAAATAGTGTTAGTGGATCCATTGTTATTGCTCATGCCACTACGCTGGTGGCTTGAGTATTTAACAGATCCTTGTGCGAGATCTAGTGGGTGTTACACAAACGGTATCCACAGCCAAATACCTTGGCTCAACAGCACTGTGCCAATCACAGCCACCACTTCGCTGATGCGATACATGGTGTTGTTCACACTCAAAATGCTGGCACTCAACAGCACAATAGCCAGTTGAAATGCCAGGGACGCAAAGGTCAACCATGGTGTGTGGCGTGTGGCTTCATCACGTGCGGCTTCGTGGGCCTGTGCCTTTTGCAATAGTTCACGCTTGCCTTCCGCCTTCACAGGGTCTGATTCGTAACGTGCAATCTTGGCCTCCAGTAGTGCTCTGCGCTGGGGATCACGTGTTTCTTCCAGTTGTCCTTCAGCAATGCTTTGTTTGATGCTTTTGCTTTGATAGAACGCATAGGTGTCTGTGGCTTTGAGCATGTTCTTTAGCACAGCACCTGAGTAGTTGTTTGAAAAGTATGTGGTCACGGCCATGAACAGGGCCATGATCACAATCACAAGTCCGGCTTTGTCTTTGATTGCTGCTTCACGTTCTGAACGTGATAAGGGTTTTGTTTCTGCTTCTGCCATGTCATGCTCCCATAATGTGTAAGGCGTGTTCGTAATGCTTGATACGATCTTCAAGACCAATGTAACCACCATTGATCTTTTTAGTCATCTTCTTGATGTCGCCGGCATCTGCTTCCACATTCAAGTTGTTGCTTTCCCAGAACCAGCAGGCTGATTGTGCGGCACCTTCAAATGTACCTAGGTATTCTGCGGCTTCTTCAGCGGAGATTTCCAAGCTGGCAGCAAAGTTTTCATAGTTGCTCTTGCCGGTGAGTTGAATCAGTCCACGACCGCAGTAGCGATATCCGTCACCTGAGTGTTCGTCACCATTGCCCATGCGACTTGCATACACTCGGTTGGCAATCATTGCAGGCTTCTTGGCATAGGCCTGTGCTAGTTCTGCTGTGGGGAAATATTTGCCAAAAATCTTTTGTAGGCTTTCTGCCTTGTAATTAAGATTTTCTTTGATAAATCTAAAATTTCCTGACTCATGTGCGCACTGTGCAATAAAAGCAGCAATGCGACGAGGTGTGTTGATCTCATAATCTGGCAGTAACTGGTCCAAGGCTTCCAACCAGTGTTCAGCATGGGGTATACCATGTACCATTTGTTTTAGTTGTCCGAGTGTTAGTTCCATCTTGGCTCCTTATTTTATGTTGTTGAATATTTGTTGTTGTTTTTGATACCATTCAATCCAGGCATCTGTTTTGACAGCACACTCATAGTAGGTGCCGTAGTTCACAGTCACAGTCCTTGATATGTCACTTAGACGGGCATCATCAGGAATTTTTTGCAGTTGTGGACAGGCCGTCATGGCCACGTTGCCCGGTGCTTCGGGGAACCGTGCTGTTACAGGTACTACTGTACTGCATCCAGTGGCAAGGAATGCCAGTATCACAAACACCACTAGAAAGAACAATTTAATCGAATGCATCAGCAGTTCCAACGACGTCGTGCTTTGCATATGGCTTTGTCAGGAGTCTTGGCACAACTGATGCTGTGCATTTTCATTTGTCCACGACTGCGGCTGCAATAACTCTTTCTACGCTTGGATGCCTTGCCACCTTTTTTGAGTTTGCCAGGTTTGGTGGTTACAGCAGTTTTTAGTTTTGAGCCAGGATTTTCTCTGCGGTAAGCATTCACAGCCTTTTGACTCATGCCATCTGTCTTGTCACGTTTGTTGGCTTTTTGCCAGTCTTCCATCACACCTTGCTGACTGTACATATCCATCAGTTGTCGAATATAGAAATTATAAAAACCACGACGGCCGTTGTATTCTCTGTCTCCAAGCACAGTCTTTAGTGCGGCTACAGCATCATTTACTTCCGAACCACGCATTATTTTTAGTGCATCCGTCACAAGTGAATCAACTTGTTGTGTGTCTTCCGCCATGTCTTGTGATTCCATGATGGGCTCTGAAGTCACAGCAAAAGCATACAGTTCATCTTCGGTGAGTGTTTCCAAATCTTCCCAGATCACTTCAGCATCCACACCGTTGTGTTGGGCCAGACGTTCAATGATGGATTCGATAAGATCAAACTCTTCCTCAAGTTCTACACTTTCGTTCTTGGGCTTCTTGCCAGCTTTTTTCATTGCAATGGCCGTTGCAGCCTGTTGTGGATGTGCCGACTTGGCTTCTGCTAAGATTTCATTAATTTTCATTTGGGTGCCTCTGCTGCATCATTATGCGCTTTGATAAATTCTCTAGGAATTTCACACTGACCACCAGGCGCAAACTTTGTATCATATTGTACAATTTCCCGGTCAATGTATTTGGTGATGGTTTCGCCACGTGTGCGTATGACCTGTGTCTTGGTCACAACCTTGGTGACAATCTTGACATTTTCTTCTTTGCTTTGTGCTTCAGCAGCCGCGACTCGCGCTTCTACTGCCGCCACACGCTCACGCCATTCTTGTTCAATTGCATAGCCGCCGCGCCAGTACACACCAAGAACCAACAGTGCCATGCCCAGGACCTGTGCGGGCGTCCGATATTGGTTAATGATGGGTATGCGCTTGATAAAGAACACTGTCACAGTCAGTGCGATACCTACCAACAGTACAATGTTGCAGATCCAAAGTATAAGTGCGTCAGGTAAGAAATGTAAAATCCACATATTGATATTTAGCGAAGTAGCAATAGGTCATGTGTGTTGGTAGGCAGTTTGTCTAAATGATGCACATTCAGATGCAGTCTATTTTTGTAAACTAACTCATGCAACAAATAAACCTCATCAAATATATCAAAATTCAACTCACTCCAGTCTTTGTCTTGTCCCTGCTGTATTGCCTGTATAATTTCTTTGTGTTCTTGATCCCTGTGCATTGTGGTCTGTAATTTAGACCATTGACCTAGTACATTGTGTGCCGGCGCTGTTGATCCCACGGCCAAATGATCAAACATGTGTTGAATTGATTCCAAGGTATTGTCACGCAGTTGATCTAGAGATATAAATCTTATCTTGGGAAACTGTGCTGGTAACAGAGCCCAATGACTCACATAGTCCGAAAACTCATATCTAATAGACTGTGCCATTACGGTACGCAACTGTCCCAGGGAAAGATTTTGAGTTTGATCACATTGAAATTTATTCATCAAGCGTTGGTACCAGGCTCGAGATTCATAATAACTCATTTGTATTTTGGCTCGTTCAATAGGATCCTCGGCAGTCAACCAAGCCTGGGACGAGATCATTATTTGGGCCTCTTCACTGCCCGGAGCAAAACTGTTGATTTTTTTGTCATACATACCAGGTGACCAAACAACTTTTTTGCAGTTGTTGTGCCACCACCAAATCTTACTAGTAACAGTTGGATATATTACACAGACCTGTACTGAATAATTTTGAAAATATTGCAGATGACCATGAGTCAAGTTGTAATAAAAATTTGACAGCCCTTTTTCATTGAACATTTTGCCGTTGTGGTCCAAGGGCCAGATACATGATACCACTGTGTCATACTGAGTACTCACAAAATCACGGTAACATTGTGGTGTGACCAACAGTTTGTATTGATCTGACAGCACATAGCCGTGGCTGTTGCCATCGGTGTGAAACGGCAAATTTTGCTCTTGCAACTCTGCAGGGGTGTTACACAACCACTGTAAAAAAGTGCCGTAGCAACCTGTGGGATAATATATTAGTTTATTCAATTAAACAGCACCGCAATTTCTCTTGGAACCCATGGTTCTTTCATGCGCTCAGGATGCCACATTATGCCAGCTGTCAAGCCATGTATCCAGGCTTCCGTGTTGCCGTCTGGGTCGTGTGCCAAGCCAGTTGCCCCAGGAGGCAGTTGTTTTATGCGCAGGGTATGATAACTGTTGACTAGGTGCTGTTGATTGTTATAAGAGATTTCATGATAACTGCCCTGGTGATCATCCACAGGCACAATTGAGCCGCCTAGTTTGGTTGTCAACAGTTGACAACCATGACAAATACCTATCACAGGAACATTACGAGCTGTCATGACGTCAATCAATTCATGTTCAACTTGGTTGCGCACAGGATGGTCATCGCCGCCGGTGATGATCAACACATCTAGATCTGGGATTGATATTGGGAGTCTGTTTGGAATAGAAACAAGCGTATGTCCTTGCAAAAACTCATACCATGAGTGCTCCAAGGAATCATACGCTCGATCTCGGTGAAACAGGACTCGTTGGGTGAGTCCTATTCGCATTACCAACCGTAGGCGTCAGCCACTAGTTGTCGGCCTGCCGCAGCAGCCACAGTGTTCTTGCATGAAATGTCATACAAGTCCCGACGCATCTTAACCACCAAGGCTTCAACACGTTGTTGAGTGGCTTCGTCTTGAGCCAATTTTTCCAATTTCCAACCACCAATATTGGCATGGAAGCCTTCGTCCCGGGCAATCTTGGCATATGAAGTAGAAATAAACTCGTCTTCAATGCAGTCAGCCATTTGATTCCAAACAGCTTCGGCACGGCCTTCGGCCACCAACTGATATGCAGCCAGAGCAGCAGGATCAGTTTCTGCGCCGTACTTGGCCAACAAGCCAGCACCTTTGGCAGTGGGTTTGGCAGCCTCGGCAGCGATGGCAGCAGCTACGTCTAGCGGCTGACCAGTCATGTGCTCAATGACTTCTTTGACCATGCGGAAGTGGCGGGCTTCGTCTTGTGCTTGACGAGTCAACAGTTCAAGTTCTTCTGTTGGGGTGTCAGCAGGCATCTGAGCAATGGCTTGGCTGATTTCAACCATGTTCATGCGCTCGTTGACCATGCGGCCCACAAAGTGCTCTACTAATTCTTCTTGAGCAGGCTTGCTGTCAAAGTATTCTTTAACGTTGTGTTGACTGGCCTGGAACAATGCTTGATTGTCCTCAACTAGTTTTTTAACAAATTGTTTTGCATCCATCGTATTCTCCTTAAGTGTATCGATACACGAATATTTATGTTATTCGTTGGGGTTGATTTGGTTTGCTAGGGGTAGGAATGTTCGTCGCAGTTCTTGGGCATGCTGCCTCAAACCATCTGGATCTAGCTCTCTGCTGTCCACAAATACCAAGTTTTGATCCATCCACTCTTGATATTCAACTGTATTTATAGCTCTAGCAAATAAATTAGCATAATAGTCCACTATTACTCGGTCTGTACGAGGGGGCAGCACAAGATTCCAGGCTGCAAATACATTGATTCCAGGGGCAATTTTTCTCAACAGCGGGATGGTTGGCATTTGTGCAACTTTGCGATCTCCAGTGATACCAATAGCTCGGACTCGACCTGCTTCTATTAGCGGACGGGCTATGGCCAATGGCATGATACCAAATTCTGTGCCACCTGCACTACTGGCCACACTTTGCAGGGCTTGTGCAGGGCCGTTGAATTGTATGTGTTTTATCAGGCTGCGATTGCCTGAAGTTTTCATCATCAAGTATTCAAGGGTGATTCGGTGTGCGCCCGATCCCACAGCAATAAACACAGGCTGCTGTGTGGTGCGTAGCAGCGTGGCAAACTCATCTGGAGTGTTCACAGCACTAGTGGCAATGGCAACAAGCACTAGTGGACTTTTGCCTATTGTGAGCACATCTTCAAATGTGTTATACTCATAGCGTTTGATGTCACGCTGCCAGATATCCTGCGTGACATACTGACTCATGTGATTGAGTGCAGCAATGGTATGCCCATCTGGCAGCACAGTCATAAGGTGATTCATGGCAATCACACTGTCTGCCCCTGCACGATTTTCCACAACAAACGTGATCTTTTTGTTTGTGCGGCTGATGATCTGTGACAGTTTTCTAAATGCTATTTCGTTGCCAGCACCAGGTGCGTTGCCTATCACAATTGTGACAGGGCGTGTGGGTTCCCAGGCAGCAGCCATGATAGGAACCAGTAATAAGAGTAGGAGTAGTCGTTTCATTTTAAAAAATATATGTACACCAGTGCTGGTATAATGATAAAGAACTGTGGCACGAAGTTCAACATCAGAGCTCGTTCATTCCACTTGTATCCCACATAGACCCAGCCACAGGCTCCGATCAGTTGTACAAAACTGTTCCAGGGCGTGATGCCAAACGTATGCAATACCATGGCACACAAGATTGTGACAGCACTGGCGTACTTGATATACCAAACATGATCTCGTTTCATTTAAACACCGTTACTAAAATATCTGGAAAAGTTCGTGCAATCTCAACCTTATATCCAAATGTACTTTCAACCCACTCGGAAGTGAAGTGATGCCAAGTGGCATTTCTACTGTGTGCATATTCCAGTATGCACTGATTCTGTCGAGTGATTGCTGCCAACATACCTGTGCTGTCCTGGTAGGCATCGTAACAAGGGTACTTGATCTGAAACCCTCCGGCTTCGTGCCACCATGCGTAACTGGCCATGTCTGGACGATACACCAGCATGATCCAGTCATTGGGAAATACTTGTGTGACCTTGGGCAACATATATGCCCAGTCATGGCTTTTGACCAATCGTGTGCCACCGGGCTCGGTCCATGCTGAGTCAATGTAATCAGCACTCAACAGACATTCCAGTTCCATGCCCGGACCAAAGTACGCACCTTGATGTCCTGTGTAACTGTGATGTGTGTATGTGCGAGCAGGTGTACGGTCTGTGGTATTAAATCCTGGAATAGACTCCAAGGTCTGTGCAATACCTGACCAACGTGAACCAGGCACGCCAGTTAGAAATATTCTGTTGGGAAGCATTTGTATAATTAATTATATGGATCAACACACCCTGGACAAATATTTCAGCACACATTGGCACTCAAACATTGATCAATATGAGTATTCTGGATGGGCTTTGCTGCAAAAGATAAAATTAGGCGAATCAGTATTGGATGTAGGCTGTGGTCCCAATCCGTTCAAAGCACGTATTGCCAATTTGACCGGAATTGATCCTGCGTTTGATTCGGCAGATGTCAAGTGTACCATCGAAGAGTTTGAGAGCAACATTCAATTCAATGTGGCGTTCTGTTTAGGCAGTATCAATTTTGGCACCGAAGACACAATACTGCGGCAGATTGGTCATGTGGTTCAATTACTGACACCGCATGCTAGAATCTACTGGCGTTGCAATCCTGGGCGGCAGGATCATGGCAATGAGCATTGTCAAGCGATTGATTTTTTTAACTGGACTCCAGAACTGTTGCAAAAATATGCTGATCAGTTTGAATTTTGTGTTGCTGATCTACAGCAGGATTCCAACAACAGAATCTACTGCGAGTGGGTTAGATAAGGCCAGCAGCGGCCTGCAAGGCCCGCATGTCAGGTTTGGTCTCGTGAATTTGTTTTACAGGCAAACCAGCAGCAGTGCGCCACTCGTTCAATTCTGACTCATGTGTGCGACGATAGTCATCGGGTGTGAGAGGTACAGTGCTTGCAAACGCTTCTTCTGACCAGGGTTGTGTTCGGCCATCATACTTCATGGTCCAGTCTTCACTCTCGTGTTCTGTTAGTGTGCCCAGGTCATCAATCAGTTCAGCCACGTACTGTGGTGCGGCACTGCGTCTGCGAATTTCAACATATACCAAAAAACGTGATGGTTTGATCTCGCCTGGTGAGCGGTCAGCATCCAACACAAAGTCATAGCCCTTTTCAAACCAGGCCACCAGGTCCTTGGCAGCCTGTTTGTCACGCACAAAGAAGCTGAGTACAATGATGTCTTCATCGTCGCCCATTTTGCCACTAAATTCGTCCACATGAACAGTGGACTTCATCATGCCCTCTAGGTCACGGTACTGTAGCCCTTCAAGCAGCTGGGACGGGGGCAAGGTCTTGTTCGAGGTTTTGTTGTGCATCTTGTGCCTTTGCATCACTTTGTGTGTCTTCTTTGTCTAGATCCTGCTCGTAGGCTGCGTCTAGTTCGTCCAGGTCAATTTCTTGGCCTTCCATCTCTATTGAGCCTGTGCGTATTTCACTCATGAGTCGCTTGGGCATGACAATTTCCACCAGCCACACAGGTTTTTCAACAATGCGGGCTTTCTTGGTGCCGGGAACGTAATCTGACGGATCGTTGATCCGGATGGGAATTTTGATCTTTTGCTTTTTATAAGTAACTTTGCAATCAAATGGCAGCAGACGTTTGCCGCCTCTGGGGTCCGGCATCATTTTTTCCGGCCACATGAAAGTCACACCCACTGTGTATTTGTTGATGTCTGGGCCGGCCACTAGTTCACCAATTTCCCAGTTCTTAAATGCGTAGATATCCATCTCGTCCAGCACACGTTCAAAGTCCAGCAGCGTGGTCAGGCTACCGTCACTCATGTAAATGTCACGGATGTTGTCAGCCACCTGCCAGTAATCTTCGTGATTTTTAAACAGTTCTTTGTCGTTGATGCCGTGAATGTTTTTGGTTTGCATAATACATTATTTACCAAAGTTGTTGAGTACGTACAACAGACTTGAGTCATGGTACTTTTATGCTGCCTGGTTAATATTTAGCAACCAAATATTTGAAAATACCACTCCGTTATTGTCAAATCTTGCACCGTAAATACCAGGCCCTACAGGGCTTAGGAGAATAACACTTGAGTAGACAACGAGCACAAAAAGCACAAAAACGTATGAACCTGGAAGTAGCAAACACCATAGCCTTTAACTCAACGCAGCGAGCACAACCTCGTCGCATTGACTTGATCCCTCGCACACGAAATCAAGAACGCTTGGTCATGGCCCTGCAAGATCCGGATCAACACATTGTAGTCACAGCAGGACCCGCTGGCACAGGCAAAACGTACCTGGCCATGCTGGCTGCTGTTAAGAATCTCAGAGAAGGAGTATGCGATCGAATAGTGCTGACAAGACCCGCAGTGGGTGTGGAGGGTGAAAGTCATGGCTTTCTTCCCGGCAATTTAGTTGCCAAAATGGAACCTTGGACTCGTCCCTTACTGGACGTCATGCGTGAATACTATAGGCCACAAGACATCTTGGCCATGATTGAAGATCAGATTCTGGAAATATCTCCTCTGGCATACATGAGAGGCCGGACCTTCAAAAATTCGTGGATCATCGCAGACGAAATGCAGAATGCCACACCAGCACAGGTCAAGATGCTGATGACACGCATTGGACAACATTCCAAGATAGTGATCACAGGAGATGTGGATCAAGCAGATCGTGCTCAAGGAGACAACGGCCTGCTGGATCTATGTGCCAAACTGCAACAAACCGCAGTGGCAGGAATTGCTGTGTGCGAAATGCAAACTCGTGACGTGCAACGCCACAGCATCATTGGGTCAGTGTTGAAACTCTACGCGGTTTAGGAGGTGATTATTGCGTAGATTTCCCGCCAAAGGGTACGGGCACTCATGATTCATGTTGTGCCCGTGTTCCATTAATATACTCTGCAAACCCATGTACATGCCTAGGTCAGCATTTTCGGGCTTGTCCTCAATCCACCACAGGTAGGAATTACGATAGGGTTCCAAGGCTGAGTCTTTGTTGGCACCAGTGGCCAAACAAGTCACCCCTTCAAACGCAGTCCTACCAAACAGTTTACGCAGGTTCATTTCTCGCAAGCGGCCAGCATTGACATCGGTGCTCAAACTGGTGATGCAATGAAACACATAGCCATGTTCTTCATGCAGTCGTTTCACATAGTACATGGCATCACGCAGTGGTGGCAAGAATCCAATTGCAGCTGATTCGTTGAACATCTTGATCAGTTTAAATGACTGCTCTCGATCAATGCCATAACGAACACCAATGTCATATTCGAATTGGTGTCCTTCCTGCTTGGCAAATCCGTGCTCTTCCATCCAGATTGAAAATGCGTATTCCCAATCAAGCAAGACACCATCGGCATCAACCAGGATCAGATTCTTTTTGTGTGTTGACTTCAACTTCGTATCCATTCTCTTTAAACAATCGTTCTATTGTGGCAGCATAGTGTTGATGATAGTAACCAGCAATTCGGTCAAAATCTCTAGGTACTTGAGTACCTGCCATGCTGCATTTTAACACAGAAAGGGTTTTGAAGTCAAGTATAACATTACAAGTTTGATAGTCGCGGGTCTTTAAGTTTTTGGCCACAGCCATGACTTCATCAATTTTGCCATCTGGTTTGGTATAATAGGTTAAAAGTAAGTATCTCATGTTAGTTTTATTGGTAAAAAATCCTGATGATTGATGCCTCGACGACTATCTAAGGCAGCAATGTAATTGGTCAGTGCTGTACTGGATCCTGCTTGATCCAAAAGAGCCGATGCATGTGTCACACGGCTTTTGAATACTGGATCCTTTGTGAAGAATTTACTGGATTTTATTTTGTCCCAACTTTTGCGCACCTGATCTCTTGCATGTTCGGGTAAGTTATTGATCTGCAATTCTACAGGTCCTGTTAGCACAGCGAGGTTCCACATGTCACATTGTGATTCTATTAAAACTAATTCTGCGGCATTTATAATGCTTACAGCATCTAGTACTGTATTAAACTGTATTGTACAACCAACATCTCTGGCCCAGGTTAGATTGTCAATAAATTTTTTCCATTTCATTGGCCATCTATGATATTCATTTACTCGACTGTATGCATCCACACTAATCACCAGCGTGAGATTTTTTATGCGTTGTAGAATCATTTGCATATCAGGATCGACCCTGGTCAGATTGGTGTTTATCACAACCTCTGGTTGTTGATCCTGCCCAGCTACCTGTTTCAACAACTCAATACATTTGTCAATGATCAAAGGCTCACCGCCTGCCATGTATATTTTACTGCTGGTCACAATATCGGCGTTGTCAAAATCAAGTGGATATGATTTGATTTCTAAACCCATCTCTTTACTCCATAATGAACTAGAATTAGGGCCGCAAGTGATACACGCTAGGTTACATTTATTATCAAATCGTAAATCATAAAAAAAAGTACGATCTGGATCACCAGGTTTCCATTGTTCAATGTGGGATTTTACTTCAGTATTTTTTAACCATCTTGCAGTTTCTTGTAATCTAGGACTAATTGTTTGCTGCTGATCTAATTTATAACAGGATTCGCAATGCGGAACAGGTTCTTGATTTGCCAACTTTGTTCTAATACCATCAATCTCGTCAGAACCTATAGGTATGGTACTGTAACAACAAACATATCGTTTGCCGTCAAGATTTTGATACTTTTCAATCCAAGGCAAAACACAAAACGTCTTGCTCCTTAAATTCAAGGTATTCCTGCAAGTTCAATTAGTGTAGCACTCAAATTGATTTCATGATCGGCCACAAGACTGGCATTGGCTGCGCTGTTACGGATGATTATGATGGCTTGATCTTGGCGTTCAGGTGTGGTACCCCACAAGTCCAAGTTGTTGTACATCCAACGGAACAATGCTTCCATGTCCTCACTGCGCACATTTTGGCACAACAGGGTTCTGGCTTCACGTATCTTACCACGTTTGAACATATCCACTGCACTGAGCAAATAGTCTGAAGTTGCTCCACCTTCGTCTCCGTGCGGCGCACTCAGTCGACCATCCACGGTGTTCATTTGACACAGGTTGATACACTTGCGCAGATCTGGATATGTGGCTTTGACATAACTGTCTAGTGTGTCCAAATCAAACTCCACACTCTCTGTCACCAGTATAGTGGCCATTCTAGCAGTGAACTCTGTCACATCCACTTTCTCAATGTGAAATCCTTGACATCTACTGTGTAGGGCAGGGATCACACGATTGGGATAGTTGCAAGTGAGAATGAATCTTGCAGTACTGGAATAAGTTTCCATTACACCACGCAAGGCCGCCTGACCATTGGGGGTGATGTAGTCTGCTTCGTCCAACAACACAATTTTAAAATCGCCAAATGGCATGGTTTGCACAAAGCCTGTGATCTTGGCTCGAATGGTGTCAATGTTGTTTTCTCTGGACGCATTGATTTCCATTACATCAAATGGATCAATGCCCAGTTCGTGAATCAAGATTCGGGCCAAGGTGGTCTTGCCCACACCCGGTGATCCTGAAAACAACAGGTGCGGTATGGCACCTGACCGAACCCAACCCTCCACTTGTTCTCGTTGTGCTTGGTCACGAAACACATAGTCAATCAACTGATTGGGGCGATACTTCTCTGTCCATAACTCTTTCATGTTTTACCTTGACGTTAATCGTTTCCACATTTTATCTTTTTCTTGCTCCAGCAGCCATTCCGCTTCGCCGCTGAACTGGCTGGTTTTTGCCAGCATCTCGTCTACAGCAAATTTTACACGATATAAGTCTTGTTTGCAAGGCCAGTTTACCCAACCTGTCACATGTGGATCATTGGCACCAAAATACATTTGTTGGCATTCACTTATGACCCGATTGGCATCCCAATGCTTTGTCACCATTCTTTCTTTTCCACGTGGATGGCGTCGGAGAATGTGACGTCAGCAGGACGTTCATCTGCACTCATTAGGATGTCTTTAGGATCAATTTTACGAATGGTATGCTGTCCCTCATCATCTTCGATGTCCAGGCCACGTGTCCAACGTCCATGTGCCACAAGAATCCACTCGCCCACATGCACATCCTGTTGCTCAGGGCCAACAGCATACACTCTGCCCCAGCGTGGACGTATGCCCGAACTCTTGCCATTATCGTTCAACAACACAATTCCACCATTGGATAAACGTTCGTCAAATGTCATGTCTTCTACCAGCACTGAATCACTCAGTGCTTGTAGTCGGCTTACCTTGTGTGCGCTGTATGCTGCCTTCATTGGTCTAAATTCCATTTATGTGAAGATGTCTTGGCCTGAACTTGTTTTTGATATTGATCGTGAACTTGTTGTGGACGGCTTTGAACAGGTTGATTTTGTTCATTTATTGCGTCACCACGTGCATTGACTTTCATGTTGCCCACTGCACGTTCTTTTTCGTTTTTCAAACGCAAGGCACCCATGTCCACTGGTTTACCTCTAGAACTTTTGTATATTTCTTTGGTCATTGTTTTCTCCTAAAATCTTATTTAACGCAGGAACTCACGGGCATCTAAATCATAGAAAATTGAGTCAATTCTATGCACACCCAACAAGTACAACACGTAACTGGCCACACTGGACCCACGTCCTACTCCCCATATCATGCGGTTGGCTTGCAATGTATCCACAAGATATTTAAGATAACGCAACAGGTCAAACAAGTTGCGTTCTTGAAACAGCAACAGCTCTTGACCACAACGTTGTAATTTTGCTTCTGAATCACACAGGCTCAAGATATATTCAGCAATGTCCATGTGTTGATATTCCGCAGGCATGTGCCAGCAGTTCTGCTTAATTGTATCAAACTCCGCCACGGTCATGTCTGTAAATGCATACTCAACCAGCTCAGGAACTTGGTCCAGGTATGCTGATGCTGTTTCCAAGTTCACATCCGGCTCCACCAGCATGCCCGACAGGCTTTCGATTGTGGCATCACGCATGATCATGCTCACAAGATCACTCTCGTTGTAGATGATTTGTCCGTATTGATCAGTCTTCATTTCGTGTGAAGTTGGCAAACACCACTGTGTTGGCAGTGGGTTCAGACATGTTTTCGGGCCAGGTCAGGCCATATTCAACCCAGGCATTGGGCACAACTTTGAGTACATTGTCTGCCAAGGCATCTGCTTCTATGGTGTTGTGTTGCACTGTGGATGCATGCCACCAGCCTTCCACACGGAACGGCCCTGGGCTATCTTCTTCAGCATCATGTTGATACCAAACTGAATCCCCCAACACACTGCTCAAATCTAATCTGGTCACTGTCATTCGCCCTTCCATGATGGCATTGAGTTTGTAGTATAACATCATGCCAATGATCTGGTCAACTGGTTCTTCGGGCAGGGTGGTCACATTCACACCCATGATCTGCAACATTTCGGCACGTTCTCTTGAGTCTTGGTTGATGAACACAGTATTGGCCAACTCGCCATGCATGAACATTTTGAGTCGGTCCATGGCAATGTTGGTATTGAGTGCATCCATGGTCTTGGTCAACAGGCTCATGCTTAGTGAATAGCTGTTCATTTGCAGGCGGTCATCGTAGTAGATTCCGGCCAGGAAGTCTAGGTCGTATTGTAGTCTAACGTTCATTGGATGTTGATCTTGTCGTCAAAGTTTGAGTCACCTTGAGCCTTCTTGTAGCTCTCTTGCAACCGGGTTTGATACATGTTTTGATAGTTTTCCATGGCCATGCGTATTTGATCGCACAAATGACCATTTCCTGTGCGAGCAGCAATGCTTAGTTTTTTGCCCAGTTCGTTGATTCGGGCGCCGAGTTCTTCCAGCGTTTGTTCGTCGAGTGAGCCTATCAGCGGATGTTCCATAGTGTATTATAGCGCGACCCGCTGACAGAAGTCAAGGCGTTTGGATTACCAGTTGCCCACAAAAGTAACAGCATTGTTTCCAATAGGAGTCAATCTGATGTAACTGTTGGTCAGTACAGTGGGTGCGCCACCAGGTGCCGAACTGTATTGAATCTGCGGAGTGAATGTGGTTGCAGCATTGGTTCTCACAATGCCACGAATTACCACAGTGATATTTTCTGTTGCACTGACACTGGCAGCAGTTACTACCACCGCAGTAACAGACGTGCCGTATATTCTACTCACAGCACCCAGGGTATTACCAGTAGTGCTAGTAGTGTCAGCAGTGTAGGTAATACCAGTCAATGCGGCAGACACAGCAAACAGTGTGCTCAAGGTATGTGAGTTTGACCCCACTCCGCGTGTGATGTAATACACTGCTTCCATAAAGTAACTGGTACCAGATGGCAGTGAAATTGCCCCCAAACCACTAGTACCAATGTTGAATACTTTTTGTGCTGCACTACTGTCGTTGGCCAGGTAGTCTGCGGCCAACACCATAAAGTGTGTGGTGTCTAACACACCGCGATTGCTGGCACTGGGTGTGCCGTAAAATGACACACCGTCATATTCAAATGCACCAGCACCAGCAGTGGTCATATTGGTACCACTACTGAATGACAGTGCAGGAACTGTGGCTGTACCTGCAGTTGGACGTACAAAAGCATTGACATTGCCACCTGTGACATTTCCTGTGGCACTTACCAAACCAACTGTGCGTAAGTTACCACCTTGTATGTTGCCAGTGATATTGGCCAAGCCTGCTGAATTAATATTGCCACCGGTGACATTACCTGTGGCCGAAACTAACCCTGCAGTGTTGACATTGCCACCTATGACATTGCCTGTGGCGCTGACAAAACCACTGGCAGTCAAACTGGCCACAGTGAGTGCGCCGCCGGGGAAACTGCTCAAACCGCGATTCAAGTCAAACACAGTGATGGTGCTGCCGCCGTCATAACTGCCAAATCCAAATTCAAATGTACCTGTGGTGCCAAATGTAATGGTGTTGCTGACTCCAGACGTACCCGGGCTTATGCCTTGAATACCTGTCAACCCCACGCTGACTGTTGCAGGCAAGGTCAATGTGTGTGCCACGTTGGTGATGGCTATTTGCAGTTTCATGTAGCCATAGCTTCCACTGGAGGGGAAATTATTAAATGCCAAGGTCACGCTGCCTGCACTGGCCGAAGAATAAGACTGATAGTGTGCAGATGCATAATTCAGTGTGAGTGTGCCCGAAATTGGGCTGGGAGCAATTTTTACCGCTGAAAAATCCTGGATCAATGCTGCATATAGCAATGCATCATTCATGTTGTTGTCCAAGGTGGTTCCTGTGAGTGCTGCCTTGAGTACAACTTTGGTCTGCAGATCATTAATTTCATCTGCAGCATACTGAAAATTCACCTTGGTCTGTGTGAAGTTGTCACGAAACCCTTGCGAGTTGTTGTCTTGACCAGCAATGGGGTAAGTGCCGTCAATGTTGTTTGGGTTAATATTACTTGACATCGATAATCCTTGTTAGACCAAAATATTAGATTTGGGAAATACCAGATATTTATCCAATGTGTCACTGGTATCATACATATCCACTGGCGCAATAAACTGCATGCTGGCTTCATCAAATGTGGTTTCGTTGCCAATCACAGTGACCACAGTTATCAAATTTTGCCAGTTGATTAGTGTCAATCCCACGCCTGGAGCTGTTGGACGATACAATTGAGCAGTAGCGTAGAACTGTCCTTGTGTGACTTGTACAAAGCTGTTGGGTGCAATCTGCTGAAAAGGTTGCAGGGTGACCACAGCCGGATCAGTGGCAGTGGCTGGTGTTATGACCACTTCATAAATGTCCATGCGGTAATTGCCCCAGTTAGCAGTCATCAACCCTGTGTCATTGAGTAGTTGTACAGGAGGGCTGTCGGCAGCAGTGATGGTAGCGACAGACACAGTTTGATTCACACTCACAGTGTATGTGCCTGCGCCACCGGCCGCAGTCTGAAATGCCGTGATTGTGGTATTTGCAGATATTCCAGTTCCTATGAGTTCTGTGCCTATTGCCAGGGTACCTGTAATGATAGAACTCACAGTGAGTGTGGTGCCAGATATTGATCCTCTAAATGTGGCGGCAATTTCTGCAATACGAAATTGAGTACTATTGGGTTTGTCATACACACAATAAATTTGGTTGTTGGTACCAAATCCTACCACGTCGCCAATGGCATCACCGGTGAACCATATGATATCACCTGCTGTCATGTCAGTGGTATCGGTACAAGTTATACGGTCTGTGGCTGCTGTGGTAGCTGTGCAGTCCACCTGAAAGCCGCCGGGAATGGTGTAAGCACTATCAAAACTGCCGGTAGCAAATCCCACTGTGGCAGTATCAAATCCTGTGCTGTCATACACCGCAGTGTACTCTTGCCAGGCTTCATCGTTTGTGTAATTGGCAAAATTTTCTTGTTTGACAAAGATGATTTTGGTGCCGTTGTCTAGAACCACTTTTGTACCAAATGGTGCTGTGCCACCATCGTCGATCCAGGTCAAGCCATCAACTCCACCCATAGCATTGATTTCATCTTGAGTGCGGTAGTTGATGTCCACATAGGCCAAATTGGTAGCACATTGTACCTGGCCCAGATTCACAAAACCTGCGGTGTTTTCATAGTCAAAAGTGGTTAGACTGCCCTCAGGGGTCCACTGCTGTGTTTCTGTGTCCCAGTTGCGACTTAGAGTGCGATCCAGCACATAGCGATCAACCTTGTAGTCCACACTGTTGAGTTGTTGCGCAAAATATTCCGATATGTAGTAGGCAATCTGCTGACTGCGTCCTGGGTTGGCGTAGCAGATCACCCAGGCTGGTGTAAATCCCAGCACCCGCCCATTGGTTTGTTTGCTGGTCATCCACAAGGGCAATTTGGTAGATATCTGTCCCACCACATCAATCACTTGGTCTCGCATGTTGATCAAACTGTTGGGATACACCTGTGTGACAGACGTACTGCCGTCGCCGGGGTCTGTGATGGCATAGGGCAAATTTACAATTTTGTTCACACTTTCACCGGCTGCATTCACAAGATTGTCAACAATTCGGCTGTACACAACTTCATAAACAACATTGCCGTTGACGTCCAATGCCTGCGCAGTTTCAATACTGCCCAGTATGAGATTTTTCCAGTAGTGGTTGAGGTACAAGCTGGACACATAAGTGTCAATGGTTTCCGGTGCCAGGCCCACCGCATGTTCGTACTTAACAGCAGTGCTGACTCCAAAGTTGGCGTCATCAGGTCTGTAAATGTATGTAGGCACAAAAATTTCTTGATTGGTTAACAGGCTGTTCAGCAGCAGTCGATCATTCACCGGCGGTTGTGCTACCACATACAAATTTTGATAAGGATAGTTGTACTCTCTTAGCAATTTTAGATTGAATGTGCGAAACACCGACACTGCATCCAGTGCGCCAGTGACCTGCATCACTGGCTCGAGCACAGCACCAGTACCGCCAAATCCCTGGGTCACTGTCAGTGTGGCTGGCGCAGTGTATCCTTCGCCCTGTGTGGTCACAATCACAGAAGTGATGACCCCACCACTGACCACTGCTGTGGCAGTGGCTGTGACTGCGGTGGCACCCACTGGAGCTGAAAACGTCAGCGTGGGCAAATTCACACTGCTGTAGCCTGATCCGCCATTGACCACGGTCACACTGGCCACATTGAATATATCTTGTGTGCTACTTTCTGAATAGGCATTGATAGTAAACACAAATTCACTGTCAAATGTGGTCTCTTCCACTCCGGTGATATTGCTTTGAGTTCGGTCAAATGTGGTAAAACCCAGGTCCACTGCAAATGTGTTGAACGTGACCCTTCCGGCAATTTCTCCACTGGGCAACAGTTGCAGACCCTGCGGCAGTTCGTTGAATGCACCACTTTTGAGTCTATAGCTCAACACAGTGCCGCCACGATTCACAGCTTCAATTTTGAGTAGGCTGGTGGCTCCATTTTCTATTGCGCCCAGATCTGTCTCAGTGATCCAGAGAGATTCAGTGTCAGACTGACCAATGATGGTGATGGTAAAAGGATATGGTTGACTGACCACTGTGGGATTGCTGACCTGGCTCACAGTGATGTTGAAGCTGAAAGTTACTTCTAACAGACCTTGATCAGGAATAAATCCGTAATACCAACCTGTGGTGGGATCCAGTGTGAGTCCCGGTGGTAGTCCTTCGCCTTGATTGACAGAAATACTGTAGGTCAATCCCACAGTGTCATAGTCATTGCCCCTAAACTGATAGGCAAAATAGTTGTCGGCACGCACTCGACCCAGATCACTGGGTTGAGCATTCAGCAAAAAGGGACTGCGATCTACATCAACGTCTGCTGTGACAAAAGTATTGTCACTGGTGACTTCTGTGTTGTCTGCAGTGAGATCATCTTTGTTGTACACATATATGGTAAAAGTTCTTAGATTGCTGCTTTTGCCGTCAGTGGCTTGCAGGGTAAACTGATAATTTTTGTTGATGGCTTCGACCACAAAATCAAAAGGCACAGTGTCATTTTGAGTAAGGTCGTAGCCTGCAGTTTGTCCAACGTCGGCAGCAGGTTGTATGTAGCCAGACAGACGACCGGCTGTGGTGAGGGTTAGTCCTGGGGGTAATTCACCTGCCACTTTACGAACTGTGATGGTTTCGTCAGGATCTTGATTGGTTGTTTCAAAGGTCAGATCCACAAGATCACCGTCATAGTAGATGCCCACCCAACCAGTGATTGTGGCACCCAAGTTGGTTTGACTGATGTTAATGGTGTATCGTCCTATGCCGCCGTTGGCTGTGCCAGTGTTGGTAATGGTGGTGCCTGGCACAATGCCAATGCCACGCAGTGCCATGCCATTGAGTATGGGGCCGGTGGTGACTGCACTTACCACAAGCTGGTCGCCGTTGATGGCTGCCACAAAAACAGCAGTGTCCGAAGTATCAAACGACCCCACAGGGGTGGCAAATTCAGGCACGTCATTGCCTGACACAGTGAGTATGAATGTGCGATCGGCAATGCGAAGAACAGCACCAGTGGCTTCATTTTCGGTGTAGGCTCGCACAGTGAATTTGCTGGTTTCGTTACGATTGACCAGTTGCGGCACACCCTGCAAACTGGCAATGGCCTGCGGCACCCCAGCCACCAGGCCAGTGAGGCTGCACTGTACACCAGCAGGCAAACGGCCGGCTATGACTTGATAATACACCTCTGTGCCAGGTTCGGGCACAGGATCATAGGCCGACAGTGTTTGCTGGTAAAATATGCCTTCAGGTATGATACCCAAGCTGCCGGCGGGGGTGATCCAAATAGGTTGTGCCATGTTATGTTACACGTTCTGCCAGGCGTTGGCATTGTAGATTCTGAGTACATTGGCGGCGGTGTTGAAGTAAAATTGCCCTTGGACATTACCACTTAATGGGTTAGCGTTTGCGGTTGGTATGATCAAACTGGTCAATGATCCCAGGCTGGTGATGTTGGGCTGGGCCGCTGTGGTAACTGTGCCTGCTGTTGTAGCACTGGTGGCTGTGGTTGCTGTGGTTGCTGTGGTGGCTGTGGTGGCTGTGGTTGCACTGGCCACTGTTCCTGTGACATTGCCCCCTGTGATTGATGACAACGCTGCACCTGATCCAAAATGTGTGCCGGTGATATTGGCACCAGTAATGTTGCCTGTTACTGAAACAGTGGCGCCTGTGAGTGTTGTGGCATTGACATTGGCTCCGCCCAGCACATTACCACCTGTGATATTGCCAGAGACTGACACTGTGGTGCCTGTGTGAGTGGTGGCATTGACATTGGCAACACCGGTGATGTTGCCACTGGTTATGTTGCCGGTAACATTGAGTGCAGAAACTACGTTGCCACTCAAACTCAAACCAACAGCGTTCAAGTTGCCACCTGTGATATTGCCTGTTACTGACACTGTGGTACCTGTGTGAGTGGTGGCATTGACATTGGCTCCACCCAGCACATTACCACCTGTTATATTGCCAGTGGCACTGACAGTGGAACCTTCCAAGGCACCAACTAAAAAAGTGCCATAGCTACTGACTGTGACCACTTCGTTGGTGATACCCACTTCTTGAGCAGCAATTAGTTTTCCTGCACTTTGATCGTAGCCTATGAATGCTGATTTTTCTGCGGTGCTGTAATAAAACAACTGCTGGCCACGATCAAAGCCGTCATTGCTGGCCAAAGCAGCATTGTTGGCTCCGCGACCTACGCCAACAATGGGATCTTTGATGGCCAAGTTTGTGGCATTCAAATAGCTGGTACTACCCCCCACTGCAAGATTCCCGGCCAACACTGTATCGCCGGCTGCACTCACTGTGCCACCAGTGGCCAGGTTGCCTCCAGTGATGGTTCCTGTGGCTGCAAAGGCATTGGTGGTTTTGTCAAAGGTCAAGTTGGCAGTGGCGTTTGCTATTGCACTGTCGTTGAATATCACTTGAGTGTTGGCACCAGGCGCTGTTAAATTACCTGAAATATTACCAACCACATTGCCAATGAAGTTTGGTGCTGTGACATTGCCTGCAGACGACACAATGCCTAAGGTGCGTATATTGCCACCGTCTATGTTGCCAGCCACGTTGGCTAGACCAGCAGTGACCAAGTTGCCACCTGTGACGTTGCCTGTGACTGAAACAGTGGCGCCTGTGTGAGTGGTGGCATTGACATTGGCTCCGCCCAGTACGTTGCCACCAGTGATGTTGCCTGTTGCGCTGACTTGGCCACCAGTGAGAATATTGCCACCAGTGATGTTGCCTGTAGCTGTGATAACGCCTAATGAATTTAGTTGTGTGGCAATTTCGATGTTGCCTCCAGAAATATTGGCTGCTGTCACAATATTACCAACAGCAGAAACAATTGTGCCTGATTGAATAACACCAGTGGCACTGACTATGCCACCTGTGTTGACATTGCCACCTGTGATGTTGCCTGTGGCCACTATGGTCTGCCCAGCTGTGACTGTGTTGCTGCTGATGGCACCATTGCCGCCCAGGGCATTGCTCACATTCAAAAAGTTCAGTGTTCCCACTGTGGTCAAACTGCTGGTGGTCACGTTAGAACTAAGTGTGGCACCAGTGAGCAAGGCTGCATTGGAGCTCACGGTGATACCTGACAATTGTGATCCATTGCCAATGAAATAGTTGCCTGACACATTACCCACTGCACTCATTGTGGCACCCACGGTGATCAACCCGGTTATGGCCAAGTTGGCGCCTGTAATATTGCCTGCAGCATTGACATCCTGCCCGGCATTTACTGTGGCCACTGCTATGTCGCCTGCGGCTGATACTGCACCAGGTGTGACCAAGTTACCACCACGTACATTGCCTGTGACACTGAGTGTGCCCAAGGTGCCCACTGTGGTCAAACTGCTGACTGTGACGTTGGAACTCAGGGTTGATCCTGTGATCAATGCTGCGGCAGCAACAGACACCACCCCTGTCAGTTGCGAGCCATTGCCCAAGAAAAACTGCCCAGCAGTGATGTTGCCCACAGCTGAAATAGCTGTGTTGCCAATCAAGGTGCCTGTCACAGTGGCTCCTGTGGCAGTGACAGCTATCACGTTGGCCACGCCCTGCGGGCTCATTAATATAGCACCGCTGTTGAGTATGTTGATATTGCTGGTACCGTTGCTGATACCGCTTACCCCGCCAGCAGCAAACAGCTGACTGAAGTTGTTGTTGGTTTTGCCAAATGCTGTGCGAATCGGGTCGCCTGCGCCGTCGTTGGCAGTGGTTCCAATGCTGATGATTTCTTGTGCCATGTTTGTGTTCCAGTGCAGTATTTACCAAAACTTTTATTGTGCTAAATACTCAGAATGGGAGTGTTCAATGGCATATATCGTCAATAATAGTCGTGGGCAGATTGTGGCCGTGGTAGGTGACGGCACTGTAAATACATCTGCTACCGATTTGGCTCTGATTGGGCGAGCTGTAACCAATTTTGGTGATTTTCAAAACGAAAATTTTATATATCTGCTGGAAAATTTTGCCAGTCCCGCTGCGCCCACACAGCCGGTACTGGGGCAACTGTGGTACAACAGTTCTCTGGATGAAATCAATACCTACAGCACAGCCAATGTGTTTGTGGCCTTGGCCACTCAAGACTATGTACAATTACAAAAAATCAGTCCTGTGTTTACTGGCACACCCACAGCACCCACGGCTGCCACACTGACCAACAGCACACAGTTGGCCACCACAGCTTTTGTGCAACTGAACAAGATCAGCCCTGCTTTTACTGGCACACCCACTGTGCCCACGCCTGTTTATGGCACAAATACCACACAGGTGGCCACCACAGCTTTTGTGCAGGGCGAAAAGGTCAGCCCTGCTTTTACTGGCACACCCACTGTGCCCACGCCTGTTTATGGCAGTAGTACTACTGAAATTGCTTCCACAGCATTTGTACAGGGTGAAAAAGTCAGTCCGGTGTTTACTGGCATTCCTATTGCACCCACTGCTGCACCAGGAACCAGTACCACTCAGATTGCTACCACAGCTTTTGTGGGTACAAGTCCGGTGTTCACTGGCGTACCAATTGCGCCCACTGCTGTGCCAGGTACCAGTAGCACTCAGATTGCTACCACAGCTTTTGTGGGTACAAGTCCAGTGTTCACTGGCGTACCAATTGCACCCACTGCTGCACCAGGAACCAGTACCACTCAAATTGCTACCACAGGTTTTGTACAAGGGGAGAAAACAAGCCCTGCGTTTAATGGCGTGCCCACTGCGCCCACTGCTGCGCCAAGTACAAACAGTGTGCAGTTGGCCACCACAGCGTTTGTACAAGGTGAAAAAGTCAGTCCTATATTCACTGGCGTGCCCACTGCGCCCACTGCTGCACCAGGGACCAGTACCACTCAGATTGCTACCACAGCTTTTGTGACAAATGCGCCAGTGTTTCAGGGCGTTGCCATAGCAACCACAGCCGTAGCAGGAACCAACACTGATCAAATTGCTACCACGGCTTTTGTACAAAGTGAAAAAGTCAGTCCTATATTTACTGGTGTGCCCACAGCACCTACTGCTGGACCAGGCACCGGTACCACTCAAATTGCCACCACAGCTTTTGTACAAGGTGAAAAAGTCAGTCCTGTGTTTACTGGTGTGCCCACAGTACCTACTGCACCCCTTGCTACCAACACTGATCAAATTGCTACCACAGCTTTTGTAAAAAACAATGTGAACAATCTTGGCAGTATGTCCACACAAAATGCCAGTGCAGTGGCTATCACAGGTGGAACTGTGACTGGTATCACACCGTTGACCATTGCCAACGGTGGCACAGGTGCCAGTGATGCTGGAGTGGCCAGATTCAACCTTGGTCTGGCCACAGGAGCAACAACCACAGTGGGCACAATGGCAACACAAAATGCCAATGTTGTGGCCATCACAGGTGGTAGCATACTCAATATAACAGACTTGATCATTGCTGATGGCGGTACAGGTGCCAGCACTGCTGCACAGGCCAGAATCAACCTGGGCGTACCTGATGCTGCCAATATCTCAATCTCTGGAGGTAGTGGACTCACTGGAGGTGGTGATTTAACAGCCAGCAGAACCATATCAATAGCCACCAACAGCAATGGATTTGGCGAAAGATATATATCTAGCGCCACTCCCAGCAACGCCACGGGTGTTGACGGAGATATCTGGTATCAAATCTAACATATGGCAAACACAGTTGTAAGACCCCTTGGTTACGATAACACTCGACAACAGTTGACTTGGACCAGCCTTACATCAAGTTGCAGGGCCTATCTTTTTGGCGGGGGTGGCGGGGGTGGCGGCAATGATTCTGCAACAGGTGGGGTTGGGTCGGGCGGAGGATTCTCATATGTTAATTTCAATATAAATCCTGGCGATGTGCTCACAGTGGTAGTAGGCGGGCCTGGCGGAGCTGGTGCCAGCGGTGTCAGTGGACAAGGTGGTGGGCAAGCTGGTGCCAGCTTGTTGGACGCCAACACAGTGTTCACCACACGAGATGCAGCAGCCTCTCCGCCGGTGTACGCCCAATACAACCCTAATTATTGTGCATTTCTCAACACCTATGGTGTATGGGAATCTAATACCAACATACAGGATTTTGATAGATCTTACCTAGTGTCATTTCCCAGCACTGGTTTGTACACTTTTACCGCCAGTTCTGACAACAGCGCATCGATTTCCTTGGACGGCCAGGCACTTTTCTTTACTGATACTTTTGTACAAACTTTTGAAAGACCAGCCCAGGTCACTGCTGGCAATCACACTGTGAGAATCCAGGCCTTAAACACCGGCGGACCAGGCTCAGTGGGCCTGACCATCAGTGGAGGCAACAACTACAGCGGCGCTCGTGGCGGCAATGCTGGTGGTAATGGTTCATCTGGTGCTGGCGGGGGTGGTGCCGGTGCCACGGTGTTGTTGTTGAATGGCACAGTGATTGGCGTGGCTGGTGGTGGTGGCGGAGGTGGCGGAGCTGGAAACGGACCTCAAGGGTCACCGGCACCAGGCCCTAACGGCGCCGCTGCTTTTCCCACGTCCAATGGACAAAATGGCACCAATAAAAACGGCGATGGTGGTGGCGGTGGTGGTGGTGGTGGTGGCTACGGTGGTGGCAACGGTGGGCAAAGCCCCGGCGGTGACATCGGCGGTCAGGCAGGTTCCTTTGGTACTAGTTATTCCATAAACGGCACTATTATAGACTCAAATAACCAGCTGCCAGCTGGCGCCACATATCCATATTGGAGTCAAGAAAGAGGCTTGGGCGGCGGCATTGCTGGGCAAGGTACCGGCGGATTTGCAGTGATGGAGTTTGATGTTGTGGGCGCTTTTGTTAAAAATGCTGGAGTTTGGCAGCCTGTAGAAAACGCTTATATCAAAGTCAACGGTGCTTGGCAATTGATCAAAGCTACCTATAGAAAAACTACCACCTCTTTGAGTTACTGGCAACCAATACAAGGATCATATGCACCTGAGTTTGTTGGATCAGCAGCCCAAGTGGGCATAAATCCTCGCGAAGCCACAGGCAATGCTGGTGCAGGTGGCGGGGGCGGGGGTGACAAAATTATCTGTAATAAGCTGGCTGAACTGGGATATTTTGACCCAGCAATGAATGCCGCTGATCAACAATTTGGACGAGAATTAAAAGTCAAAGATCCAGCAGCCTATCACGGGTACCTGCGTTGGGCTCAGACCGTGGTTGATCTTATGGAAGGCCAAGGTAGTGAGCAACTGCGGCGTTGGGTATTTTTCTGGCAGAGAGATGCCCAAAAACGTGTGGACATGCAAAAACGCATTGTGATCTACTACATGAACGTGGTGGCTAGACCCTGGGCAGAAGAAATGGCCTACCGTATGCAAGCGCCAGGTTACACTCAATCCAATACAGCTGGCAAATTGATAATGAACATTGGCATGCCATTAAATAGAATCATATCAAGATTGAACGGCAAACAATTACCGTTGCCTGTGAAAATATTGACCATATGGAGTACAGTGTCAGTGTTGTTGGCAGCAGTCACAGTGATCACAGTCATACACAACATTGGTAAACGATTGCGATCTTGGTTGTTTAAATAAAGGAATATGATGTATCAAGCACTGACAGAAAATGTGTTGTCTGCACTGAGCCCTGCAGAAACAAATCAATTGTTTGCATTGATCACAGACAATGTAGATCTATTTGACAAAATCATGCCGCAGTCGCCATTTATTGCGCATGTCAAACACGGCAAACCCTTGGATCATGTGTTGATGCACATGTATCAGAGCTGGTTGATCACACGCTGAAACTTGATCCACAACCGCAGGTTGAAACTGCTTGTGGATTGTTGATCACAAAGCTGGCGCCCATGGCATCTTCCTTGTAGTCGATTGCTGAATCTTGTAGATACTGCATGCTCATGGCATCTACTACAACTTTGACTGAGTCGTAAACAAAGTCAAAATCATCTTCGTTTTGTGCTTCATCAAATGTGAAGCCATAACTGAAGCCCGAGCATCCCCCACCTTGTACAAACACACGCAACATCAAGTTGGGATTGCCTTCTTCGGCCACAAGTTCTTTTAATTTGTCAACGGCTGCTGGTTGTAGGTTCATTATAGTCTTTCATTGCAAACGTCCCAGTCAATAATTTTCCAAATATTGTCCAGGTACTGTTCTTTGTCGCTTTGGTAATCCAATGCCCAAACATGCTCCCACCAGTCGACCAGCACACAGATATCTGTACGCACAGCATGGTTGGCAATGGTTTTGATGTCGCCACTGGTACTCAAGTACACCCAACCTGAGCCTTGTATGGCCATGGCTGCAGTTTTGAACTGTTCACGGAAATCTTCGTAGGTTTTGAACTTTTCTTCAATCAAGGCCAGCACAGCGCCACGTGGTCTGTTGGCTCCTTTTGGAGGACGAAGCTGTGGGAAAAATTTATTGTGCAAAAAATTGCCAGCACGGTTGAAATCTTTGGTGTAACTACCACCAGTGTTGCCCGTATCGGCATTGTAGCGTTTGGCGTAACCTTTGGCTAGATTTTCATAATGATAATTGATACTGTCTGCACTCATCACCGGTGCCAGATCCTTGGGCCCGTAGGGCAGGGGAGTGGTTTCCAACTTGGCCGGTCTTGTGCTGGCTTCTACTAGGTCAATATGTTCACGCATAGGAATATTTATCTACGTCGAGTGATTCGACCACGTGTCAAATCATAGGGACTGAACTCCATGGCAACTCGATCACCCAGCAATACTTTGATATTGTGTGTGCGCATCTTGCCTGACAAATACGCAATTACTTCTGTGTTGACATCATCCAGTAATACTCTAAACATGGTGTTGGGCAGTATTTCTTTTACCCGGCCCTCCATGCTGATTGTTTCTTCTTTGGCCATTACTTGACCCAGTCACCAACCACTTGCATGCTGGTGACATCAGTAGATGTATCAAAAAACAAGGCTTTTTTATTTTTGGTATGACAACAAGTATACTGTCCAGTCATCCATGGCAACAGCAGATCTATATACACTGGTTCAGAGACATCATACAGCCAAAGGTTCAGTTGAGACTCATCAAAACCCAATGGCACTTCTGTTTTTCTATACGCACCTAGAATTTTTCCATAACTCCATTGCCACTCTTCGTGTTTTTCATGCACCACATTCCAGGTAAAAACTTTACTGGGTTGTAGCAATTTTTCTACTTCCGGTGTGCATCTAATATTTAGATTCACTTTGTCTTTTTTGACATGTCTGCTCCAGAAACTTGAAATATTAGCACCTATTTGAGTGTGAGGCAATGCCTGATCTTTTTTGTCATAAATTGAGTATTTTAGCACACTTCGATTGAATTGAAACTCACTCATGTCTCCGGCCAGAGCGTCCGACATGCTGATTTCGTAATCAATGTCTGCCAAACTGTAAATTTTTTCAAAGTTAGCAGTGCTGGTCAATGGTTTGACATTTTGTAATTGCGAAACGTTTTGACCTTTGGGTGCAAAGGCCACAGTTTTTAACTCATGTGCAGTGCGCCCATTCATTATGCTAGCCACCAATCTAGCAAGTCCTGTAGTGATTTTTAGTTCAGTACTGCCTGCAGGTATTGATCCAAACATAGGAAATACAAATTCGTCATTGATTAAAATATTACTCAAATGATTTATAAAACCCAGATTTTTTTTGTTGTCTTCTATGGCATGTTTGGTAATAATGTCAATCACTTGTTGATGGCATTTTTTATAAAATTCTTCGCTGACAGCATCAGCATAAAAAAGTTGGCCTCGCTGGTTGCAGTATTCCACCCAACCGTGTTCTGGTCCAATGATAGTGGTGCTTAACGAATTGCTTTCGATTGAATCCACTACGTATTTGATTGTTAGTTCTGCTGCCATGCGTTTCCTTAAAGTGACTCTATTACTTATTCAAAACTCATGGTGGCAGTGACCTTTTTCAGTCGATCATAACGAAAACTGCGCCAGGCAAAGGCATCCAGGTCAAACACCTTTTGAGTATGATTTTCTTCAGGCTCAACCAGTGCTGCCTTTTCGTGGTCTTCTCGAACAATACCATCCACAGGTGCTTTGCTGTGTTCACGTGTTGGTTGGGTTGGGATAAAGTCTCTATTCAGGGTGCATCGCATGTCACGTAGGGTGCCATCTGCTTTGACAAATGTCACTGTGATTTCTGCCACATCCAACAGGCCGCGCACCCAGTCTCTAAAATACTTGCGCACTTCTATGTCTGCTTCTTGATACATTGTGCCTGGTTGTGCTTTCAACAATCTAAACACTTCTTGCTGTTCCCAGGTCATTGGGTTTTCCATAAGTTCTCCTCTTGCGGTTAATAAACGTCTCTTCTTCATGCCTGCTTCAACGCCCGTGCTCGTAGTTTGATCCAGGCAAATTGTTTCATTTTTTCTGAATCCTGCCGCAGATACGGTGCCCAGTAATTCCAGGGAAGTGATTCACTGCTGTCTTTGACCAACTTGACGCCACCACGTGGGCCTTGATACCATACCTGTTCACTCTCACGTATGAGTCGGGGTTGATGATACCAGTTTTTTTCTAAAGGTGTTGACGTGTGTTGCCACCGCAGTTTCCATACAACATCACCAGCGACACCGTAGTAAGTATTAGCCACGGCGCATCCTTGAAATCTCCACTGCCTCCTCGTCCGAGAACACCGGCACGGCGTTACTCTTGTGCATGGTAGCAATGCCCTTGACCTTGGTACCAGTGTACACTTTGGGCGCAGCCAGTGTGGCATTGCCACCTGTGTCACGTGAAGGAATGTGATGTGTATTAGTACGACCCACGGGTGTAGTCAATTTGTAATCCAGTGGGGGTGCCTTCATAGCACGAGTCTGCCGCTTTTGTTCTGCTTCAACGCCCTGGCGCTTCAGCAGTTGATTCCAGCTCTCTTCCAACTCACGTGCCTTTCTTGCTTCTTCAGCGTTGCGAAACTTTACCTTGCCGCGCTTTTTACCGCTCATGCTGAGCCAAGGGCCTTCAAGATGCATGGTCATTGCAATACTCCGTAGTTGTCAATCATGCTGTATTATAGCAGGATTGCAATTTTCAGTCAATACTACTTTGGTATTACCTAAATAGGATCAGGGCCATCAGTGAGGCTTGAACTATAAACCCTAGGCCGATGGTGATGATGTTCAGGGTGTCTTTCAGCACAATGGCTCGCAGGAACAGCAATACAAGTCCTGCCCAAAGAAACGCCACCACATCCAAACTGGGCACATGATCACTGAGTCCGGTCATCAAGGCCAGCAAACTGGGCACTGTGGCACAGTGCAACACAATGGCTGCCAACCAGCCCAGGGTGTCTGCTGAAATCTTACTCAAATGATTGGTCAAAAAATCGCGGATTATTTGCAAGTTAAAGGGCCAGGTGTTCATGAACGTTCTCCATAAAAAATGTGACGACCAATTTGGTCAATTTTGGGCTTGCGCCAGTTGGGATTTACATAATCAGCATGATAGTATAGGGCATTTTTCATGCCGGGCAATCGGAAGTTTTCCAATAATACTTTTTTGGCCACTAGTTCGCTTTCTTGCCACATGGGCTTGTGTACTGCTCGAATCTTGTGATTGCCTTCGCAAAACCACGAAAACTGGCAAACTACCCGTTCGTAAAACACGTTCTTTTGATAAACCACACCACATACAGTGTTGGCAAATCTACCGTCTTCTACTCTATTTAACGTGACCTGCGCCACTGCTACTTTGCCTTCAAAAGGCTCTGAGGCTGCTTCCCAATAGATGTTGCGTGTTAGACAATCCAGTTGTCGCAATCGGTCTTCGGCCGACACATAGCCTGCCATGCTGGCTGCTCGGTCTTGTTTCAACACATTCAACCGTGCCTGGCACACGTTCCATACAATTGAGATTACCAAAAGTAGTCCCAGTAACTTGATAACTCGAGATGACCACTCAGCCAAAGCATTGGGTCGCTTTATATTCAATTTCATTCGATTTCCTTTAGAAAGCCAATACGTGGCCATACGCGGATGCCCGAGAGAATCACGTTGACAGGTTAGGGGTTGAGATGAGCATAGATAGACCTCGGGCCTCCTTGGCATACTCGTTTAAGACAAGCTCGCGTCCTGAGAAATGAGCCTGTCCAATTCTAGTTGTCAACGAAGAGACTTTCCGAGAGCCTCTTTCGAACACCAGCGCCTGCTTGGACAAACATCGTTTGGTGTCACGGGTACTTGTTTTGTTCAATTGGACAAGATACCAATCAGCAGTAGAAGATCCTATTAGATTGCAATTTGTTTTTCTACCACCACTTGTACTTAGTTTTTTTGACTCTAGTACTGTCAAAAAACTGTCAAAATGGTGTGTTTTTGTCATTAACATAGCAGTTAACTCTGTTGATCAATCAAGTGTCGCTTGTCAGTGATTGTAGCCCAATGATCTGAGTCAGGCTGCGCCGGCTGCCGTTTTGAGATCACTGGCCAAAGTTTAGCCAAGCGTTGATTGATTTCAATAAATTCTCGTTGATTTTCTGGCACATCTTCCTCAGTAAAGATTGCATTTACCGGACATTCAGGGATACACACAGCACAGTCAATACATTCGTCAGGATCAATCACAAGAAAGTTTGGGCCCATATGGAAACAATCTACTGGACAAACATCAACACAATCTGTATAACGACATTTTACGCAGGCTTCGCCTACCACATGAGTCATGTAATTTTCTGGTTAATTTTGCATACCGGGATAGGTTCCATCTTGTGCAGATTTCTTGCACGTATTTTGCGATACTGTTTGACCAGCTTGGCCTCGGCAGCAGTAGCATACCGACCAATTTCTTCATGGGTGTCTTGTAACATGGCCTGTTCCAATTCAGGATAAGTCATGCCTAGCTGATCTTCATCGTTACGTCCGTCTGCCCAGAGTCCATCTGTGGGTGGTGCATTGATGATGTCCTGTAATAGACCCAGTTCCTGGCCTATTGCCCACACTTCAGTTTTCATACAGTCACCAATGGGTGAAATATCCACGCCACCATCACCGTATTTGGTAAAGAATCCCACACCAAAATCTTCTACCCGGTTGCCTGTGCCTACCACAATGCCACCATGACTCTGTGCAATTTGATACAGTGTCATCATGCGTAGTCGGGCTCTGCTGTTGGCAAATGCCAGCTCCGAATCTCCAAACGGTGTGAGCTTTTTTTCAAATGCTGTGAACACTGCGGTCAAGTCCATGCTCATGTGTGTGACGTTGTCGGGGTGGTGTTCCAGCAGCCAGGTGGCCTGTGCTGAACTTAGATTGTTCAGTCTTGGATTCTGGCGAATGGGCATTTGAACCACAATGGTTTTTAGGCCAGTTTGCGCACACAAGGCACTCACAACGGAACTATCAATTCCGCCTGAAATACCCACTACCAATGAATCCACTCGAGCCTTGCGGGCATAGTCTCGAATCCATTTGCTAATGTGTCTGATACGTTGTCGAGGTGTCATAGTTGTTTAGGTTGTACTTTTTTCAGTGCCGCCCACATCTTGGCTTTTTCTTTACACTGTTTTTCCAAGGCTCGGTAGCGTTCACCAAGTTCTTGCAGTTCATCCCAGTCTTTTTCCAGTTCAGGATTTGGTGTAAGAATGTTGAGTCGTTCTTCTACCGCCTCCATCCAGGCCACCATGCTTTTGCCATTGATCTTGATATCAGCATCTTCGCCCTTGATTTCTATTGTGCCACTTTGGCTGACCACCATTGCAGGGTTTGAACCGGTAGCAATCCAAGGACTTGTGGTATTGGTTGTGTAGGTGTACCCGGTTCCGCCATTAGCGGGGACAAGCACTGTGTTTACTCCAGAAACGTTTGGACCAAACGTGACTGGACTGCTGTAGCTGCCAAACGGGTCGGCGACATAACTTGAATCAGACCAAGTAATGGTATCTGTGCCGATACTGCTGGTTAGATGATTGAGCTCATCAATGGTCAAACCGGCCAAAGGTTCAGTTGTGATTGTCATGGTCTATAAGGAATTTTGGCACTGCGGATTTTTGTTGCGCCTGCCAATAATTCAGGGCTCGACGCAGTTTGTCATCCAACAGTTTCTGCCGCAGGTCGGCAGTGAGATGCAAGGGCCACGAGTGTAGTTCCTGCATCTCAGGCTGTGTGTTACTTGGCTGCTGTTGCAAGTGCTTCTTTCTCTGCTGTGATTTCTTTACGGCGCTCTTTGATGCCTTTGCTCATTTCTTGCAAGGCTTTTCTAGCACGGGCAGCCGCGGCTTTAACCCCTTTGGCTGTGAATTTTTCATTTTCCGCAATGTATTGTTCGTAAGCGGTGACGATTTGTTCATGATTGGTCATATAGACTCCTTTGTTATGAATAGTAATTATACATGCATTGTGACAGCATGTCAAGAAAAACACAGGAATTTGGCACTGCTGCCTAGTCCACGTAGATGTGTCTACGGTTCCAGGTATCCCACACAGTGATGGCTGTCCACTCATGTGTCCAGGTCACAAGAAATCGATCAAATGCCTGTTGGTGGTGAAGCATCATTCGATTGCCTGACACAGTGGCATGATCAATTTGATGTCGGCGTATCCAGGTCTTGAACATGGGTTCTGCTTGAGTGTTGTTGCGCAACATCACAATGTACAGTGGTTCAACTGCACGGTACGTGGGAATGGACATTAATGAATTGTGGTTCCTTGAGGAATTTGAACTGATGTAAGTTCGTTCATATTTAAGGCTACGGCCATCTTCACAAAATTTTCATCCAGTTCAATTCTCTCGTCATCATGCAGTCTGGCATGTTCTTCATCCACACCCAACAGCCTCATGATGGCACCCACGTGCGCTTCGGTGCGACCGTTTAGGTATAACACAGTCATAATTTGAAACATCACTGACTTGGCATACTCGTAAATGGGATCATCTTCAAATTCGTGCATACAGTAATTATCTCTTTTGAGCAGCCAATAAAAAACGCGGTCAATGACCGCGTTGTAGGAGCCTGGAGTATTAGGCGTTGGCACTTTCAACTGCATCTGATTTCACAGTTGCAGGAGCAGTCTTAGACTTAGCCTTGGCACCCTTTGCAGACACCTTGACTTCGCCTTTCTTGGCTACCTTGCTCTTCTCAGCCAGTTTATTGGCCACTGCATAGCCTTCATCACCTGTGGTGATGCCCTGTGCCTGCAGATATTGCAGGGCTTCCAACTTGGTCATTGCCTGGGGCAGTTCAACCAAGTTGATGTTGTTGCAACCTGACTTGTTCAGGATCTTGATACGAGCCACAAGATCGTTTGCAAAGCGCACCTTGACGGTGCCATCTGCGTTGGTTGCGGTGCCTGCTACGGTAAAAGTTTTGTCATTTGACATGGTGTTGCCTTTCTGAGTTGCCTAAAGTTAAGTTACGAAACATGCTGTGCTTCAGCATATCCAAATTATACGACAAAACGGTATTGGTGTCAACCATTTTTTTGCACAATCTAGATTGGGTTTGCCCGAATTACTGGGCCAATTCTTTGCTTTGTTCTTGGATGGTTTGGACGCCTCGGTCAGCAATTCGAGCAATGCCCGAAAAGCCCACTGACGCAACAATCAAACCCAGTACAAAACCAATTAAAATTTTACTCATGATATTTCCTTATAAAACGCTTACACGATTGAGTTGAGTCTGTCCGTCTTTGTGAGCTTTGACGGTACCACGGACAGTGATGTGTACGCCAGCATCAAATGGTTCGCGGATGGAAAAGAACACTGTTTCATTGTTGGTTGTGATGCCAGTTGCGTAATAAGTGTTCCACTTTTGGCTGAAAACACAACGAACAATTTCCATGTTGACTGTGACTTTGTCACCCACAGCACCTATGAGACCAGCAGTTTGGTTCAGTTTGTCCTGTTCTGCAATACGTGTTAAGGCACGTTGGTGACTGTTAGGCAAACATGCCACAGTGGCCAATTCCAGTCGGTGACTTTGCGGAAAGAATCTATCGGTCACAGCCGTAATTTTCATCACACTACGGTCAAAGTCTGTGAGCTTGTTTTGCAGTGCGCGGAATGTCATGTCATTAGAAATGAACTTCAAGCACTCTGCACCTGTGACACGATCTTCGTCTGTGATCATGAAAGGATTTTCCAAGGCTTCCATCATAATGTTGCGATTGCTTTTGCGGCTGAGTGCCATAGCAGTTGCTGTCTCTGAGGGCCATTCCCAATGATCTTCTTTGATGTACACACCGTTTATGCGTTGTGCATGGCATGCCGCGCCCCACACATCACTGATACTGTAGCCACGATGCCCACCACCGGCAGTAGTACGTGGTTGCCATTTGCGTTGCACAGGACCCTCGTCGTCCATGTGGCCCAGGCGTTGCACTTCGCGGGCTGTCATATTGGTTACGTCTACAAACATATCAGTCTTTCCGGCTGAAGCTGCCACGGAACATGCCGCCTACCAACATCACAGCCGCCCATGTTTGTATGGTGTAGGGAATGGCCAACGCAGGAAACAAGGTATTCAAGGACCATATGCTCAACAGCGGGCCAACAATGATTATAATCACTATCAGTACCAGCCACAAATATTCGTTGTGTATTTTCATCATCATCTCCTTAGATGTAAAAAGGGCCATCAGCACCAATTGCGTCATACACCATCTCACGCACCATGGTGTCCAGGGCTTCAGCATAATCCGAAACCATTGCCAACTGTGACAACAGTTTGTAAGTCTGTGTCCAAGTAAGTTGTTTTGCCTTGGCGTGTTCCACAATAGCGGCAACTTCTTTATTGCCAGCATCTGTAAACATGCCGTAATTGATCTCTTGTGTGCTTTGCATCATCATTTCCTTTTTGCTTTGTATGTCCGTATTATAGCATTTGAGCAATTATTGGTCAACCGTTTCAGATTCCAGTGCTTGGCTCAACAACACCAGGCGCTTGTAGAACGGGTTGTCTTCGTTCATGCTGCCAAAGTACCATTCACCATTTTCCATGATGTAGTAATACTCACCGCCACAGCCGTCCACACGTTCCAGGAACTCCGCAAAGGTATGATCCACTTTGTGCTCGGTGCCTTTCTCGCCACGATCACGGCCGTAAAATGTACACCAGTTTTCAGTCAGTGTTTTGAATGCTTCACGCTCTTCAGCAGGCAAGTCAAACGAGCTGAACGCATGCTTCTCACCAATTGTGGCTCGCAGGCTGCTCAAGTCGCCCAGTGCTACCAGCTGATTGGCTCGGGCACTGTCGTAGCTTTCTTGCAGGATGCGTCCATTAAAGTGCAAGTAACCGTCCCAATGGCAGTAAATGCTTTTGACTTTGTTACCGTGCATGACACCAATTCGACTGCGTGTTCCCATGTCCAACTCCTTTTGTTACAATATGTTCATATTATAGCATTTCGGCTATTTCTGGTCAACCAAAAAGTACTACTGCAAGAGTAGTACTTTTTGTTACTCACCAAACTCATACATGAACTGAGCCATTGTGGGGTCCAGTCGGACCAAATCTTGTGCGGCACCAGTTAGTGCGCGATATCTAGCACGAACTTGAGTCATGGGCAGTTCGCCATCGCAACTCAAATTTTCAGGGCTGAGCTTGGAGTCAATCATTTCTGCCACACGACGTCGACCTGCCACTGTGGCAACTTCGTAGGCAGTGTGGTTGTTGAATATGCTGGCCCATGCGTTCTCTTGTTTGATCAGTGCGTTGAGTGCTTTCATTCCTGGCTCCTTTTGTTACAATATGTCCATATTATAGCATTTTGGGCATTATTGGTCAACCAGTACAAAAGTACTACTAGAGTATTACCGGGCAAACAGGCATGGGAAATTGCTTTTGTATGGACTGCGCCACTTGCAGTATCAATGCATCGCCATGTTGTGGACCAATAATCATTACCGCTAGAGGTAAGCCTTGAGTATCTAGTCCAACAGGCACTGTGACGCTGGGTAGCCCAGCAACTGCACACAAGGTAGACCAGGGAGTAAAATTTATACTAATGGTGCCAGGTATGACATTACATGATACATTGGATGCAGAAGTGATTGTGGCCGGAACTACAATCACATTAAATTCATGCATGTGTTGATTGACCGTCACGGCAAATTTGGTACGTTGGACCAACCAATGATAAAGATTGGGTTCTCTATGTGCCTGTATGGCATTTTTTTGAGTGTGTTTTTCTGTAACTGATTGTTGTTTCTGTGTCAAGGTTTGCCATTGATTCAATTGAATTGGCTGAGAAATATTGTTAAAAATTTCCACAGCCAACTGCAAATCAAATTGTTGCAGTGTGTCGACCGGCTGAGTCTGCCAAAGATCTTTAATTTTGTCAAACACCGACTGAAGTTCTGTGTAAACTGTTGTGTCTAGTCCAACACGTGGCAAGCGGCATTGCAAGTCAAAGTCTGCGTTGATTTTTGTGCTGGGCGCATGAAACCAATCTCGTGCATCAGTTGTGCCGATAATGTTGATTGTGGTAATTAAATCTGGCACTGATCTTGCAAACACGCCCACAGAGCCAAGATTCAGCGCATCTCGAGGGCTATGTGCTATTTTACCTGTACTGGGTTTGTATCCAAGCACCCCACAAAATGCGCCTGGCACCGTGATACTACCGCCCATGTCTGTGCCAATTGTTACAGGCACTAACCCACTGGCCACGGCCACTGCTGAACCACCTGAACTGCCGCCCGGTGAACACTTGATATTCCAGGGGTTTGCAGTTACTCCATAAATCTGAGATATTGTGCTTTTTGTGCCCCAGGAAAATTCGGGCATGGTAGTTTTGCCCACAAATACTGCACCGGCTTCACGCAACCGTGCCACTGCTGGTGCATCTTCCAGCCAAGGTTGATTGGGATCAACTGCTAGACTGGCATGCCGCGTGGGCCAACCTTGAGTGAGTATTGAGTCTTTCACAGCCACTGGCACTCCGTCCAATGCACTCAACGGTTGACCTTGGCGCCATCGTTGAGCACTGGCCTGGGCCTGCGCCAAGGTGGTCTCAGGATCTGTGAAACAGAATGCATTGAGCACAGGATTTACACGTTCGATCTTGGCCAGTACCTGTTCAGCCACAGTCACAGGACTGGCTGATCCTGTACAATAAAGATCGGCCAGTTCTGTAGCAGAACACAAGGTATAATCAGTCATCCAATATTTTTTGAGTTATTTTCAGTATCTTTAACTCAGATTTTTACAATGTCAGCAAATGTATTTTCAACTTCCCATGCCACCCAATTTTGTATGTTTTCAAAAGGGATAGTTTCATCTACCCATTCATACACATAATCATTGTGTCCAGCAAAAAGATAATCTCTAAATGCTGTCTTGAGACGATGCTCTAGCTCACGTATTTGTCGCTCTGGGCCTTGCCAGGTACTGGCCCATTTTATTGGGTGCCCGACATGGCCTTCGTATCCATTTTGTCTTGAGTCAAGATTGGTAGTAATTCCAAAGCAGGTTCTGGTTATAATGAAATCAGTATCATCATCTACAAAGCGATGACGCCAAAGATAGAAATGATGTGACTCAGAGGGATTTATATTCATTGTAGTTCTCAATTGTTGGCAACGTCAAAGTTCCGCCGCGTTTCATATAATCTTTTTGCCAAATTGGCAACAAACAAGCATCGGCCCATCCGCCGTACACCTTCTTGTATCGTTGTTTACAATCATCGTGGAATGCCTTGGGAGATCCATAGCGTTTCATGTGTTGATAAAATTCAAGTTCATGTTCTTTGGTAATTTCTATTTCTTGTTTACGGCACAATGCGGCAAATCTTCCAAAGGTTAAAAGATAACCGCCATTTACACCTTTTTCACTGGCATAGAATTTGTCGTGCCAGGCAAGTACCCAGTCCAAATCTTCTTTGCTTACCTCAAAGGTATCTGTACCATGTCCTGCCAATTTTAACATGCCACTGATGTGAGTGACCATACCTGGTTTGGCTTTTTGCCCTCTTGCTTCAAGTCCCGGAGCCGCAAACATATTATGATTTTGCAATATGTTTTGTATCTCATTGGCCTGTAAATCTTCTGTTAACGTGCTGTAATAAAGACGAACGCCATTGACCATGCTTCTATAAATGTAGTACAAATCAGGTTCTTTGCGACCTTTGTAGTTCAAACAGCGAAACCCATAATTACCAACTGCCTCGCCCATCAAAGTGGATCCTGGCACTTCAAGATCGTCATCTACAACTTTACATTGTATCAACGTGTCAGGAGAAATCAATCCAAAGTGCATCATTAGTGCAAAGGCCGTGCCGCTTTGTTGACCCTCCCACGCACTGTATCGACCAGTTTCTTTAATGTAAATTACATTGAGTGGTTGCATAATCCTTGGGTCAAACAGCTCAATGATATTTTTACCAATATGTGGAATTTCCAGCAGTCGTTGAATGTCAATATTGATGTCAACCAGGCTTGCAGGCTGCAATTCAAGTCGTCCAAAATGTTCTTGTGTGTATTGTTTACCTTGCAGTCGTTGTCGCAAATTATCTATGGCCTCTTGTATGTCGACTTCGTTGGCAATTGCCAAGGCCCGAGATACCAATGGATCATAAATGTTGCCAGTTGACACCATTGGTGTTTGAACTGCTTTGGGCACAGGAACAAACGGATTTACTATTAAATTAGACACATTGGCTTGAGCCATTCTTCACTCCAAAAAATTAAAGACAAACAAGTGTAACAGGCATTGATTTATCGGTCAACCATGATGCTCTGCAACCCCCGGCGGTAATTTAGTATGTCAGCTCGCACCGTTGCTACTTTGGCTCCCCGTTTGGTTCAACGCCTTGTAACACACACCTTCCACCCGCTTCCCGACAGGGTCCGTTCACGCATTGCCAGCGGCCTTTCGGTAAGAAGACTACCACCCTTGAGAGTCACCTCACTTCTTATCCTGCGGGTCACAGTATCCGCTAACCAAGCGGAACGTTCAGTTAGGTGATCAACACCCGGTCCGTTGTGGCCCGGTCACTGTGCATGCAGTGTCCCAGGCGTCGAATTGTGTCAGCCGCGGTCTGCGGACTGGCTTCAAACATGTCTTGAATATCCTTAGCAGTGATGCCATCTGTGGCTTCACAAGTGTAGACCTCATAGTGCCGTTGACTGTTGACTCTAGCACGTAGCATGATATGATTGAGATTGGGAATGGCTTTTTCACTCACCGGCTCGCCCTTTAACTGTTGCCACATGCGCCGCTGTTCGTCCGCCGTGATGTCTATGCAACACTCAAGGCCTTCGTTGCACCACATGATCAAAAACTGATGATTCACAGTTGAAATTTCCTTAACACACTGCAAGCATCTGCCACATCATCTGCTGTGGCATTGGTAAGGATCTCGTCCAGGATGTCGGCTTCTTGTATCAGCAGTTCTGTTCGGGCTTCACGCACAAGACTCAAGGCATAGGCTAGGTCGTCTGTCGTGGCCCAGCTATAAAAGTCCTCCAGGGTCTCCTCATCTGAATCTAGGATAAAATGCAGGTTGTTTCGGTCCCACTCATTCATATCAATCCTTTACAATGCAATACCGCTATTATACAGCAGATTCATTTATTGGTCAACTGGCAAGAGCCAGTTCTCTAAAATTTTTGACTCGGTAATCTTCAAACATGCCATAACTATCACCCCGCGTACTGTACGAAAACAAAATTCGCTCTTTGTGATCGTTCACTCCATAACAAGGACTTTTAACATACTTCATGTCACGTTTGCTGACGTAAAAAAAGTCAGCGGCTTCCTTAAACGGATTGTATGCTGTGATACGCAATGCACCTATCTTTGTTTCCACACTACCAATGGTGCCCACTCGTGTATTGGCATTGATTGTGGTGGTCTTGCTGTCACTGTAGTCAGTAAAATCATACCCTGCTTCGTCTATATAACGGTACGGGCCCAGTGCCGCTAAAGTTTCTTCAATCAACCGTTCAATATTAAATCGTTCTGGCATCTCTAAACCAAACTTTTGCAAGTCACGACTGGAGTTAAAACTAGGGTGGTAAACGCAGATGACATCTCGCATGAGCACTAGACTTTTTGACATATACAATTCCAATTTTTGTTGTTGATGTGTCTATTATAGCAAAACGAGAATATTCGGTCAAGTCAGTAAAAAGTATTAGGACCAGAACAGTCGGAACACAGCGGCGTCACGGTCTGAATCAAAATAGAAAATGTAGCGTCCCGGGGCACGGTCACTGCTGGTTGTGACCACTTGCCAGCGCCAGTCGCCCACCAGTTCAGTTTTGCACCACTCTATCACTCGATCTACTTGCCCAAAAGGTCGGGCAATTTCTCGTGCGTGGGTGAAACTTTCGCCGAGACGTATGGTGCCATGAGGTTGTTGCAGTTGCATTAACTTTAATTATTGATGTATTTGGGATCCTGCAAATTTTGATCCAACACATGATTGTACATGATGTCTTGCACAGTGTCCGTTCTGCGGCTTTTGTTGCGCTCGCCCAGCACCACAATCACTCGTCGTTGCTTTTGATGTTCTACCACAAGTGCCACACAGTATCCTGCTGGTCCTGTGTAGCCTGTTTTTGACGCAATAATTTCGTCAAACTCCATTAACAGTGGTCGATTGGTATTGTTGAGTTGAATCTTCTTCAGTCGCTTTTTGAACTTACGTTCAAAGGCCACAGTCTTTTTCACACTGGCATCACGTATGACCCAGTAGCCCGCGGCATACACAGCCAGGTGGCCCACGTCACCGGCAGTGGCCATGTTGCCCGGATGCAGGCCAGTGGGATCTCTAAACACCGCATTGATGCCCCACTCTTTGGCCTGTTGGTTCATACGCCATACAAACTCTTTACGACCACCGGGATAGTCAGCGGCCAGGGTTTCTGCGGCTGCATTGTCCGACCGTACCAGCATGGCTGTAAACAGGTCCTGCCTGGTGTATGAACCACGCGGCAAGTTGCTTTTGACCATGGTATTGAGTGGTAACTGACGAAACAAGTTCTTGTCGTGGTCCAAGGCCACCATGGCAGTCATCAGTTTGGTAAGGCTGGCAATGCTTCTATATTGTGTGCTGTTGCGTTGGTGCTCAACCCGGTCTGTGGTTTCATTGTATACGTAAACACTGGACTCACGTGCCGCAGCCGTGGCCACAAAAAATAATAAAACCAACATTAAATATCTCATAAGATATTTACCGAGCCCACTTCAACTGATAAAACGTGGCCAGTGAGGGATTTCGAAATGTAAAGGTCACGTTGCTGACTTCACTATCAGTCCAGGCAAACTCATCATACACAGGTTTTTGGTAGCGCCACTCATAGTCTTGGTTGACTACAAGTCCATCCAGATCCAGTTGGTACTTGTAGGCCAGAGCCTGTTGAGTACCGCAATCAAGCCGGATGTAGTTTACTGTGTCCATGGCATAGTCGGAACAGCAGGGCATCGTGGTGATCACGAAACCAAAAGGTCATGTCTTCTGTTGTGATTTCTGTGACATATCTGTCACCGGGCAAGCCAAACACTTCGACTATATTGGCCAGCATGTGATTCCAACGTTGCATTTCATGGTCATGATACAGCCAATGCAAGATCATGCCATGTGTGTGTTCAGCACTTCTCAAGATACAACTTCCTTATGTGTTGGTCGGCCCTGTCCCAGTCCAGCATATAAAACAGCACATAGTCTGTTATGCCAAAATGATTGCAAAAACTCTGTCCGTATCTCATGCCCCGAATGCCATCAAACACAAACTCATCACGCCAGGCATCATATTCTGCTTGTAGGATACTGTTTTGACGTTCCACTCTGGCTTCTATGGCCAACAAGGCTGCAGTCATGTTTTCAAATACATCATTACCCATGGGGACCTTTCAATGTCCAAATCAAATGTTCATGGCGATCATGCCAACGATAATCAGGTGTGGCCCACCCATCAGTCCACCTAACACAACCACAGTAAGCATATTGCAACCAAATAATTCGTTTAGTGAGTTCACAGCGGTGTGGCCACCAGGCAAACTTTGCAGTCCAGGTGGCCATTTTATAATAGAATACATCAGCTTCTTCCATGGTCTTAGACTGATAGCCCAGTTTGGATCTATAATCGTTGTAGTTGGTGCCGAACATCAATCCCACAGGGCCTGGTAGTATTTGCCAAACAATCTGAAGCCGTTTTGAATGCGTGTTTCTACCACCTTCATGCCTTCGTAATCGCACTTGTAAGTGTCTTTAGGGCCTTTGTCCATATGGTAATACTTGTGCTCGCCCTTGGGTACTTCATTACCTTCCCGATCTACCGGCACCCACAGTATATCATGTTCACCTTCGCGGAAAGCATCTTGCCATGAATCATCTACCTTGCACTCAAACGCAAAGATCATTTCATCCATAGCCCAGTCCCAACGAAGAAAGTGGTTGGCATCGGTGTCCCATTCGTTTTCTTTGGCCGGTGCAGCGGTTGACTTGAGTTCTTCGGGCACATCTTCGTCATCCACAAACGGGCTACCGTGTTTGGTTTCTTTTAGTTGTTTGAGCATGGGCAGGATAATGGGACTTAGAGTATGGTCCATGCTCCAGGTGTCATAACGATCAATCTTTATATAGTTGATGGATGGATGCACACGATCCAGCACCCACATGATGCCCCGGCTGATGGGTGTAAGACGGTCACTCCACTTTTCACACCAGTCGGGACGTTCCACGAACAGGGATTTTTCTCG